TTCAGACGTGGTAATCCTAACCCTCTTGACAATTCTTCTGTTTGGGCTAGCCTTACAGCTGCTCAAAATTATGCAAAAACTGACCCTGTTGCATATGTAGGTCAGGTACTTACTGTTCTTGATGTTGTTGACGGTACAGCTAATGCTGCTACTGTATATTGCATCCAGAATGAAGCTGGTGATCTCGCTCGTGTTGGTACAGTAACACTTGGTGACGATACCACAATAATTAAGAATGAAGATAATACTCTTAGTATTAAGGGTTATGCTGATGCTGCTGAAGGCGCACAGCTTGTAAAAACAGCCGATGGTCTTGCGTGGGTAGTTCCTTCTACAACTACAGTTGAAGGTCTTCAGACTGCTGTAGCAGCTCTTAAGGAAACTGTTGGTGATAGTACAAAAGGTCTTGTAAAACAGGTTGCTGAGAACAAGGTTGCCATCGAAACACTTAATGCTGATTCCACCACTGAAGGTTCTGTAGCTTATCAGATTGCTCAAATTGTTGCTGGTGCTGATGCAAGCTTCGATACATTGAAGGAAATTGCTGATTGGATTGGCACTCATACAACTGATGCGGCTACAATGAACAGCCAGATTAATACAAATAAGACTGACATTGCTTCCCTTAAGGAACTTGTTGGCAGTGAAGCCGTAGCTACTCAGATTGCTAATGCAATTGATGCCGCACTCAAGTCTGGTGAAACTGATAAGTATGCCCTTGCTTCTGATCTTACTGCACTTGCTGGCAGAGTAACTACTGCCGAGCAGGATATTGACGCTCTTGAAACCAAGGTTGGAACTACTACGGTTGCAGAGCAGATTGCCGCAGCTCTTAAGGGTGAAGGCGACGAGGACAAGTACGCCCTTAAAAAACACACTCATATTATTGATGATGTCACAGGTCTTCAGGATGCCCTTAATTTAAAGGCAACCGATGCTGGTCTTAAGGCACTTGAGGCTGTTGTAGATGGTAAGGCCGATAAGGCAACTGATCTTGCTGGTTATGGTATTACTGATGCTTACACCAAGACAGCGGCTGATGAAGCTGTTGCTACTAAAATTGGTGAAGTTGGTGAAAAGACTGTAAAGGCATATGTAGATGATGCTATTGCTGCTAAGTCAACGGCTGATGGTACAACCTATGCTACTAAGACAGAAGTAACTGAAGCTATTGCTGGTGCAGGTCATGCTGCTCAAGCGGATCTTGAAGCACATACTGGTGATACGACAGTTCACATCACTGCTGACGAAAGAACACAGTGGAATGCCGCAGAAAAGAATAAAATTGAAAGTATTACTTCCGCTTCTAATACTATTACGGTTGTTACTGGTGAAAATCGTAGTGTTGATATTAGTCTTAACTGGGGCACTTTCGGAGAAGGTTAATTTATAACTGATTAGATTATGGTAGGGAGATTATCCTCCCTACCGATCTTATTATAAAAAAAATAATTAATTTTGGAGGATAATTCTATGGCTATGTTTAAGGTTTTACGAGGGGTGGAAGCGGACATTCCCTCTACTTATACAGACGGTTGTATTTATTTTTGTAAAGATACTAGTAATTATTATATAGATTATATTGGCACAGACGGTGAGCTTCATCGTTCCAAAATTGCTGCAGGTTATGCTGACAAGCTTCATTATATGAAGGACGGTCAGTCAATTGATGTAAATCCTGCTGATATTATCACCAAGGACAACTACCTCACTGTTATTGGCACTGCTACGGACAGCAAGGCTGGTTTAATGTCTGGTGCAGAGCATACAAAACTTACAGGCATTGAATCCGGTGCTAATAAGACAATTGTAGATGATGCTATTAAAGCAGATTCTATAAATCCTGTACAGAATAAAGTAGTTAAAACTGAGCTTGATAAAAAGGCAGAAAAAGAACACGAGCATACACAGTATGAAAATCAGAATGCTTTTGCCAAGGTAACTGTTGGTGCAACAACAATCGAAGCAGATAATACATCTGATGGCATTACTATTGTTGGCAGCTCAAATGTTACAGTTACACCTGATGCAGCTAGTAAGAAAATTACTATTGAGGCAAAGGATACTACATATGAAGCTGCTACATCAACTGCTCCTGGGCTGATGTCTGCTACGGATAAGGCAAAGCTTGACGGCATTGCTCTTAATGCCAATAAGTATGAGCTTCCTGTTGCTACGACTGATGTACTTGGTGGTGTAAAGCAGGGTGAAAATATCACTATTGCCGAGGATGGTACTATTTCTTCTAAGAACACAGAATATGGTATTGTTACCACTACCAAGGAAGGTCTTATGAGCGCAGGTGACAAGGAAAAACTCGATGGTATTGCAGCTAATGCTACTAGAGTTCTTGTTGATGCCGAGCTTAGTTCCACAAGTGAAAACGCTATTCAAAATAAGGCTGTAAAAGCTGCTCTCGATGGTAAGTCAGATTCTGACCATACTCACGATTACATTCCTAATTCTCAGAAGGGCGTAGCTAACGGTGTTGCTACTCTTGATGAAAACGGTCAGGTTCCTGCTACACAGCTTCCTAGCTATGTTGATGATGTTATTGAAGTTGCAAATTATGATGCACTTCCTGAAACTGGTGAAACAGGTAAGATTTATGTAACGCTTGATGATAACCTCACATATAGATGGGGTGGCACAGCTTATGTTGAAATCTCTAAGTCTCTTGCTATCGGTACAACTGGTTCTACAGCTGCTGCTGGTAATCACCGTCACGACAATGCCACTACAGAAGCAGATGGTTTCATGTCTACCGCTATGGTCGAGAAGCTTAATGGTATTGAGTCTGGTGCGAACGCATACGTGCTTCCTGAAGCTAGTGCAACACAGCTTGGTGGTGTTAAGGTTGGCAAGAATCTTACTATGACTAATGGTGTGCTTGATGCAACAGATACAATTTACGAAGATGCAACAACTTCCACATCTGGTCTGATGTCTGGTGCTGACAAGACTAAGCTTGATGGTATCGCTGATGGCGCTACCAAGGTTATTGTTGATACCGAACTTAGCAATTCTAGTGTAAATGCAATTCAGAACAAAGCAGTTAAGGCTGCCCTTGATAATAAGTCTGACGTTGGACACACTCATGATGAGTATGTAAACCAGAATGCATTCGGTATTATCAAGATTGGTGCGGCTTCTGTTGAAGCTGATCAGGCAATTGATACACTTGAACTTGCAGGTGGTGATAATGTAACCATTACTCCCGATGCAGAAAATGATAAGATTGTTATCTCTGCAAAGGACACAACCTATAATGACGCAACTGCGAGTGAGCATGGTCTTATGTCCACTGCTGATAAGACTAAGCTTGATGGTATCTCAGCAGGTGCTCAGGTTAACGTAATTGAGGCAATCAATAGCCAGTCTCTTACTGTTGGTGCTGTTGATAACAAGAGCGTTAACCTTGAGATCAATTGGGTTGAATTTTGATAATTGAGTAGTTTTTAGACCATAAGGGAGATGGAAACTATTCTATCTCCCTTTTTTTTATGAAAAGATTAATTAACACTTCAGAGAGGTGAAATTATGGCAAAAACAGGTTTTTATATTGGTAGTACACCTATTGGTAAGGTTACAGTTGCTTATAAGTCTACTACTCCCTCGACTCTGCAAGAAAAGAGCGTTGTCCCTACTAAAACTGAACAATCAGTTTTGCCAGATACCAACTATGACGCATTATCTAAGGTAACGGTTGCTGCAATACCTGATGAATATCAAAATATATCAGAAGTGACTGCATCAGCAGAGGATGTAGTACAGGGAAAGAAAATAGTGGATAGCACGGGAGTAGTTTCTGGTACTATGTCAGACAACGGTACTGTCTCTAAAGTTTTAGACACTACAACTAAAAGTTATACTATTCCTAGTGGAAAACATTCTGGAGCTGGAGTAGTTTCCATAACAACGCAAGAAAAAAGTGTAACACCTTCCACTTCAGCTCAAGAAATAGTTCCTGATACAGGTAAGGTACTTTCTAAGGTAACGGTTGCGGCGGTTACTTCTAGTGGTACTGACACTTCTGACGCAACAGCAACATCGGGCGATATATTGTCTGGCAAAACGGCATATGTAAAAGGACAAAAGGTAACAGGTAATATTGTTTCAAGAAACACTCTACAATGTAGCGTTAACGAACGCACAGTAACAATTCCTGCGGGGTATTATGCAGTAGAAGGTTCAGTAAATGTAAACAAAGGAGAGCTAGTTTCGCCAGACGTTAACATTATGAAGAGTACTGGTAAAGTTATAGCAACTGCCAAAGTAGGTACTTCTGGGTATATCTCGGTTAATGAACATATTGGTGGTAGTCTTCAGTTGGATACGATGTCTGGTACAACAATTATTCCAGGAATAAATACAACGCTCGCCGTAGCGTCGGGAAAATATACTACAGGAGATGTATATGTAAGTGGTGATTCAAATCTTGTTTCAGAAAATATTAAATCTGGTGTAACTATTTTTAATGTAGCTGGAACTTATGAGGGTAGCTCATCTAGTTATCGTTACGATCAAACAGGCACATATTTTGCTGGAACAGTTTCTGGTACTAGAACTATTACGTTCAATATTGCGGGAATAAAAGATGTTCCTCTGGCAGGCTTTATTGTATTGCCAGAAACTACATTTTCACGTCCCTCGTTAACAAGTTATAGTTTGATTGTTTCCCTTACTTGTATGGATGGTTATGGGCAGGGGGATACTGGTGATGGAAGTATCAGCGTTACAGATGGACATAAGTGGGAGTATACCACCATAGGCAGATCAACTGGTATTACTTTTAGTAGTGATGCAGATTCACAATTTAGTTATACTCGTTCAGGTAGCACTTTAACTATCACTTCAGCGACAACAAGCATTAGATTTTCGACCATCAGTGGGGAACGATATAGATTATACCCTATATGTGCGAATACTGTATATGCTAATTTTGAAGGCATTCCGGTCGAAGAAGGCTAAAACAACTATTTTATATTTATAAATTACAAGGAGAACTTATTATGGCTATTAAAACTAAATTAATTCAAAACGTTTCTATTGATAAGAAAAATGTGTTAAAAACAAAATTGATAAACAAGGATGAAGAAAAGCTTAAGCCAATTATTACTGACGAGAACGGCAAGGAAATTGTTGATGATACTTTGATAGAAATGACCGATAAGGATGTCAGTTTTAGAAAGCCTGCTGACGCAGAAATTCCTCCTCAGCCAAAGCCGAAGCTCGATGTAAAATAACTAAGAGGTGCATAATAGAGGGTAATTTTATATTTCCCTCTATTATGACTATTAAATATTATGAATTAAATTTATCTTTAGAAAGGATGAATTAACTATGGCTCTTTTTAAAATATGTCGTGGAGCGGAGACAAATCTCCCTACCACTTTAACAAGTGGGTACTGTTATTTTTGTACCGACACTACAAATTTTTACATTGACTATACGGACACGTATGGTGCATTGACACGTGCGAAGATCGCCTCAAAGTATGCGGACAAGCTTCGTTATACAGAGGATGGTAATTTTATAGAGCTTGACCCAACTGATATTGTTACGAAAAGCAATTATGAAACTGCTATAGGTGTTGCAACTTCTGATAAAAATGGTTTGATGTCATCTTCTGATAAAACTAAACTGGACGGCGTTGAAAGTGGAGCACAGGTAAACGTTCAGGCTGATTATTCCCAGAATGATACGACTACGGCGGATTATATTAAAAATAGAACGCACTATTCAGAACCTTATACTGCAATTCCTTCTGTCGAGCCAGTTGATTTGTTACAACATTCAATAGGAGATATTCTTAGACTGGATAATCAGGTTAACAGTGGTGCCATAATTATGCAAGTTATAAATTCATTAGGCACCCGATACGGTGGAGTGAGAGCAGCAATTCGTGAAACCACGTATAATACCGATTTTAAGAGGGTTTTTACACATGATTGGGATTGTTCAGATACTAATGTTACTATTGAAGAGATAGGACATCATCCAACTTCTGAGTGGTTGTGCAATAAACTATGTCATATTGCACGAGGAAGTGTGGAGCTTTATGCCGTTTATTTTATTGCGTATCCAGCCTATTTAAATGATGAATATAAGACACAGTTCCCTGGGGTAGGAATTTATCTTAAATATGTTGCAAAGCCTGGTTATGCATCACAGTACTTGAACGTATCCCTCGTGGTAACACAATACCACTCGTTATCACAACATTATTTGCCACGAAATGTTGAATATACAGCCAACAGAGTCATTGCAATTTCGGCAGAGTCTGATGATACTCATTATCCTACAGCCAAGGCGGTATATGATGCTTTGCCGACAATAGTATCTACAGATAGTAATGGATTAATGTCTTCGGTAGATAAGTCGAAATTGGACGGAATTGAAGCAGGTGCTGAAGTAAATGTTCAGGCTGATTGGAATCAGAGTGACACGACTGCCAAAGATTATATTAAGAATAAAATTTGTTATGATTTTTCTGGCTGGAAAACTACATTTAGCCAATTACTAAAAACCGACACAAATGATATGTTCATATCAAGTTTTTATCCAGATTATACATATGCCTATTCATTTGTACAAAAAGTTCTTGAAGAAGGCAGTACGGTTAAAATTGCTATTGATGATTCATCCATTGATTTTGTCGTACCTGTGTCTAATGAGGTGCAATGGGGTGAATATACTATTGGAGATTATCAAATAGCCTTGTGTGGTGGAACTGGAGGCTATGGTCGTTTTATAGCATCGATGGGCTGTAAAACAGACATTTCTGGTTCTACGTTTAGTATACAGCAATATGTAAATGAGACTAAAACCATTGACGAAAAATATCTTCCTACATATTTAGATAAATTGGCCTATTGTACATGTGCAACCGATGCCTCGACAAAGGCAAAGGTGGCGACCTGTTCCGTAGGACAATTCACTTTAACCAAGGGCCAAAAGGCTGTAGTGAAGTTTTCATATGCAAACACTGCAGTAGGTCCAACTTTAAACATTGGTTCAACTGGGGCAAAAACAATTTATTGGCATGGGCAGGTTCTTCCTTCTACACAGTATTGGGAAGCTGGTGCTGTACTTGAGTTCGTTTATAACGGCTCTCAGTTTGAATTAATTGGAATAGCAAAAGATAATAGCAAAGAATATTCGGTGGCTACAGCGTCATCTGATGGCTTATTCTCTGCAACAGACAAAGCAAAGCTAGACGGTATATCGTCTGGTGCCACCGCCGTCTCAATCGACACTACACTCACCCAGAGCGGACAGGCAGCGGACGCTAAAGCCGTTGGTGATGAGCTGGCAAAGAAGCTCGACAATCCTCAGACCGTGGCTGTAGGCGATGTGCTGACGGTTGAAGAAGTGGACGGTGACGGCAAGCCCACAAAATGGAAAAGCGTTGACGCCAATGCGGTTTTGACGATAGACAACACAGGCTACAAAGGAACAGACTATTACGCTTTGCCGGACGGTGTTTATAATCTTTTGTCATTATATGTAGCTAACAAAGATGGAATGAATCTGCGTTTGCAAGGCGTCACAAGCGTGAAGAATCACAGTTTTGTTTGTGCCGGAAAGAACACAACCGTTATATTTGGCTCTGACGGGTCAGTGGTTGGATATGATTATGGTGTGTGGCGTTGGGACGAAAAAGAAAACGTATCGAACAAGGTTACATCGTTGTCTGCAACATCTAAAGACAGTCAATATCCATCGGCAAAGGCTGTATATGATACACTGACTACGGCTATCCCCACCACACTCCCCAACCCAAACAAGCTCACGTTCTCCGGCGCGGTCACGGGCGAATATGATGGTTCATCTACGGTGGCTATCGAGATCCCGAAGGGCGGCAAGGCAAGCGCGAATTTCCTCATTCAGCCCAACGGCACTGTGTTATCGGCACCTACCTATGCTCAGTTGACTTCCGGCACGTATGCAAGCTTCTATGCCTTGTATGGTGGTACATTGTACGCTTTGTCTCAGCAGACGCAAACGAGTGGCACTTTCACGTTTAAGTTTAACGACGTTCCGAACGGCAAGATGTATGTTGTTACGGTTGACAGCTCGGATAACACTACTTTTGCTGAGGAAGATTTACCAACCACTACCGTTACTCTTAAAACATGGACATCTGCAGATATTAGTTAAAGGAGATGATACATATGGCTACAGAAAAACAAATTTCCAATTTAGTAATCAATAAAGTTGAAAGCCAAGCAGTTTACGACCATATGGCTTCCAACAACTTAGTTAACGAAGATGAATTATATTTGATCGAAAATACAGGCGATGATAGTGGTGGAGGCGTGTTTTTTGGTACTTGTATGACTGCTGCGCCTACGAATGAAAAGGTTGTTACAACGCAACAGGGAAACTTTAAATTAGAAGTTGGTGCAACAGTGTATGTACAATTTAATACAGCATCAACGTCTACTGCTACCACATTAAATATTGATGGTACTGGTGCGATTGCCGTACAAACTTCAGCGACCAACCGACTTATGGCAAATCAGATTGCACCTAAGTCGGTTGTTGGTTTTGTTTATGATGGTACTGTGTATAGAATGCTTGATGGGGCTATTGCAACAACAACCTATTATGGAGTAACTAAACTGTCATCTGCTGTTAACTCAATTTCTACAGCTACAGCAGCAACATCATCGGCGGTTAAACAAGCTTACGATTTGGCTGTTGCAGCACTTCCTCTTAGTGGAGGTACAATGACAGGAATGTTGACTTTGGGTCAAGAGCCTATAAATGACCAACATGCGGCTACAAAAAAATATGTGGACTATTATATTACTGCTCTTGAGGAACAAGTGCAGGCAATTATGGCGGTGTTAAAGAAATATGGTATGACGGTTGATATTGGTGGTAACGTTACTCCCGCTGAATAAAATTTTATTTTTAAATAATAAAGGAAGAAAATGCTTATGTATTACTATGCGCACATTGATGAAAGCTCCATTGTAATTGAAGTTTGTGCGTTGAACGAACCGATATTTGATTCTATGTATATAGAAATTACAGAAGCACAATACAATAATGGAGAAAATTTAGTGGGTTTACGATATGACCCAGATTATCATACTTTTGGTGATATAATTTATTGGATTGGCACAACAACAGAAGTGAGTTATAAGACTACTCCTCGATCATTAAGTGGAAAACTTGATGAGATTGATAGTAAGTTAGCGAATAAGGCAGATATCTCCCATACGCATGACGACAATGGTAGTGTAGTAAATATTGTGAGGTGGTAATTATGGCAGGTTTATACGTTGGTAATGTACCAATTAATCAAATCAATATAGTTCCCACTACTTCTGGAATTGATACTAGTGACGCAAATGCCACAGAGAATGACATATTATCTCCTAAAACAGCATATGTTAATGGCGTTAAAATCACAGGCAGTATTCAATCAATGGCGGGAGGTATTTACGCTTCTAACCAAATAATATTTACTGCAGGTAAATATCTTACAGGGGATATAGAGATTAATGTACCACCGTCAGGTATTATTCCAAGTGGAACAATGAGCATTACAGAAAATGGTACTTATGATGTTACCAATTATGCAAACGCACAGGTTAATATTGCTTCTTCGGTAGTTAGCACTCCGCGGTCTGTGATCTTTACTGTTACAACAGATGTAATGGAGACAACATCTACGAAAGTTATTACTGGAAATACTTTTATCGCACAGAATATTAATAACGATAACTTATTTGTGACATTGCTTCGAAAAGAGACTACTGCTAATGATACTATGACTATATGTCAAGCATCATGCGCAAACTCTCCTGCTTTTTTAGGTGGTTATTTTATGACCGTGTATAAATCTGGTCTTGCTGCGGCTGTACAGACCAATACTAGTACAAATTATAAGTTAAATAGTAGCACAGCAGGAACGTATACTCGTATTTATGCAGATAGTAATGGAGATGTTTATATATTGACATATTATGCTGGGTTTTCGTCTACGAAGGTTGGGCTTAAAGCAGGAGATTATACGCTATTTTACGGTTTATTCGGCGAACAGTAATTTAAGGGAGAGAGGTGCGATGTATGCCTACTACTACACGTGTGAATTCTTTAAATATAAATTTATTGACCCAAGCACAATTTAACGCAGCAGAAAAAGACCCTAATCAAATCTATATGATAACTGACGCTCAGGATAACACAGATATTTCAGTTGTAACTACTACCGAAAATGGTCTAATGAGCTCTGCGGATAAAGTTAAATTAGATGGTATTGCGACTGGGGCTACTAATGTATTAGTAGATGATGAACTTTCGGGAACTTCTACGAATCCAGTACAGAACAAAGTGATTAATAATGCGTTGAATGACAAGGCAAATTTAGCTATATCGATTATAGCTAATTTGGTTGCCACTGCATGGATAGAAGATGGAGAAGCACATAAACAAATTCTAACTATAGATGGTGTCACGCCAACTAGAAATGGTGTTGCTGGTGTTGCTCAGACAGCAACCGACGAGCAATGTAGACAAGCGGCAAGTGCAATGTTACGTATTGCAGGGCAGGGAACTCATCAACTTACTATTAAGGCATTAGGAGAAGTTCCGACTGTCGATATTCCTTTGGAAGTTATTTTATTATAAAGCAAAAATATTGAATAAAAGGAGATGGTTTCGAAGATGGCAAATAATAAGTTAATTGTACAACATAGACGTGGTACAGCCGGACAATGGGAATCATCTGGTATAGTTCCATATGACGGAGAGATTGTAATTGAAGAATGTGCAGACGGGACTTTTAAGACAAAAATTGGGGATGGCGTTAATACCTTCCCCAATTTGCCATATCAAAATTTGGATAAAGAAATTGCGGAACTTAAGCAGTATGTTGACGGCAAGGTTGTTGATGGGCTGTTGTATGAGGATAATAAGTTATATCTCACCTTGGGTGGAGAAGTTGTATCTGAACCTGTTGAGATAGCTGGTGGTTCTGGTGGTGGAGGTGGAGCTACGTATATTGTCACGCTTCAAAACCTCATGGAGTCACGCTATATTACGGTCTCAGAGGGTAGCGAAGTCAATATTAAGTTTAGTTATTCTTCAATGGACGCAGATGGCATAAATGATGGCGAGGGTGTTGGAACGTTATATGTTAATAATATTTCTGTTGCGACTATGGCAATAGCTCAAGGTGGAAACTCATTAGATATTACACAATATTTGAAGTCAGGTGAAAACGCCATTAAGTTGCGCGTTGCCAACTCTGAAGGTAGTTCAAGAATGTTAACTTATAGTGTTTCTGTGATTTCCTTATCGGTTTCCACTACATTTAACGAGCTAGACTCTTACTCTGGCGATGTTACATTTATGTATGTCGTTACTGGTAGTGGTTTAAAGACAATACATTTTGTAATGGATGGCGTTGAAATTGGTACTACGGAAACTACAGCTACGGGACGTTCATTAGGATATACAATTCCAGCACAACCACATGGTAGCCATATATTTGAAGTGTATGCGACATCATCTGTAAATGAAGTTACTGTAAAGAGTAATATCGTTAAGCTCGGTATGCTTTGGATTGGAGATAGTATGCTTCCAGCGATTATATCTACATTTACAACAACAAGTGCTATTCAGGGTGAAGTTTTAACTGTTCCTTATATGGTTTATGATCCAACGAGTGAAAATGCAGCCGTTATGCTATCTGTTATTAAAGAAGATGGTACGGCATACAGTGTGAAAAATTTAACCGTTGATAGAACAGCTCAAAATTGGGCTGTACAGGACTTTCCAGCAGGGAATATTACATTGAAAATAATATGCGGTAGTGCATCAGTATTCTTTCCGATAAATGTCCAAAAATCAACATTTACTTTGGAGCCGATATCTGATGGTCTTATCTTGGAGTTCTCAGCCGAAGGACGTAGTAACAATGAACAGAATCCTGAATCTTGGTCATATAACAATATGGTTGCATCATTTGATGGCTTTGGCTGGGCTGGGGCTGATGGTTGGTTAGATGACAGCAATGGGGCAACTATGTTGAGATTCCTACCAGGTGATACTATGACCATCCCACTGAAGATGTTTGAAGATGACTGTAGATCAACTGGTTTAACAATTGAAGTAGAAATGGCAACTAGAGATGTACGTGACTATGAATCTGTAGTTATTTCTTGTATTTCTAATGAACGTGGTTTTAAAGTTGCTTCACAGTATGCAGAATTAAAATCGGAAGGTTCAAGTGTAAGTATGCAATTTAAGGAAGACTCTCGTGTTAGAGTTACTTTTGTTGTAGAACACAGGAATTTAAATAGGCTTATATATATTTATATTAATGGTATTTTATGTGGTGCAACACAATACCCTGAAACTGACAACTTCTCACAGTCTCCTGCGGTTGGTATCACTATTGGTGCAGAATCTTGTGGTATTGATTTATATAGGATTCGTTGCTACAAAAAGGGGCTAACTCGACATGAAGAGTTGAACAACTATATTTGCGACAGACCTACTTTAGCAGACCGTGTTGAAGCTCAAAAACGCAATGATATACTAGATGAAAGCGAAGAAGTGTCTATTGCAAAGCTACCGATGGATCTTCCTTACATGATTATATCTTGTCCTGAGCTACCTCAGTATAAAGGTGATAAGAAGCAATGTACTATTGAATATGTGAATCGTATTGACCCTAGTAAGAGTTTTACTGCGTCGGGAGTGCAGATTAATGTTCAGGGTACATCTTCAGCAGGATATAGAAAGAAGAATTTTAAAATCAGTTATAAAAAAGGTTTTGATATGACCGAAAGTGGTGAGCACGTTGACGGATATAAGTTGCGTGATACTTCTATTCCAGCGAAAGTTTTTACTATGAAGGCAGATGTTGCTTCAAGTGAAAATGCTAATAACGTAAAGCTTGTGGATTATTATAATACACTATGTCCTTATAAGACTCCACCACAGGTAGCGGATAGCCGTGTACGGCAAGGTGTTGATGGTATTCCGATAGTTATTTTCTGGGAGAATACTGGCGTAACACCATCTGTTACTAGATTTGAAGGTAAGTATAACGCCAATGATGATAAGTCCAGTGTTGAAGTTTTTGGTCTTACAGAAGGATGTGAATCATGGGAATTTTGCAACAACACTTCTAATCGCATGTTATTTAAGGTTAGTGACTATGGAGATGGATGGCTAAACGATTTTGAAGCACGTTATCCTGAAGATAATATTGATTTTACTAATTTAAAACGTATGACTGACTGGGTGGTTAGTACCGATAGAGAACAGGCTACCGATGGAGTTTTAGAAACACCAGTCATTTATAATGGAATACAATACACAACAGATTCTTCAGATTATCGTTTGGCAAAATTTAAAGCTGAGTTTGGAGATTATTTTATTAAAGATGCAATGATATTTTATTATCTCTTTACTGAGATATTCTTAATGGTTGACTCACGTGCAAAGAACTTTTTTGCTAGTACATTTGATGGAATACATTGGATGCCGTTACCATATGACTACGACACTGCTTTAGGTATCAACAACGAAGGTGTTCTCGCCTTTTCATACGACCTTGAAGATACCGATACGGTAGGTGGGGAGAATGTGTTCAACGGACAAACAAGTGTCCTGTGGTGCAATATTCGTGATGTGTTTGGCAATGACATCAAAAAAATGTATCAAGACTTACGTAGTGAAGGTTATTTGTCATATGAGGTTCTACGAGATATCTATATTAAACATCAATCAGCTTGGCCCGAAGCACTTTGGAACGAAGATGCTTATGAAAAATACTTGCAACCACTGATTATCAATAATGACAAAACCTATCTCCCTATGATCCAGGGCGACAAATCCTCACAAAGAGACTGGTGGCTTTTCAATGGCTTTAGATATAGGGACAGTAAATATTATTGCGGAGACGCATTAAAAAACGTCATCACTCTTCGCTGTTACGCAACAGGAGATATAACAGTAACTCCTTATTCTAACATATGGCCTACAATCAAATATGGTTCATACTTAGTTACTCAGCGCGGAGAAAGAAACATTCCATATACATTAAAATGTCCTTTGGATGAAATGAATGATACGGAAGTATATATTTACTCAGCTGATAGAATTGGTAACATTGGTGATTTATCAGGACTCAAAGTTGGTTTTGCAGACTTCTCTATGGCTGTCAAATTACAGAGCTTAATACTCGGTAGTAATGTAGATGGTTATGAAAATACTCGTCTTGAAACAGTTAACGTTGGTAATAATGAACTACTAACGCTTATAAATGTAGAAAACTGTACGTCTTTGACTCAAACAGTTGACTTATCTGGATGCACTGGACTGGAAACGGTAAAAGCAAAAGGTTCGGCTGTTACAGGTTTATCATTGCCCAACGGTGGTCACTTAAAGACATTAGAGCTTCCAGCGACAATTACTAACTTCACTGTTCAGAATCAGCAGCAACTTGAAAGTGTTACATTTGAAGGTTATGATGCATTAACTACCTTACGTGTAGAGAACTCAACTAATATTCCTATTGAGGCAATATTTGATAATGCAATAAATCTTAATCGTGTAAGATTAATGAACGTAGAATGGACGGCTTCAAGTAGTGACGAACTGGCTAAAACTATTAATAAGTTAAAAACTTGCATCGGTATGGACGCCAATGGCAATAATACAAAGACAGCGATAGTTAATGGTAGAGTGCGAGTTCCTGCTGTTGATGATGCGCTTTTAGCTGATATTGGCACTAACTTTCCTGATTTAATAGTTGTCGTTGGCGATGTGGCTTATTATATTGTCAGATACATTAATGCCGATGGTACACTATTATATACAACTCATATGACTGAAGGTAGTGAACCTATTGATCCTGTCGCCAAGGGACTTATAAGTACACCTACTAGAGAAGGCACAGGAGATATTCAATACACATACAACGGATGGTCTAATATGCCAGCGACTATTACTGGCAATACGGCAATTATTGCTTCTTATAAAGAAACTTATTTGGTTGTGTTTTTAAACTATGATGGAAGTTTATTGGATTCTCAGTGGATCGATGATGGTGAAGATGCTGAAGACCCTGTTACTAATAACATTATTGAAAAGCCTACTCATCCACAAACGGCACAATATAATTATGCTTATATAGGATGGGATAAGAATCTTACGAATATTACGGCACCAATAGATATTACGGCACAATATGATGCTATTATTCGTAGCTATACTGTAAGATTTTTAAACAATGATAAAGTACTTGAAACCCAGACAGTTGAATATGGTCAAGTAGCAACTTATACTGGGCAAACCCCAACTAAGTTAGACGTTGATAATCCTGACGATTATGTGTTCACTGGATGGACACCAAATCCTTCATATATTGAAGGTGATTTAGACTGCTATGCTTCGTTTAAATTTACAGGATATATTGAAGACAGTTGGGTGGAAATTGCCGATAGTATTGTTGATGGTACTTATGCAACAAAGTACAAGGTCAATAGATTAAAGGAAACGACACTTACATATTCAGATGGTACGTCAGATACAATTGATATTGAGTTAGTTGATTTTAATCATGATGATTTGGCAGACGGTAGTGGCAAAGCAAGCATTTCTTGGATTGTGAAAGAAGTTCCGTCTAAGTTAGTTACTGCAAATCAGAGTGTAACAAACGTTGGTGGTTGGGAAGGCAGCGCTTTGAGAACGCATGTAAAGAATATTATATATAATGCTTTGCCTGACGACTTGAAGGCAATAGTAAAACCTGTTATTAAGAAAGCATCTGCGGGTGCTGAATCTACTGAGATTATTGAGTCCACTGATTCAGTATGGATTCCTGCCATTGTAGAAATTGATGGTACTTATACTAATGATACAACATATCCAGTATATGCACAAGAAGGTAGTACTTACGCAGCATATACTAGTAAAAATAAACGTATAAAATATAATTCTACAGGAGAATCTTATGTAAACTATTGGACACGTTCTGCTGACGTAGGAAGTGTTAACAGTTTTCACTGTGTATATAATAATGGAGCAATTTCTAGCTTCGGTGCCGACTTTCCAATGGGTGTGGCTTTTGGATTCTGCATTTAATATTTTTAGAAAGGAGTGGTTATAGTGATTCGAGGAGCTTGTCAACAATTTAAATTTAAAACGCCATATGACTTAGAGCAACTTAAAACTGTTCATATTACTTTTTGGCAACCAGATAACAATGGTACTGAAGATTGCACTTTGCCCATTACAAAACAACTAACAGATTGTAAACAGGATCAGCTAGGAATTAATGTAACTCTGAATCAAGTAGAAACGTTAGCCTTTTCGGAAAAGAGTAAAGCGTTTGTGCAATTTAGAGGATTGACTACTGAAGGATTTGCTTTTGCGAGTCGTATAATGCCTATTAATGTATATCCCGTAAAGGACGAGACTGTTCTTGAGTGAGGTGTATATTATGGGAGAAGACAAAATTATGCAAATAAAAGAAGAACCTATGAAAGTAGAAACGGAAATAAAGTCTACTACTACCGAAGTTGACGAAGCGTCACAGAATGTTGAAGTGCAAGTGCCAACTCCACCAAGTTTTTCTGTTGAAGATGCTAATATCATTGATATAGGAATGGATGAGGCTTTTCCGTATATGCCTCGAAATAACGTCGAGGATTTAATAGGTAGCAATAATATTCTCATTGATGGTCAAGAGGTTAATGGTTCCAACACTAATGGGAGTGTATCTTTGGTACAAATACTCACAGAATACGCCAATAATAGTAGTGGAGAAGGAACTACAAATCACTCTTTGCTAGATGGTAGAGAATTGCCGAATCAACACCCAATTTCGGCCATTTCAAATTTAAAAGAAGAATTAGATGAAATTAAATCATTGAAAAGAGCTTATTCTTCTGAAAATGGTTTTGGTGAATTCCGTAAATGGGACGATGAGAATCCAAAATGGGAAGATCGATCTGGTTATTTTGTGAAACTTATTGGTGGCACAGAGAACGTTGCTATTTGTACTAATCAAGATGACGTGTATGGTGTATCAGTAATACATAGTGGTTTTGTTGGTGGTCAGGACATTTCAGATAAAAGCGACGATCCTCTTTATGCTATAGTGGGTATTACTGGTGCTTTACGTGTGCGTACAGATGGAACGGCTACGACAGGAGATTATATCGTACCTAATGAGTTGGGTGTAGCAACGAAATCTAAAAATAACTGTGGTTATAAAGTCATATCAACTGGTAGTTATGCTAGTTATGAATATCTCACAATTGCTGTAACACCACAGAACGATAAGATTAATAAAATTTATGGCACACTAATGGATGCCGAAGGTAGCTTTGGTAATATTGTTGTAAGACTAGGTGAAGTTGAATCGAGAGTTGATAATGCAACTGATAGAATAAATATTGCTATAAATAATAATGATGAATTAAAAAATCTTATAAAAGAAAATACTAAAAACATTGAATCTGTTGGTGCTACAGCTCAGGAGGCACAAAAAGCTGCTAACCAAGCTACTGAGAAAGCGAACCAGGCAGTGACCGAAGCCAATAATGCAAAAAATGAAGCTCTAGCTGCTGCAAATGAGGCAAAAGATAGAGTGAATGCCTCATTGGCAGATATTAATGACCTCAAGGATAAAATGACTATTATCTCTAGCTTCAATGATGGTGATGGCAATACTGGTGTACAAGGATTTGTTGATGTTGCGGAAAAGAACAATATGTTACTTGGTTCCTTACAAGAATCAGTTAATGAATATGGCACTGATATTACATCTATTAGTCAGCAAATAAAAGAAACTGAAGCGGCAATACAGCACCTTGTTGTTCACTCTGACAAATACTCTGTTGGTGAATATTCACTTTCTTATGGGCTTTCTTATGACGAGGCAAAATCTCTTTTGAAAAACGGAGATACGTATATAGCTACTTTTACTCACACAGAAACGATGAAGCAAACTATTGAAAATCCTGATGATCCAGATAATCCTACAGTAACAACTACTGATTTTTCTTTTGAACGAGGGTATGCGTACCAATGGGATGCGACCGATATGATGTGGGTCAAGGGCGAGTCAGTTTCTACAGCAACTACTTATTCACAAGGAACGAATGTTGGGGATTTGTGGTTCTGTTGGCAAGAGGTTGAGTATACTGACGAAAGTGGTAATACAAGAACGCTCATTCCAGGAACGCTCTACCGTTGGAGCGAAGATGGGCAATGGGTTGCTATAGCTACAACAGATGGTAATTACAAGAGTCGTATGATTTCGTCTATCAAGCAAACAGCTGATGGTATATATTCTGATGTAGCTAATTTGCGTGGAGATGTGTCAACTATCTCCCAGGAGGTTGATAAAATTAGCACCAGGGTAGCGACCGCTGAAGGCAATATAAGTAATGTAGAACAAAGAGCGGACTCTATTGAAGCAGAAGTTAACAATATCAATGGCACTATGACTAGCATAAAGCAACAAGCTGATGACAATAGTGCAAAAATTACATCTGTTGCTTCGGGACAGTTCTCTATGAGATATCAGTCTTTCATGGGCAATCCCGAACTAGTCGTGGAGCAACATAAATATAATGCACCTCCTTTTTGGGACGAAGATAAGCAGGAATTTGCGTTTAGTGATGAAATAATAGATGATACTAATGGTATTTATTGCTATGCTACTAAGAAAGATGTTGATGGTAATACTATTCTAGATAAGACTAAATACTACAAAATTACTTCTGATGGATATGAAGTTTATATTGTAGGCAATCAGGCAACTTCTTTTATTGATCAACGTATTGATGAAAATGAGGCGGCAATAGATTTATTGGTTCAATATAAAGATGGTGAGTTAAAGGAATCATTAGCTAATATTAGTGAAAAGGCTGATGCAAACGGTGCCAGTATTAATTATATGACTTCTTATTATTATCATACTTTATTGTCAGTATCAGAAACCCCTGCGTTTTCTCCAGATGGATTGAGATATAAAAATAAACCTTCGTGGAATCCTGCTCTCGGTAAGTATGAGTTTGATGCTAAAGATAAAGATGAGAACGGTGCGTATTATATAGCCGACGAAGATGCCACAACTTATTGCTGTATTAAAACAGCTGGAGATGGTACAACCTTGTATGAAATATATGGTCTTGCAGGTAGTTATATGGCGGCAATTCAGCAAGGTGCTGATGAAAACGGCGGCTATATTCAGTCTATTGTGCTAGATATAGAAGCTTACAATGTAGGACAGTATTCTCCTTCTTATGGTATGTCTTATGATGATGCTGTTACGTCTATTCCGAAAGGCACTATGTATGTTCCTGTGATAAACCACTCTGAGAACCTAATTCCCGATGAGCGAGTTGGTACTGATACTATTGATAATGACCTTAATGCGGGTACGCTTTCTGAGAGAGGGTCGAGTAACGATGTAGTGCGTTTGCCCACACCTCCGTTTAATTCACTTGAAGCGACTGGTATGCAGGCTTATGATTTTGTAGTTGAAAATGGTCAGACTTATAGCTATAAATGGACGGGCACAGCATGGGAACAAGATGGTATAGTCTCATTAAGTAAGGAATACTTTGCTTATGATGGTACGAAGAATATAGCGAGGTTATGGTATTGCACTCAGGATGTTACAAGTTCTCAAGAAACTGAGGATGGTAAAAGTAAGATTTATAAACAGGGCACGTTATACGCATGGCATGGTGGAAGATGGTTTGCTATTGCTACTGTAAATGATAATTTACTTTCTCGTTCTATTAGTTTAGTGCGTCAAACGGCAAACTCTTATTCCATAGAACTACGTAATATGCAAGGAGATTTTTCTCAGTATAAGCAAACTGTTAATAACATTGGTCTTTTAGTAAGTGGTTCTGATGGTTCAAGTGGTGAACTTAATATTTCCAAAGAAGGAATTGTTGGTGAGGTTTATAATCGTACAGGTAATTCTGGCACTTTAAAGACACAAGTTGATTCAACTCAGGCAGTTTTAGATTTAATGGTTTCTGGTCTTTATCATAAATTAGAGCAGCCGTTAACAAGTAATGTTCCACAACCATATGGTACTTGGGGTAAATATGCTGTGCGACCAGAATGGTCAGTGGCACTGAAGAAATTTGTTTTTGATACAAGAAATGAAGATGCTGATGGTATTTATTATTTCTTTGATAATGACGAAACTCATTATTGCAAAGTTGTTGGAGACCAGTATGAAGTTTATACCATAGGCAAATTATCTACTGCTGGTACAGATGCTCACATTACTGAAGAATATGCTAATATTAATACACTTGCTTATTTCGGGGATGACGAACAGGGTACTATTGCCGGATTGAGAAATTTAGCTCTTGAGGGTAAAGCACAAGTGCAGCTTTTAGCTTCGTTAGATAAGAATAAATTAAATCGTGTTGTTGATATGTATGGATATACTGTTCCCGAAGGAACTAAGAGATATGCTAACAAGCCTACGTATTTAAATGGAGCTTTTACTTTCAGTGGGCAAGTTGAAGATACCAATGGAGAGTACTTTCTTATTAATAGTCAACAGTTCGGTAAATTGATTTTAGGTAACAAGGGCAGCTGTTATGGCTATGAAGTTTATGACTATGACAGTAGTAGCACTGCTGGGCTTGTAAGCACTGTGCTCGACAACCAGGCTAACGTTGGAATGATAGTAGATAGTAATGGCGTTAGAGGTAGCGTAGTAGTTGAAGCTATTAATGGACAATCTCAAGCAACAATTTCTGCTGATAAAGTGAATTTAAACGGCTATGTTACTATTAATAGTTTAAAGTCTGGTGGAAGTACTGAAATTGATGGCTCAAGAATTGTTACAGGTGTTATTGATAGTAGCAATTATAGTTATAGTTCTGGAAACTTCTCTACGAGTGGAACGTCATTTGATTTAAGTGACGGTTCTATTATTAGCAAGAATTTTGCAATTGATGCTGATGGGAATGTATATTTAAGAAAAAATATAAATATTGGTTTAAACTCCAATGGCGGATATAATTTTACTGTTGACTCTTTTGGAAATGTAAATGTTGCTGGTACATTAGATGCAAAAGTTTTGAAATTTAATGGAAAATCTGTTTTAACATCAGACGATAAAGTGAAGGCAGATTATCTTGAATTAAAAGGAATAATAGTTACGGATAGCTCTAACAATATTACATTCAAGGTAGACTCTAATGGCAATGTCACTGTAAATGGCAATATTACGATGGGTAGTGGCAGTAGTATTAGTTGGAATAGTATCACGGGAGTTCCTTCGACAGTTACTGGTGCTTATAATTTAGCTGATAATGCATATGATAAAGCAGCAAACGCACAAGCTGATGCCTCGAATGCTTTAGATGCTGCTGATAGTGCAAATAGTATAATTAACAATTGGAGCTACAAATACGAGGGTACAACATATATTGATGGTGCTCAGCTTATGACTGGTACCGTAACAGCCTCGACACTGCAAGGTGGAAGCGTAGAGTTATTAGATGGGGACGCTAACACGTGCGGAGCTCTAACTTTAACTAGCGCACAGACGGCTGAATATGCAGTTGACCTGACTTCTAATGGAGCACTGCGTTTTAAGGCAAACGATGGTTCTTTGTATCTTGAAACAGCAACGACATTTATACAACTACATACTTCACCAGCACAAATAACTGTTAGGGGAGATTTCATGCCTGCAAAAGATAATTATATGGATCTTGGCGATTCTGAGCATCGTTGGCATGCTGTGTATGCTGCGACAGATAAGATTATTACATCTGATAGAGATGAAAAACAAGATATAGAATATGATGTTGATAAATATGAATCGTTTTTTATGTCTTTAAAGCCAACACAATATAAGTTTATTGATAATCACAGTAATCGCTATCATATTGGGTTTATAAGTCAAGACGTGGAAGAATCACTTGTTAATAATAAACTTAGTTCACTTGATTTTGCTGGTTTTGTTAAATCTCCAATATATAAAAACAAAAATGACAAAAGTTCTGAAATTGTAGGATATAGATATGGTTTAAGATATGATGAATTTATTGCTCTCAACGTTCATATGATTCAGAAATTATACACTAAAATAGACAAACTTGAAAATAAGATACGGCAACTAGAAAAGGCTTCCACAGAAATGGAGTGATTATATGGCACAAAAATATAGTATACAATTATTAACGGCCTCAACATCCGAGTGGAATGCGTCCCAATACGTTGTTCCCAAAGGAGAGCTGATAGCCGAGTTACAAACAGATGGAAAAATACAATTAAAAATCGGTGATGGGTTACATAAATTTTCTGATTTATCATATGTAGCCGATAAGGGCCCAAAGGGAGATACTGGTATGTCGCCCACAGTATCAATATCAAAAGAAAATGGTGTTGCAACTATAACTATTACTGACAGTTTAGGGGAACACCTATTCCAAGTAAATGATGGAATATCCCCTACGGTTAGTACGGAAAAGATTGATGGAGTCGCTACAGTTGTTATTACAGATGCCGATGGTGAGCATCCATTTACAGTTAATGACGGCATATCGCCAACAGTAAACACTTCTAAAGTGGATAGTATAGCAACAGTTACAATTACCGACGAAAGCGGCCTCCATAAATTTACTATTAAAGACGGAGACAAGGGCGATCCTTTTACGTTTGAGGATTTAACTGATGCGCAAAAACTAGAACTCAAAGGTGACACTGGCGAGGGCTTTGAAATTCAAGGCACATATGATACGTTAGAGCTTTTAGAGGCTGGCGTTACATCTCCTATGCCCGGTATTGCATATGGTGTTGGTACGGCTGCCCCATATGATATTTATATATACGATGGAGTTAAATCAGCTTGGATAAATCATGGGCAACTACAAGGCGCAAAGGGTGAAACTGGTGCAGTATTTATTCCAGCGGTAGCAGAGAACGGTGATTTGTCATGGTCAAACAATGGTGGATATACGAATCCGACAACTGTAAATATTAAAGGCGTAGGTGTTGAGAGCATTGAGCGCACATCTGGTGATGGTTCTCCTGGTTCAGTAGATACTTATACTATTACTTATACTGATAGTAATACAAGCACATTCAATGTAACTAATGGTTCAGCTTTAGATATCTCGGGCAAACTTGATCTTGCAGGAGGTATAATGACTGGCTCTTTGATTTTGAATGCAGATCCTACAGAAAATCTTGAAGCGGTCACGAAGCAATATGTAGATAATCTTATTGGTGATATTGATGCTGCTATGGATGCTATTAATAACGTAATTGGAGGTGCGTCGTAATGTCTGTTGCAAGTAAACTTACAAGTATTGCTGAAAGTTTGCGAGCCAAATTAGATGCAATTAATACAAAATTAACAGCTAAGGGGCAAACCGAGGCGGCAAATTTAAATGAAGTGCCAGATAAAATTGAGGCTATTGAGACAAAAAAACAGGATGTTCTAAACTTGGTATCTGGTATTACAAAATATACAGATTCATTTGAAATTAATGGAGAGCTTAGAAGTAACGTACTTGTTCAGCCATCTGATTTTTCGGACGAAAGCACTATAACTTGGAATTCTAGAGCAGACAGTTATTTTTCTCACTCTATAGAGAACATTGAGGGTAGCGAAAATGGTAGTGTAATGGTTTTAAATCCTGTTAAAACAACAGAGACAAGTGTTTATAATTTATTTTGGTTTAACTCTACTGTCAATGCAAGCACATCAGAACCCAGAACGTATTTAATCGCCGTAAGAGCAAAAGCAAGCGAAACTATTACGTCATATTTTCCAAATATGGCAATTACATATTATCCAACAGGTTCAACAGGTGCCAAGTTTTTATATTTTTCTTATACCCCCACAACAGAATGGCAGACTTTTTATGTAATTGCAAATATACCTGAGAATTATTATTTAAAAGATATAACAATGTGTTTTTGTAGTAGAGGAATAACACATTACATTGATTGGATTGCAGCTTATGATATTACTGGGACAGATTTTGAGCATATGACATTTGGTGCAAAGGCTACGGCTACCACATCCGATGTGCTTTCTGGTAAAACTTTTTACAAAGATGGCGTTTGTTATACTGGAACTATTGCTACTAAAACTCAAAGTGATTTGAAAACGTCAGGTTTTACAGTTAGCATCCCTGCTGGATATTATGCAACAGCAATAGATCAACCTATTGGCTCAACAGAAACATGGACATTTACTATGTCAAACGGCACTACTCAAACTAAATCTGTAGGAGTGAGTACGTTATGAGTTATGATTTTTCTAATGTAGCAAAAATAAGTATTCCCGAGGGCGAAGTTAATAAAATCACCAATGCATCTGGAAGTGTAGTATGGAGAAAGCCATATGTTTGGACAGAATATACTGTTGTCACGAGTATAAAATATGATGTTACTTGGAGCGATAATTCGTTTTCGCAAAGGTATACAACATCCGCTGGTATCCCCCTCGACTTGCAGGCGTGGAGCGGTTATAAAGTAAATGATTCTGCGGAATTTGAAGGCTCCGGACAACGATATACAAACTCTGGCAGTTTAATATTGTATGCTACCAGCCATAGTTACTCGACTTATCCGTATGTGACATATTTTGATGGGGAAAGTAGGATTTGGAAAGTTATAAGTGTAACCTATCCTTCGAATATGGATAGGTTTACCATAAAATATTATACTGGCACAGTAACCTCGTCTTCTGTTGAATCACGTGGAACTACAACTGGGAGATTTATGATATCCAATAATGCAAGCGCGTATCCTGTTAACGGTATCCAAAATGGATATTGGTATCTTAGGACACAAATTGGTTATACCAAATAACACATAGGTTATAAAAAAGGAGAAAATAAAAAATGAAATACATAAATATTATTAAAGCTCAAGCCCCAATACATTATATGGCAAAGATGAAACTTCCTATTAAGGAAAATAAAAAATCTCGTGCTATTTTTAAAATGGTACTTGCAATAGATGAATTTGCAGCATATATCAAAGAGGAAGAAACGAAAATAATCGAAAAATATAAAGGTGTCATTCAATCAGATGGTTCAATCCAGTTTGGCAATGACCAAGATGGCGTTGATAGAGCAAATTTGTGTGTTAAAGAAATTGCCGAATTCGAAAACTCTGACGTGGATTGGAATTATGAAGTTGTGCGACTTTCAGAAGAATCACTGGCTGATGCATCAGATTTTTCTTTATCGCCAGAAGAAATATTCTACTTAGAAGGTTTTATTGAATTTGAATAAAGAGGAGAGGATGGTAATGTACCGTCCTCTCTTTGTTGTTATAGGAGAAAATAATTATGGTTATATGTGGAATTGATGCAAGTACAAATAAGACTGGTATTGCTATATTTATGGACGGTGAGTATATTGTGCATACATTGATTGATTTGCACAAGGAATCTAATGCTGATGTGCGTATTCCAAAAATGATGTGCGAGATATGTGCTTTTCTAGATCGGTTTGGTATAGACAAAATTATTATGGAAAAAAGCATTTTAAAAACTAATGTTGATACCGTTCAAAAGCTAAGTAACATCGCTGGGGCGGTAATGTTATATGCGGCACAGCATGATATTGAATTTGAAAACCCTGTGCCTTCTGTGTGGAGAAAACGCATAGGCTTGCAGCAGTCTAATAAGATTAAACGGACAGCACTTAAGCTCGAAGCGGTACAGGCTGTGAAGCAAGAATACGATATGAATGTTACAGACGATGAAGCAGAGAGCATTTTGATTGCTCGAAGTGGCTATAAGTTGCCGACGATTGAGGTAAAAGCTGACAAAGTTTTATGGGGCAATGAATGAATTTGAAATGGAGAAAAGGAGATTTTTTTATGAAGATTACAGCTAAACAATTTGTTGAAGAATTTCAAGAAAATAATATTCAAAATACAAAAATAAATGAACATGCGGTAGAAGATTATATCAGAAAAAAGCTAGAAATTAAAGAGTATATTCCATTTACGGAAAAATGTAAAATGATTGAAGTGGTGGTAGGCAAGAGTATTGTTGAAGAAAACGGAGTAAAGCGAGTTGACCCTATAAGTCAATATATCAGTTTTGTTATTGCCATGCTAGTGGCACATACTTCGTTGGATATCACTCAGGATAATCCAATTAGTGATTATGATACTCTTTGTGAAACAGGGTTGTTAGAGCCAATTGTGATGTTATTTCAAAAAGACTATGACGAATGCAAAGTAGTGCTTGATATGCTTGTATCTCAGGTACTTGAAGATAATAATTTTAATGTTATTGTTGGTAAGTTTTTAAATGGCATTTTAGCTCATATAGATGTTTTTGCTACCACGCTAAAAGAATCTATGGGTAATGTCGATATAGCAAAAATACTAGGAGACAACTTTAAAGAAGAAGATATGGTAAAACTACATAGTTTCTTAGACTCATACAATAAATAATTTTTCGAGGAGTTGATTCAATATGGCACAAATCATAGATGAAAAAGCATTAGATAATGCTATTGATGAATTGTTTAAAGATTATAAGAAAGCACTTCGAGTTGCTGCACAAGAAGCCATTGATAAAGCAAGAGATGACATATATATTAAATCAATTTCTTGTTTAGTTGATTATTATAATGATTATCCACCAGCAAATTACACGTTAAGTTATAATCGCACATACAATTTAATGAAATGTTTAGTGCCATATTCTAATCCAGTAAAAGAAACGGCAGATGGTTATGATTGTGAGGCGGGAATAGAATATAACGGGTCATTGCTAGAAAATACTTATTCTGGTTCAAAACAATATAGCCCTACTGACCCAAACTGGATTATAGACAATTATCTTGCTGGTATTCACCCTCGAACTGATGGCAGCAGCGAAATTGGTGGGGGTAATTATGAAGAGGAAAAATATCAAGGAACAGTGGTTCCTTTTAATATAATGAACAACTATATAAATAGTTATAATGATACTTTTAATAAAAATTTAAGATTTTCATTGAGTAAGCAAATTTTAAAACTTACAAGAAAGTGAGGTGAAACTTATGGCAAGTAAAAGACAAGAATTTTATATGTCTGTAAAAGCAATCTTGGATAAGACTCAGGCAAAGAAGGATGCTGCTGAATTACAAGAGCTTTTATCGCAGACTAAAATAGATTTTGATACTCCTGAATTCGAAAGCAAGGTACGAGCTGTAGTTCAAAAAATGAGCAAGGAAACAATGTCTGTTATTGGTCAAAGCTTCAACGAAGCATTAAGGCTACTTGGTAAGGAACAGATTAATATTGACAGTTTAATTCAGATGCCCAATGCCGATATGTGGACAGAAATGGGCAAAATGGCTGGGCGGTTTTATGGCGAAGGGTTACAAGAAGCAGTTAAAAAGGCTCTAGAGGGTATTGATTTATCAGCACTAAACGGTCAGAAAAAAACTCATGGATGGATTAAGAATCTTGGCGAAATAGATCAAGCCCTTAATAGATTAAAAGACAAAAAAGGTAATATTAGCCAAACCAAGGCAAAAAAGATTCAGGAAGGATTTTCTCCTAAACCAAGAAAGCAAGAAGAAGCACTTTATACTCAGATAGAAAAACTCCAAAAGAGTTATTCCGACAAGGATGAATGGGAAGTAAGGTATGCTAACTTAGTAGAATATATTAAATTATATGAATCCTATCAGGAGAAATTTAAAAATGTACCTAAAGAGTTAGCTTCCATAGGCAAATTTACTTATAAACAGGTAAAATCTATTGAACCACAATTACAGACATCATTGCAAAATATATTTAATGTTGCCGCAGGTAAACAGCCAATAGGTTTAACTGAAGGTGGTACTGTCGATGTAAATGTAATTCCACGTGTAATAGAAACATTGGATGTGTATGATATTCTTGGTGGTAAAGATAAAATCAAAGTTCCTGTTGAAGTTAAGGTAGAAAACGAACCAAAGAAGAGCAGAATGACTCCTAACGCGCTTAGAGGTGTTCAGTCACCTGAAGAGACTGCTGGTAATAGATTGTCTTCAAGAGAATATTTAGGTGGTACATACTGGGTTCCAAATGCGTTTAAAGACATTGCCAAGAATTATGGAGATGGTGGTAATGTCTTAAAGGCGGCGCTGAAACCACTTAATGAACTTATAGTATCTGTTGATGGTTTGGAGTTTAAAGACTTAGATAAAAATCAGTTATTGTCATATTTGTTTCCCGGATTTGATAAGTATGAACAGGGTGGACAGCCAGGTGATGCTCCACAAAAATTCTTCAACGAGATGGCACGACAGGCGGGCTTTGATTCACTTGTTATTAAAGAAGTTAACGAGGGTGGAAATGAATTAGTTGACACGATTGCTGTACTACAAGAAAGAATCACCCATTATACTGAGGCAATCCCTGAGTATTATGATGTTGAAAAATTAACCCCTGACCAAGAACGGGTTGTTTTATCTCAACAGAAAGGCTCTGCTGAAAGATGGTATGGCGAGACTATAAATAGATTGCACCAAGAGCGTGATGTAGCTTACGCTAATAGGGATGATATTAAAGAAGAAAAGAAGGTAAAAATTATTGATTCGGTTATCCCTATGTTAGAGCAAATGAAGGCAAAAGCAATGGTGGCATTTGACCAAGCGATTCAACCGCTAGGTGGATATCTTGAAGAAGAAGTTAAGCGTGGTTTGCCGGAAGTTATAAAGGATGTAGATGGTGGGCGAAAGGTTGCTTTGATTCAGGAGGATACTTTAAAATCATATTTATCAGAATATTCTGAACTATCTTCCAAAAAGACTAGAACCAAGGCGGAAAATGCCCGTATAAATGATATTAATAATGCCATTACATCTGTTGTGTCAGAGAACGACATTGATAATGTTTATGATTATTTAGATGCGTTGTCTGAAGGTGCTAAAACAATAGATGAAGTGTTTGATTTTTTAGCTCCCAAAATAAGTTTTAAACCTAATAATTTTGTCAATTCTGTGATAGAGCCTAATATATCAGGTACAGAGCAGCCCTCGAATGACAATAATGTTAATAAAACAATTCAGTCTTACGAGGAATTATGTGACGTTGTTAAAAGATATAATGAGCTTGTTCTTAAGAATAAAACAGAAGGACAAACTTTTACGGATACTGATCGTGAAGAATTGGATGGTTTAACCAATAGAATCCAGGCTACTCGTGATTTAACTGCATCTGATGATATCATTAATGAAATTAATGCTTTTGACCAAACATTGAGTGCCTTGGGTACTACTACACCCGAAAAACTTGCACATTATCTTGGCATAGAAATTCCAGAGTCTGCACGAAAAGCACAAGATAGTATCGAAGCTGTTAATGATAATGTAAATGAATTGGACAAGCAACAAAGTAATGGTAGTCAATCGACGTCTGGTGCCGAACCACAAACAAGTACATCTGATACTACTACAGCTGGTAAGGTAGCTATTGACGAGACAGCCTTGAAGAGTATTCTTGATAGTATTACATATAAGGTGCAGATTGTTGGTGACAACGAATCTTCAGAGCAAGGTACCACAGTTATCAGCGAAGAGTCACTGAAGACAATTTTAAGCTCTGTTACTTTTAATGTTCAAGGTTCATCCGAGGCGTCTACAGAAGAAGCCAATAAGGTTGCTATTGATGAAACGTCGTTGGAAAATGTACTAAACAAAGTATTTGGTAATATTTTAACTTCTCATGATGCATCTACAAAAGGCGATAACGCTGGTGCTCCACAAGCACAGTCTACTGAAAAAGTAGATGAAAGTTCACCTCAAGCTCCATGGGCAAGAGAAAGTACTCTTAGTGGTGAGATTAAGTCAACTTTAGAAGATATTAGAAAGAATACTATCTTAGATGAAAATAATAAACCAGAAACATCTTTAGGAGAAGATACGGTTACAAGATTAACAGATGCTATTAGTCAAATAAATATTACTTCTGATTTAACTACCGAGGGGTTAGCAACTCAAGATACTGTTAGTGAGATTTCGGGTCTTGTTAAGAGCATTAATGATAAGATTGTTCAGGGAACAAAGGTTATTGAGAAGGGAAAATCTACCTCAGTAGGTGATTCTAAAAATACTCAGAAGCATAATAGTACTATTAATCATGGACAAGCTGAAGGAACATCTGGTTCTGCGCAAAAAATGTTTGATTATTATTATTGGCTTGAAGAACAGATGGAGAAGTTCAAAAATAATACCAAATATTATAATGCATTAAAAAGTGTTCGTGATAGAATTACACCTAAAATTGTAAAATTCAATGACGAACTTGAAATAAGTGGTAAAGAATCTCCTGTTTGGAAAAAATCGCTTGATCAAAAACATGACTTGCACATGGCGCAAATTCAAGGTGGAGAAGAATATTCTGACAGTTTATCTACAGAAAAGAAAGCACTTGAATTACTAAAAGAAGAATATCGACTTAAATCAGAAATCTTTAATTTGGAGCAGCAGGGTGCAATAAAAGAAGATCTAGACCCACTTTATGAAAAGCTTGGCATATATCAGTCTATTAGAAATATCATTGAAGATGGCATGGATGATGAGGCTTTAACTAGATATGCTGTCCAGGCTGCATCGGTTCAGGGTAAAGGTGAAGACAAATTAACTGTTGCGAATATTAAGTCTAATATTAAGGCTCGGGCTGAAGAAGTTAAACAAGCTGCACAAAGCGTAAAAGAAGAAGAACAACAGGAAGCTACTGCCCTTAAAGAACTTAAAAAATTATATAGTGAACTCGGAGTACTTCAGGCTAAAAAACAAGCGTCTGACAAAGGTAGTGCTGTAGCAACAGAATTAAGAGCACAGATTAGTGCTAAAAAATCAGAAATAGCGGCAAAACAAGTTGACCATAACGTCAATCAACAGCTTCTTGAAGATGAACGGCAATTATCATATGAAAAGGAAAAAAGTTCAATTGCTATGCAAAATGCCGCTAGCAAGGATGCTACTGCGACAAAAGAAGAAGCTACTGCCCTTAAAGAACTTAAAAAATTATATGAAACCCTAGGTAAGCAAAAGGCTATCATGGACGCCGCTACACCAGGGGCACAATATGACAAGGCAAAAAGTGATTATGATAAAACTGTTGCCGATATCCAAAATATTCCTAAAGCCTCTAATTTTGAAGCGGAAGATGAAATTGACATTTATAATAAGGCTTATGAGGAGCAAAAGAGAGTGCTTGAAAACGAAAAGAAAATTCAAGACGAAAAGCAAAAAACGAATGATACACTTAAACAAACTAAACAAGCACTTGAAGAAATTAAAAAGCTTTATGCCGAGCTTGGAAAATGGCAAGCTATATTAGATACTAGTTATGATGATTCTTACGTTGCCAAGGATGCACAACTTAATATTGATAGGTTAAAAGAAGAAATTGAAGCAAAAAAAGAAAAGGTAAATATTTCTGAGGAAGAATTACAGCAAATATATGAAATTGCTAAGGCAGAAAAGCAACGTGCTATAGCATCGCAACAATCCAAACAAGCAGATAAGGATATACTTAAACAGCAAATAAAACAATCTCGTGAAAATGCTCGTTTTAATCGTGCAAATTCTGTATGGAATACAGGTGTTAGCACGATGGAGTCCTTGTGGGAGATTGATGATGATTCTATTGATATATCACAAATTCCTGCCGTTAGGCAGTTAAATGATGCATTAAATGCACACAAAGCCATTAAAGATAAAATAGCCCAACAAGGTAGCATTATTGACCCAAATGACGAGGCTTTGTTGAAGGCACAAACACAAGATGTTGCAAGACTTACTGCTCAAGTTAAAGAATTGATTCAAAATTATAAGCAATTAAGTGGTAAAAATGCTACAGAAATAGGTAGGCTTGGTGCCGGAGATCTTAAAGAGCAATTAATAGCTGCGGCGAAAGAATTCACACATGGCAAGGGTATAATTGGTGAGTTTAACGCAGAGGCTGAAACGTTAGCAGTTACAGTTCAACGTGGAGCCCATGAGTTTACTAATTATACTATAGCAGCCAGAAATGCTGATCAGCGTATAATGGCTTTAGAAGGTACTACAAAACGTACTGAAACATTTTTTGAAGCAAGTGCTCGTAAAATGAAAGAGATTTCTTCTTACATTACTGGCATGGGACTAATAAGTCGAGGAATGCAAGAAATTCGTCAGGGTATTACTTATGTTAGAGAAATTGACAATGCTTTAACGGAATTGAAGAAGGTAACTGATGAAACAGAAGAGAGCTATGATCGATTTTTGCAGACGGCATCCAAAACGGCTGCTAAAGTTGGTAGCACGGTTAAGGATGTTGTTAGTTCGACGGCTGATTGGGCCAGACTTGGCTATAGTATGGAAGATGCGGCTAATTTAGCGGAGAGCACTTCTGTACTAATGAATGTATCTGAGTTTACAAGTATTGACAATGCAACATCGGCACTGATAAGTACAATGCAGGCGTTTGGATATGCTGCTAAAGATAGTATGCATGTAGTTGATGTAATGAACGAAATTGGAAACAACTATGCAGTTTCTAGCGATGGCATAGCAACGGCATTACAAGACTCGGCAAGCTCATTAATGGCAGCGAACAACAGTTACCAAGAAGCGGTTGCATTAGTAGCGGCAGCAAATAAGGTAGTTCAAGATCCGAACTCTGTAGGTAGTGCCCTCCGTACAATTTCTTTGCGTTTACGTGGAACGAGCGTTGACGAATTAGAAAGTGCTGGAGAAGACACGACCGGAGTAGTTACATCTAAGAGTAAATTAAGAAGTAAAATTAAAACGCTTTCTGGTGTTGATATTTTAACCGACACGGGAGCTTACAAAAGTACGTATGAGATATTGCTTGAGATTTCCAAAGTTTGGGATCATATGAGTGATATTGATCAGGCTGCACTTTTGGAAATTATAGCTGGTAAATTTTACCAGTATGTATGGAAACATGCATATAGAACACATCTAAACCCAGTAACCCCTAAAGCCCTATTACTACAATGCGGATGAAACAAGCTGGCATGAATGCAACGAAAGTAAAACAACAATAGGGATGATATATGGACAAAATCCTAAGTATTGATGCAATGGGTGTTTGGGCGCGAAGTCCCGAAAAGGGATGTGTCAACAGACTATGGGAATGTCACCCAGTAAGATACAAGCTTATGGTATCTGAAATGATGTGGCGGTAGCTGTATAGCCCGTTAAAAAATAGTCGAAACATTTATGGAAACATAAAGAAGTATTTAGTTGTGGGAGATTATAGATATGAAAAAATTTGATATGGAGTATTCTACTCAATATACTCCAGAAAAAATATATTTATTAGCACACGGAATTACCCCTTCGTTTGTTAAAGTAATTAATGGAGTAACAACATATAAGTATACAAAAACGCCAGAGCTGTTTCAGTTGTTGGCGATTTTTTATGCACAAAAATAATTTTTATAAAAGGATAATATATAGGTGATAATATGAGAAACTGTTAGACTAATGATGAAATCGCAATAATACAGAATAATTATAGAATGTTTTCCGACAAAGAACTAATGGAATTAATCCCAAATCATTCAGAGGCATCCATTGCAACCAAAAGAAAACATATGGGGTTACATCGTACAAATCGAAAATACACATATAGTGACGTTCAAAATACATGCAAAGAAAGAGATTATACTTTGTTGTCAACTGTTTTTATTAGTTGTGCGAATGATGTTGATTTTATTTGTAATAAGCATCCAGATAGAGGAGTTCAGCATGTAACCTATGGGCATATGTTAGAAGGAAAAGGCTGTTATTGGTGTGGTCGTGAAAAAGTTGAACAAACACGTAAAGATATGGTTTCGATACAACAAAAAATAGATATATGCAATGATAATGGGTTGGAATATATGGGGTGTAATTACAAAGACAATCTTCTTAATATTGAATTCATTTGTAGAAAACACAGAGAAATTGGTATTCAAACAATGAGATATCAAAATATGAAACGGGGTATATGTGGATGTAGATATTGTTCAAAAGAAAAAGGCATTATAAAATCAAAAGGAGAATTGGAAGTAATAGATACATTGCAATATTATAATATTGATTTTATTGAACAAAAAAATTTATTTAGAATGCAAAGATATAAATTACTTGCCTTTTGATTTTTATTTACCATTTTATGATATTTTGATTGAGTTTGATGGTGAACAGCATTATTTCCCCGTTAGGTTTCATGGTATGGACGAGCAGGATGCAGAAAATAATTTTTTGTATGTACAAAAACACGATAAGATAAAAACAAATTTTTGTATTGAGAATGGTATTCCTTTGATTCGTATTCCATACACCGAACGTGGTAATATAAAAATATATTTAAAAGAGCAATTGCAAATTCTTAATATCTTATAAATTAATACACAACTAATACTGGTTAGGTGTTGCGAACCTAATTGAATATAATTGAAAAATAGAGCCAATACTGCGGCTGCTATACTTAGTAACCAAGTAGACCTCGAAAATGCATATGTTGATGCACTTGGAGCCGAGGGCTCTGCGTATGCCGAGAATGAAAAATATTTAGACAGTATACAAGGCAAGCTCGACCAATTCACTAATGCTGTCCAAACAATGTGGAACAACACTTTAGATGATAGCTGGATTAAAGGTTTTGTAGACTTTGGTACTATTATAATTCAAACAATTGATAAAATTGGCTTATTAACTACAGCTTTAATTGCTCTAGGTGCCGTTTCTATGATCAAAAATAAGACGGGACCAATAGTCTTTTTACAAGATTTGACTAAATTTGCAACTGACGCAAATGCTAAAATAGCAAATTTCCCAAAAACTATTAACACTTTAGTACAAGGTACTCAACGGTTAACTTCAGCGACATTAGAACAAGCAGTAGCAAATGGCTCTTTGACAACTTCGGAAGCTATTCGTCAAGCAACAATGAGTGGATTAGTATTGTCGCAAGTTTCATTAACTGCCGAGGAGGCAAAAGCATTATTGGCGACTACTGCTTTAAACGAGGTTGAACAACAGAATATTATTACAAAATTAGGTTTGTCGTCCTCATCTCAAAAAGTCACTCTTGCTATGCTTCAACAAGCCGTAGCAACTGGTAAATTAACGGCTTCTGAAGCAACACAAATGGCACTTGCCACAGGGTTGGTGGCTAAAGAAACAGCATTAACTGCGGCACGAGCTACTAAGATATTAACTACTAACGGCGTGGCTGCATCGGAAGCACAAGCTATTGTATCTGCATTGGGGCTCGGAAAAGCAACTCAAACTTTAACATTGGCAACTATTCAACAAGCAATAGCAAATGGTACTTTAACTAAATCTCAGGGAGCAGCAGCTATGTCTTTGTTGGTCACTCAGGGTGCTGCGACAGGTTTAATTGGCGTATTAGGCACATTAAAGACGTTATTAGCTTCTATATGGCCTTTATTGGTTATTGGAGGAGCTATTTTTGCCATTGTCAAGATAGTTGATGCTGTTGTTACAACAACTGAGGAACTTGAAGAAGAACTTTCTGGACTTAAGTCTGAACTTTCGGATATCCAGTCTGAACTTGATTCTGTAAATAATGAGCTTAAAACAACGCAGGAGCGAATGGCAGAACTTCTTGCACTGCCATCATTGTCTTTTACTCAAAAAGAAGAATTAGAAAGATTAAGAAAAACGAATATAGAATTACAGAGAAGACAAAAGATGTTAAAAGGAGAAGAAGAAAGAGCGCAGGGACGTGTCAATGCTAAGGCGGCTAAAACTGTAGAGTCACAGTTAAAAGACACATCATATAATGGCAAATGGTACGATATTGTTGGTAATGCTGCAATGAGAGCACTACAAGGGGCACTAGCAGGTGCAACCACAGGGGCCTTTATTGGTGGCGTTGGTGCTATACCTGGTGCAATTGTTGGTGGAATTACGGGTGCTGTTTCAGGCGTCGGAGAAGAATTGATTAGCAATCGTATTTCTACAAAAGACAAATTAGAGCGTGAAATTGCAGGGTATAGTGATTTAATTAAAAAAAAAGAACGGATTGAAAATGAATTAGCTACTGCAGATGGTACTAGGACGAAAATTTTCGGGTTTGAATTTGATTCGGAAGCAGATAAGCTGAAAAAAGATTTAGACGACATAGAAAAGGAAATAGCAGAAACAGAAGAATATATTGATAATACTTTTAATGAGTTAGGAGAAAATCTTGAAGGCATTGTTTATGGTGATGGATACGATGAACTTCTAGATTTCTATTATGAATATAAACATAAATGGGAAAACATTTACGGTAGTGATGGCGCAAAAGCTAATGCTATTGAATTTGTTTTTTCTAAAGATGAATTTGCTATTGTATCTGAAAGCATAGATAAATATGTTGAAAAGTTAAAAGATGGCGATCAATCAGCTACGGCAGTGATTGAGGATATAATTAGTAATAATGACCAACTTGTAGATACATTAAAAAAACATGGAGTAGAACTACAAGATGCACTTGATTATTTCATATTAGAAGAAGGCATTTTTGATTCAGATTCTATTAAAGGTATAACGGCTCAATACGCAGAAGCCTTGAATATTATGAATGATCTCAAAAATATGAACGAAGATGAGATATTTAATGTTCAAGGTGTGTACAACTGGGATGAGTTTTTTACCAAAAATGACGTGGGGGATTTTGAAGCCAACACAGAAATGTTTAGTAAAATACTAAAAGGAATGGATGAGAACTGTAGAAATACATTTATGTCCTTGTCAGAACAAGTTAAAAATGGAAAATTAACTTGGGAACAAGCAATAGATTCTTTTAGTCATTCTGGCACTCTTGCTGGTTTAAAAGTTTTAGAATCACAAATCATTGAACTTAACAATACGGAATTTAGTAATATCAGTGATGAATTGTCTGGTGTTATTGATACATTCTCGGAATTCGGTGTGGCGTTAAAAGAAGTTGCGTCTGCGATGGATGTGCTAAACACTGCGCAAACTCAAATGAATAGTGCTGGTCGAATTTCTGTTGTGACAGCATTGGACATTATTAATGCCACTGGTCGATGGAATGAAATCTTATCAATCGAAAATGGAAATATTCGTTTGGTAGGTAATGCTACAGAAGTCTTAGTTGAAGATAAAATTGCCTTAATAAAAAGTAATCTTCAAAATGCATTGTCAACTGTAGAAGAGCAGCTTGCTATGGTCGAGGCTACAGAAACATCTGACAAGATGGCGATGACCATGGATGAATCTACTAATCAAGCAGTTCGTCAGTTGGCTGGTAGTATGGCCTATTTAACTACTATGACAGAGGCATATACGCGTGCAGCCAATGGGGAAAAAATCAATGTAGATGATTATATTAGCAAGGCAACAACAGCCCAGCAAAATGCACTGGATGCATTGAATTGGAAAGTAAATTCTGCACGTACTATTGGAACAGAAGCACTTGAGAAAAAAAAAGAAGAACTTGAAACGCAGATTAATATACTTGAAGGTATTGATTCTTGGGATGAGCTTAAAAACAATTATGATTTCGATGAAACTCCTGGAGATAAATACACTGATAAGAGTAGTACGAAATCAGATTCTGCCCTTGAAAAACTCAAAAAGGAATACGAGAATAAAATTTCCTTACTCGAAAATCAGAAAACGTATATTGAAAACGAAATATCTCGTCTAGAAGCATCCGACCAACAAGTTAGTAGAAATTTATACGAAGAACAGATTAAGCTCGAACAGCAGAAGTTAGCACTTTATGAAAAAGAAAGAAAAAAACTACTCGCTCAGATGTCAACTGTAGCTAAAAATTCCGACGAGTGGTATGAATATGCCGATGCCATCTGGGAGGTCGAGCATTCTATTCAAGAGACAACAATATCCGTCGTAGAGCTTCAAAAAAAGATAGCTCAACTTTATATTGATGTCTTTAACAAAATAGATGAAGCATATAGTAAAGAGCAAAGCTTACATGACAAACGCATAGAAGCTCTTGAAGATGAAATTGAGCTTTTAAAGCTTCGTAATGAATATGCTACTATTTCTCCTGAAACTTATAACCAGTTAAGTGCTGAAGAAGATGCGAAAATTCAAAGTAATCAAAATGAAATTACCAGACTGAAGGCATTATTACAAAAGGGCATTGATGAAAATGGCGAAGCACTGACAGAAGAAGATATCTATGATATGTTGGAAACTATCTATGAAAAAGAGGCAGATATTCGCCAAAGCGAAATAAAAAAAGAACAGTATAAGCAAGACAAAAAACAAGCACATTTAGATAGATTCAATAATACATCAGAAGCATATGATAATTTAGCCAACGTTTATCAAGGTAATTATGATAATGCAGAATATTACAAGAAGTACGCAGACTTATATGGTATAAGTATTCCAAAAGAAATTTTAGATTATCAAACCAACCAGCTGGAACAACAAGTTCAAGTAACTCTGAACAAAAAAGCCGAGCTGGAAAGACAATTAGCTGAAGCAATTGCTAGCGGCGACATTCAAGTTGGCGATTCTCAATGGCTTGAAATGGTCAACGCAATTAATGATTGCACTTCTGCGGCAAATGAATTCCAGTATCAGATTGCTGAGGTTGCGCAAGAAATAAATGCTTTGTCTGTTGAAAAGTTCAATGACATAAAAGATGCATTCAGTAATGTTAATGACGTATTCAGTGATAGACAGTCATATATAGAAGAATATATGAACTATCTCGAAGCACTGGGCATAACTGTCCCTGCAGAAATGTACGAAGAACTTATTGCTAACGAAGAGCAAAGACAAGCGTCTAATATGGCAAGTCTCGAATCACTTCGTAGTCAACTTGCTGAAATGGAAGCTAATGGTTATACTGCAGAGGACGATGAATGGGTTCAGGCTCAAGCAGATATTCGTGCATTAGAAAAAGAAGTATTAGCGTCCGAAACGGCAATGGCCCAATGGAACAAGACCATACAAGAAATGAGCTTTGAAAAGTTCGATGAGTTCTTGAAGAGAATCCAGGATGTTTGTGACGAGCTTGAGAATGTTTATGGTCTTATATCTGATGAAGATGTTGCTCTTGAGGATGGTTCTTGGACAGAAGAAGGCATTATGTCTCTTGGACTAATGACTCAGAAGATGGCGATAGCCAAAGAACAGGCGGCCGAATATGCAAAAGAAATAGAAAAACTTGAAGAAGAATACCAAAAAGGTACAATGAGCGAACAGGACTATTATAATAGATTAATGGAACTGAAAGATGGACAATGGGAAAGCATCAACGCATACAAAGATGCAAAAGATGCTATTATTGACATTAATGAAGCTCGTATTGATATGATTGAGCAGGGTATTCAAAAAGAAATTGATGCTTACACTAAACTAATAGACTTGAAGAAAAAAGAGTTAGATGCCGAACGTGATCTATATAATTTTAGAAAAGATATTAAATCTCAGACAAAAGATATAGCCACACTTGAGCGCAAAATAGCAGCAATGTCGGGATCGACAGATGCTGCAACCATTGCACAGAGATCGAAATTAGAAGCTCAGTTGCGCGAAGCCAGAGAATCACTTAACGATACATACTACGACCATGCTATGGATTCGCAAAGCAATGCATATGATGACGAACTTGACAGCTATACCAAATCAAAAGAAGACTATGCTAAACAACTCCGTGAAGCTTTAAAAGATGTAGAAAAAATAGTAGCTGATAGTATGGCACAAGTGCTTGTCAATGCAGATTCAGTGCTGACAGGCTTGAATAATGTTTCGTCAGAATACGGCGTAACTTTGTCAGATTACCTAATGCTCCCATGGCAAAATGCCGCGCTGCAAGCTACAGCATATAAAGAAAGTGGCATTCTCGATTTAGCCGACTTCACTAACCAAACAGGAATCTATAGTGGTATAATTACTGAACAAATTAACAATCTGTTCGGTAATGGTTCATTGGCTGCGGGTCTGTTCCAAACAAGTGTCGAAGGTGTTGTGGAATCTGTCAGAGTGACTGTTAATGAAGCTACTTCTCCTTTAACTTCTGATTTACAATTGCCTTGGCAGACAGTTAAAGAGTATGCACAAAATACATTTGCTCCAGAAATAATGTATGCCCTACAAAGTGTAGCTGATGACGCCTCTGGCAAAAAAGAACAGTTAACAAATGATTTAATAATTGCTTTCCAAGAGGGAGTAAATAATGCGGAAGAATTTAATCAAGTGGTTATAGATGCATTGAACGATGTTATAAACAAATCTGATGATTTTGCCGATGTCGTTCCCTCAAATGTCACTGCGCCCTCAGACGATCCCTGGAGCTTGTGGTCTAGTAATGTTCAAAATCTCATTCAAAAGATTATTGATAAAGCAAACGATGCTGTGACAGCTATTAATAATATGAATAATGCTGCCAATAATGCACAGAGCATAGCTGATACTATTAATAGTACTGGTACGAGTGGTAATGGAGGAAAAGGAAATAGTGGAAGTACTAAAACCGGTCAACCTACATCGTCATATCCACCAATTGGATCTCAACATACCAAGTATACGGAAGCCGACGTGAAGGCATTGCAAAGTGTTTTGAATTCATTATTTAGCACAGGATTGACCGTTGATGGCAAGTTAGGCCCTGCTACTAGTGCAGCTATCAAGAAAGCACAGAGGATTATGTATCAAAACGGAAATGAAACAATGAAAGTGCAAGATGGTTTGTACGGTGTGGCAACTAGAGCTGCTATGATTAGTTATATTGATAAAAAAATTGATAACTTGCGCGGTCAAAGTGGATCGTCTATGATGAGCCAAGGTATTAAAAGATATACTGATATGAAAAAAACATTGCCCAAAGCATTTTATGCAAAAGGTACAATGGGTATCTCTAAAGACCAATGGGCGATTACCGATGAACCACAGTTCGGTGATGAACTTGTTCTTATCCCTGGTGCTTCAGGAAATCTTTCCTTTATGCGTAAAGGTACTAGTGTTGTACCAGCAGATATTACAAAGCGCATATTTGATCTTGCTCAAACCCCAACAAATGAGCTTGGTAACAACTTAGTTAAAGTATCTATTCCAAATGTTTCTACAAATAATAATATTGAATTAACATTTGATACATTATTAAAGGTAGAGAACGCAACAAAAGAAACTATTCCTGAACTTAAGAAGCTTGTACAAGAACAACTTGATGTATTTGCAAGAAAGCTTAACTATGGAATTAAAAGAGTTGGACAATAAAACAACATATGACAATCGGAGGGAGAAATCCCTCCTTTTGTTATATAAATATAGTAGTAGTTAGAAAGGAACGGTGATTGCGACGTGATCAGTCCGTACAAAATTAGATTTAGAAACAAGACTAATATAGATTTTGACGCCATTGTCGATATTGCATTTTCTGATGATAATGGTGAAACTGATAGCTTTTTAAATAAAGAAGTAGTGTCATCCACTAGTTGGGATGGCTCATATAAAAGAATACATGGCTATAAATACAACCAACCTTTAACAGCGACATTGACGTTCGCCAAAAATGATTTTAGTGATTTCAATGACTGGGAAAATAGACGTATGTTATCTTGGCTGTCTGGTAGTAGTGAAATGCAAAAACTTGAAATATACAAAGATGACACCGAAGTTGTATCGTATATCTTGTATGGCAACATCGTTACTTTACAGCAACAAAAAATAACTAATAATCGAGTAATTGGATATGTGTGTGAGTTCGAAAATATATCTCCATATGCTTACTCGCCAATAAAGGTAATAGAAAAAGAAGTAAGTTCTTCAGAGAGTATTTTAATTAAGTGTCATAGTGACGAAGAAGAGAAGAAACTATATCCAAAAATTACACTTACTATTGGCAATAGTATTTATTTGGATACAACGGAAGACCCTATGCAATCTACTTTTGATATGATGCCTAATACGGTCTATAGATATACGTATAAAGACCCAAAAAGTGGTTTAGACAAAATTGTTCTTTGCGTGAATATTGATGGGCAAAAATATACTTTAGCTGGCACTTTTTCTGGTAGTATTGAGAATCAAACTCCTAGTGCTGACACAACAGGCTTATATTATTTGAGTTCTAGTGATATGAGCGTATACAAAGGGGTGTACAACGCTCAAAGTTACAGCTGGCAACCAATAGGCAAGGTTGGCAATGGTGTAGAAATATCTAATATTTACACCAAAGATGAAAAGATTACTATTACAAAATCTATTATTACGGGTTGCTATAAAAATGAAGTGATAACTTTGGATGGTACCAATCGAGTTATTGCAAGTTCAAATACGCCCTTGCGAGTTTTTGGTAATGATTTTAATTGGAAGTTTCCTTATTTTATTAATGGAGAAAATAATATTACAGTGTCTGGAAATTGTGTAATTAAAATTGAATGGTCTGAACCACGTAAGGTCGGACAGTTATAATTCAAAGGAGGAGTAACTATGAATTTACCATCAAATTTATTTGAGAACTATACTCCACCTTCGGTTTTTCTATGTCAACCAAATAAAGAGATTATAGGAGAGCTACAGATTTATGATTTTTCAGGTGCTTTTAAATTTAATACCTATTCTGAGATTCAATTTTCTGTTGCGAAAACGTATAATGATCCAATACAAGGCAAGAGTGTAGAGAACTTATATTATCCATTAATTGATTCTTTGCGTGTCATTTATATTCTCGGCATAGGGCATTTTATTATTCAAGATGTTCAAGAAAATTTAAATGATTATGATAGTAAAACAGTTTCTTGCTTTTCATTAGAATATTCTACAAGCACAAAATTCCTTGATACGTTCAGAGTTAATACTGGTGAAGATGACTCTTTGGAATACATTTATCATATGCAAAAAAATGGTGTGGATTATTCTATAGATAGACCATATGTAAATGCTCCGACTACATTTGACCCATATGAACGATATTTTATTAAGGAATATACAGACAATGATTCCTATGTTTATACTGAAGTGAAAATTACAGACGCAAACGCATTTGCTGAATATGATGAACAATTATATATCAAAGCATTTCCTAATATCAGATTTTATAACCCATCTAATCCGGCTTTAAGTTTATTACACATTGTTTTTAATTATATCCCTGAATGGAAAATTGGAACAGTGGATTCAGACTTATGGTTTCAAGAGCGTACTTTTAGCGAAGATCGAATTTCAGTATATGATTTTTTATGTAATACTGCTGCAGAAACTTTTCAATATGTGATACAGTGGGATTCAATTAATGGGGTTGCTAATTTTTACGCAACCGAAGAAGATGGAATTACTGATAATAATGAAATTCAAACTCGCTGGGATACTGACGTATTTATTTCTAGAGAAAACTTGGCGTCACAAATTGATATTACGTATTCTACTGATGAAATAAGGACAAAATTAAAAGTAACTGGTGGAGACGGATTAGCAATTCGTGATGTAAATCTCGGTGAAAGTAACATAATGAATTTATCTTTTTACAATGACCCTATGTGGCTAGGTAATGATTTATATATTGCATATAATAAATATATCAGTCAAGTGGAAAGTAACACAGAGAAATATACGAATTATATGTCCGCGTGGGTGGCTGCTTATAATGAATATAGTGATTTAATGAATGCTATTCCCATATCGCAAGATGTGCTACGCATCGGAGATAAATTTCAATTATTATATTGTTTGTACAGACCTGTGTACGAGGATGGGGCTTCCGATAACGAAAAAGAAACGGCGATTAATGCTGCAAAAACATCCTTAGAAAAGAAATTAGATTTATATCATGTTAAAGAAGATACAAAATGTAATAAAACAGATAACGTACTATTAACTTTAGAAAATGCTGATTCTGATAGTGCAACTATTCGTGTTTATTATAATAGTGAGGAGTCAGTTTATAAAATTCGTAGGACTATAACCAATGCGGCAACAGGTGTTATTTCTTCAGTAGAATATTCTTTAAGACAATGGGTAACAGAAGTATTAACAGCTAATTATTTAGGATTAAATAATTATACCGTTAAATCAATTGGTATTTTGGGTGCTTACTTATGTCTCGTCAAAGATGAAACAAAAAAAGAAAATGTACAAGATTATGGTATTAAACTTCTTCAAGAAAAGCAATCTGTTTATACTAAAATCTTTATTGTGCAAACTGAAGGTTATTATTCAAAAGAAGGGAACCAGTGTGTTGCTAGTGATACACAACCAACTGGAGAAATAGCCGCTGGTACAAAATGGCTTGATACTGATAGCAGTCCATTAAAGCTTTATATCTATAAGAACGGGGCATGGATAGAGTATGACCCAACAGAGAATAATGAGAATCAGAGCGATTATGAAAATTATGCTCGGTATATAGAGAACTATGAAAAATTACAAGTAGTACAGGAAGTTCTACTTGAAAAAGAATTACGAGCATCATATTTATTAAATGGTGTTGCTGTCAAATCCCGTTATTTTACAAAAGATAAAGTCAACTCTGAAAATTTAATGAGCGTTATTGCTGAGTATTTCCCTGAAGAGTATCAGGAGGGAACTATTACGCTTGTTGGGTACGAACAAGAATTTGGTATTGTTCGTTTCACTATTGGAAGAGATTTAGAAAATGAATATGCTGTGTATATTGGGGAAAATGGTATTCCATACATTGCTTATAGTCGTTCACAAGGCGTTAATTTATCTAGAATGAATAGTTTAAAAAAGCAATCAGCAATGGAAAATTTCTTTACAGAAGGAGAGCTAATAAGACTATCTCCTTTCATTAGAGAAGATGAATATACTAATGACAATATTATTTTAACAGGGTATGAATCAGAAGAAGAAGAAATTTCAATTAAAAAAACATTGTTGCAAGAAGCAATAAAGGAACTTAAAAAGATTTGCCAACCTAAATTATCATTCAGTATAGATATGGCAAATATTATGGCTATACCTGAATTTTTACCGTTAAGAGAACAATTCCAACTAGGAAATTTTGTAAAAGTTGAATTAAGAGAGAATTACATTAAAAGAGCTCGTTTATTAGAGGTCTCTATTAATTTTGATAATTTGTCAGATTTTTCTTGCACATTTGGTGATCTAGTTACTACAAAAGATGAAGTTGATAAAACAGCAGATTTGTTGCAGCAAGCAGTAACAGCTGGTAAAACTGTTGCAGCGAGTTCGTCAAGTTGGCAAAAAGCGGTTGAAAAAAGTACAGCATTAGATAAAGCTATTAAGGATGGATTAAAAGATGCAGCCTTACAGGTTGGTAGCACGTTTAATCAAAGTATCTCGTGGGATTCTCGGGGAATTTTGGGTCGTAAATTAGTTGAGGGTACTGAGAATACATATGAACCAGAGCAGTTTCTTCTGAGTAACAATAAGCTTGTATTTACGAATGATAACTGGAATACTAGTACGGGCGTTTTTGGTAAATTCAAAATTACTCAAGATGGACAAGAAGTATATAGATGGGGATTACTATCTGACGCAGTTGTGGGAGGTTATATTGAAGGTTCTCAAATTAAAGGTGGCTCACTAGAAATTGGCGGAGAAGGTGGAACATTTAAAGTAAACCCAGATGGCTCGGTTGAGATTTTAGGGGCAGACGGCAATAGTACATATGCAACAAAAAGTGATTTTCAACAAGCCGTTGGTTGGACAATTGAAATTACATCTGATGGACCAACAATTTTTACCGACAAGAACCAAACAACTATATTAAGTTGCAAGGTTTATAATCAAGGTGAGGATAAGACAGGCACTATCAGTAGTAGCAAATTTAAATGGATTCGCACGTCAGCTGATACATCTAGTGATGGTATATGGAATTCTAAGCATATTGGTACAAAGACAATAACAATTACTCATTCGGATATTGAAAACAATGCGACAATTTGTTGCAAGGTTGATATTGAAACTACATAATTACGGAGGAACATAATATGATAGTTGGACTTATGTCAAATCAGCAAACCTTTATTGATATGACAGATTCTCAGAATTTATCAATCAGTATTGCATATAATTTACCTGTAGTGCAGGTTAAAAATAATAGCGAAAATCCAGCAACTTATTCTCCTTCGTGGGAGACGACAAATTTAATTTTGACACCAACAGTATTTTTAAATTCAGCAGACGTTACAACTTCTATTGAATCTATTACATGGAAGCGTCAAGATGGTGGGGCAACTCCTGTTAATTTAATTTCAGGAGAAACTGTTTCTAATGGGATTCTAACAGTAAGTACCAACAATTTATCTACTTCTTCAAGTGGAATCATTACATATATTTGTACTGCTACCACAGCAGACGGGTTAACTGCAACTGAAAAAGTATCTTTTTCTTTAATTGTATCTGGTGCAACCTCAACATCAGAAAATGCAAGTGTAACTTTTCAGTTGTATGCCCCTAATGGATATGTTTTATCCAACACAATAGAATCTATTACTCTACAAACTGTTGCATACGTTGGAAGCACACAGATACAAACAGGAGAAGCAACATATAGATGGTATGAACAAAATGATGCAGAATGGTCGTTGATACAAGAGGGCACTTCATCTTCATATATAGTTACTCGTGATGACGTAAATAAATTTAAAAACTATAAGTGCGACATGATTTACAACGGTAACACGTATACAGCAACTATTATGGTTGAAGATAAAAGTGATACATATAACATCGTTATATGCATATCAAGTAATATTAATATTTTTACTAAAAAATATTATTGGATTATATATATATTAATATACAACCAATACGGAGAAGTAGACCCATTGCTCGGCCCAGTTTCTATTATTGAGCCACAAAATCCCAATACAAATGACTATTGGTATTCAATTGATGGTAGCAATGAAACTGTTACATTGAAAAAATATAATGGAACTACTTGGGAACCATCTGATAATTTACAACAACTATCTTACTATTGGAGCCAAATAAATACCAATGGTAGCGACATTCCAATGGGACAATCTGAAAAAGTTAAAATTATATCAGCAAATGATTTTACATCAACTGCCACCTTTAAGTGTGATGTTGAAAGCCAAGAAAATGGTTTCTTAACAATGGATACATTAACATTAACAGACACATCCGATCCTATTATTTCTGATACGGCTCCTCAGAATGTACAAGATGGACAAATATGGATTAAAAAGAATGACAATGGCACATATATGATGTTTATTTGGGACGCAGCAGAAGAAAACTGGATTTCAGCAGATGCAGATTCGAACAACAAGATATATACAAGTAGACCTTCGCAATATAATGTTGGTGACTTGTGGATTACTAATTCTGATGAAGACCATGGGACATATTTACAAGGAACATTATTACAGGCACAAACTAGTAATACGACTTATAATGCGGATGATTGGACTCCAACATTAAAGTATGATATGGAATTAGATGATATACATGAAACATTGAACAATTTATCACAATACGTTCGCATTAATTCTCAAGGATTGCAAATAGGTGCAAAAACTGATTCCGGAGAAATTAGTCCGTTTACTAGTTTGTTTACAAATACGGAACTTGCTTTTTATCAGGATTCAGACAAGTTGCTTACCCTTGCGAACAACCAGTTAATTGCTCCAAAGGTAACTGTAGAAAATAATTTAAATGTTCAAGGTACTATTAATCTAGGAAATATGTATATGACAATTGAAGATAACGGTAGTTTTAGCTTTACTGTATTGAACTAATGAGGAGGTAATATTATGGCATCAGGAAATTTTTCGTCACGATCGGTCAATGGATTAAGCCTTTATGTGGCATGGTCGTCAACTGATAATATTAGTGCAAATACGTCTAGCGTGACGGCAAAGGTTTATGTTAAAAGTTACGGTCTAAGGGGTTCTGCACTGTCTGACTCTTATATTACTATTAATGGAAATAAGAAGAATTGGGCATACAGCTTTAATATTGATAACACTTCAGTATTACAAACAACCAAGGTCACAGAATACACTGTCACGGTACCTCATAATAGTGATGGTACAAAAAGTATTACAATTAAAGCCAATATGGAATTTAATGGTACTTATGGTGGAACATACGTGTCTGATTTAACTGCTTCTAAATCAGTTACTTTAGGTACTATACCACGTTCTTCGGCATTATCTGTTCCATCAAGTGTAAATACAGGCTCTTCATTAATATCAACAATAACACCATCTAGTTCTACATTTAAGCATAAAATTAGATTTGAAATAGATGGTAGCTCAAAATACACTAGTGGGTGGATTGCAAAAGGTACAACATCATTTGCATATACAATTCCACATAGCTGGTTGCCTAAAACTACAAGCACCAAAATGAAAGTTTTTCTTTATACCTATTTGGATTCTGCAAACAGTGATTCTGATTATATTGCTCGTATTTACAAAGAAATAACTGTTAACGTGCCATCTAGTATTAAACCTACGGTGTCATCGGTGAGTACTACATTAGTTAGTGGTTTGAATAATAAGTACGTGCAGGGTAAATCAAAAATTAAATTAGTAGCTTCTGCATCTGCGGGTAGTGGATCTTCAATTAGCTCATATGTCTTTAAGGGCGCAAATATCTCAGGCTCATCAGGCACATATAACAGTACAAGTAACACTCGTACAAGTAGCACTATTCAAACGTCTGGAGCAGTTCAGTATAAGGTTGCAGCCAAAGACGCTAGGGGTAGAATTTCGGATTACAAAACTGTATCCGTAAATGTATATGAATATGCAGCACCACAGATTAATTCTATTTCTGCACAAAGATGTAATGCTAGTGGTGTTTTAGATAATAATGGTACTTATGCAAAAATTGTTATTAAAACTAGTTATGCTTCTGTTGATGGAGCAAATACTCGTACAGTTAAATTATGTAGTAGCAAAGATGATTATGCTTCTACAATAACAGTTTTGGACACAGATAATACATCAAACACTTATACTGGTGTGTACAATGGAGATTTTGCAACATCTTCAAGCTACACTGTCAAGGCAATTATTCAAGATTCATATAATACAAACAATAAATCCATAGTTTTAGGCGTGTCTGAACGCACGATTAACATTGCCAAATATGGTAATGGCGTTGCTATTGGCGGTCTAAGCACAGTAGTTGATTCGACTGCTTCTGGTCTATTTGAATGTAACTGGCAGACACATTTTAAAGAAGGAGTTAATATAGACAATTCTACACAAGAATACGTTACTGTAACTCGTAGGAGTGTTTCTGATGATATCAATCAAGATGGTACTAATGAAACTGCAGATATTAGGGTGCAATTATATGTGAACGGTAGTGGAAACGTTACTTGTCGTAGAAGATATTCTGTAGATAATTCTGCGTTTACTACACAAGGATATTGGCAGTTAAGAGATAGTGATTTTTATGTAAATGAGAATATAGTATCTTATAAAGAATTATTTACTAATGGGAAAACAGACGCATATGATGGTAAACAGGGTGCGTGTATAAGCAATAATGGTAGAGTATATTTAGTAGGAACTACAGAAGGAAAAACTGGCGCAATAGCTCCGTACAAACCAGGCATCGTATTTGCATATGACAATGCAACAAATGTTACCTCTTCTATATTAGAAACCGCTTCTGGGGTACTTACATTTAATTGCACAGCAAACGTCACGGGCAATGTTGCAACAGATGGAAAATTTGGGTCAACGTCTACATATAATGATTTAGTTTTTGCCATGTATTGCCAATGGAAGGACAATGCAAATCATGATATTATCAATCGAGATATTGACGGATTAACAGCGGGTATTGGCTGGGCTGGATCATCTTCATACTCTACAGTTTTAAATCTAAGAGGTCAAACTGTAAGGGCACCTAACAATAGTGGCGTAGCTGTAACTTCAGACGAGCGACTGAAGAATAGTTTTATCGATTTGAATCAATATGAATCATTTTTTGATAAATTACATCCCGTTGCATTTAAATATAATGATGGGGCGTCTGGAAGGTATCATATTGGTTTTGGAGCACAGTCTGTTGAAAACGCATTAACAGAAAGTGGTCTTGATAACACTAAATTTGGTGGCATACTACGCTACCCAGTAAAAGAAGATTCAGATGATTATCGTGGATACAGTGAAGAATATGGTCTTATATATAATGAATTTATTGCACTTAATACACATATGATTCAGAAGCTAAAACAAGAAAACGAAGCACTAAAACAGACAATGTATGAATTAGAAAATAAATTGAACTATGTTTTATCAGAAATAAAAGGAGAATGACTAAAATGAATATTAATTATATTTAAGGAGAATGTGATATGGAAATATTTAAAAACATTGCTACAGTTGTCGGTTGTATCTCAGCTTGTATAGCATTATTAATCACAATTATTAAACCTTTGAGGCAGATACTTGTAAATTCTATTGCTCATAAATCTCAATATCAAAAAATGATTGATAATATTGAAAAATTAAACAATAAACTCGACGAGTCTTTAACTAACGATGCAAAAATACAAGAGCGTCTTGAAAAAGTTGAAAAGAATGTACTGGAAAATGAAGCGGAAAGACTAAAATCAGAACTATCAACTTATTATAATAAGTGTTGTAGGGGGTTGCAGATATTCCCAGAAGAAATGCTTAGAATAGATGAAGTATACGATAAATATCATAACAAATTAGGGCTAAATCATATCGGAACAAAAATGTATGACGCAATCGAAAAATATTATAAACAACAGGATTTTATCAAGATACACAATGATTAAATTACATGGCAAAATAATTGAGGTGGTTCTATGAAAAACAAGAAAATGGAAACTTCAAAAAAGATTATATTATTTATTGGTATTCTATTCGCTGTAGCTATAGTATATACAATCGTATCTTGTTCCATATCGTTGATTATGAATACGTATACTGACTGGACATCCATTGTAGCATTGTTAACATCCACTGGAGGTGCCTTTGGCACAGCTTGTGGATTTTATTATTCAAAAGCTAAATCAGAGAATAATTACAAATTACGTATGGCTTTTTTAAAGGAAAAGTATACGATTTTAAAAGAGATTGGTATGCTAGACGAAAATCGTGCAAAAATGGAAATTGAGAATGAGCTTGACACGATAAATGGAAAACTCGATATGGAAGCTGAAGAAGCGATGTCGATTGATAATTCTATATATCAAGATGCATCGTCTACGACAATATAATTTTAGGAGGATTTTAATTATGGAAAAATATTCGATGTGGATTGAACTTGTAGTAGCTATATGTGGGGCTTTGGCTGTATGTCTACCACTTGTTACTAAACTATGTAGTACAATTGTAGCATTTGTAAAAGAAAAGAATTGGAATAAGATTATTGAAATGACTATGGAGTATATGGCTACAGCAGAAACAATGTTTGAGACTGGGGCTGAACGTAAAGAATGGGTACTTGAAATGGTTAAAGCAAGCGCAAAAGTTTCTAATTTTAACTTAACAGAAGAATCTCTTGCGAAAGTTAGTGAACTGATCGATCAGATTTGCAAAACAAGCAAAAAGATTAATACAAAATCTAAAGAAACTGTTTAATATTATAGGGTGCAATATAAAAGTTGCACCCTATTTTTTTTGACTTTCAAGATGCTGTTTAATTAAATTTATAATCCATGAATTTATAGTACGATTATCTTTGTTTGCAGCTTTGTCAATTTGAAATTTTAGCTCAGGAGATACACGAATTGTAATCGCTTTTCGTTCATCTTTCACTATAATCACCTCTCCCCTGCATATTATCATAAAGCTAAAATGCCGTCAATATTGGGGTATTTGATAGCAAAAAAAATAAAAATGCCAATAGGGGATTATGTGGAATAAATTGGTCGATAACGGCAATAATATAAATACCATATCTCAATCACCACATTTTGTACTTCCAAATATTTAAGGGACTATCTTTTGATAGTCCCTTATTTTTTATGCTCGTAACAAGTGTCTTCAGATGGAGAAAGTTCTACACGTGGCACCAATGGCAAGTTTAAAACTTGCTCCACTCGAAACACAGAATCTTCGGCTGTTACGAGCCTATAGAAAATTTACTTTAATATCAATATTGTCACCTTGTTTTGTCCATATAATACTTGAAATTATGGTCTTATACAAGTCGTTAAGTTCTTTATCGTCAAGCTCATCTTCCCATCTACTTCTTCTAAATTCTTCTATATAATGAAGTTTTTCGTGGTTTGTTATAGATTGTGCTTTTTGTAATTTTAAATTTTCTATACTCAATTGACTCTCTAATTCATCCACTTCTTTGAGTATTCGTTCTTTTGCGGATCTATATTCGTCTAATGTATCAACACCTTCATCATAGGCTATTCTTGCCCTTTTTAAAGCTATATCTTTTTTATTTAATTTATCCATAATAGTTTTTATTTGAAGCTGAATCAAATCAGTTGATTGGTCTTCACAGCTTTCTATTTCTTTTCTTATTTGTTCTTCATACTCTTTTAATTGTTCATCTATTGCATCAATTATATATTGAGCTTTTCCGCTAGAGTTTGGACACTTATTACCAAGATAATCTTTATGCCAGCATTTTTTTACAATTAAATCTTTGCCTCTTTTATATTCTAATGGTAAACCATATCCACACAATCCACATTTAATCAGTCCTTTTAGTGGGTAGTAATGATCACTCCGTCTATATGGTGATTTTAAATTTTTTTGAATTCCTATTAATATTTTTTCATGTTCATCTTGTGTTTTTATTGCTTCATGTCTATTTTCAACGACAGTCCATTGTTCCTTTGGTATTTTTTGAAATGGTTGTTTATTAGGAGATTTGTTTTTATGCCCATCGCCTTTAGTTTTGTTAGATATAATTTTCCCAAGATGTGTTTCATCTACAAGCAATCTACGAACTGTCATATTACACCAACGACCACCACGTGGAGAAGGTATATTACGCCTATTTAATTCCCAAGCAATTTCATTTGTACTCTTTTTGTCTTTTATAAATGAATCAACCATAAATCTATATATTGATAATTTCTGTAAATTAACAACAAGTCCTTTTTCGTTGTAATATCTTTTATTTGTTGCTGGGTCTATCCACTCTTGATATTCATATGGCATTGGAGGTGTGCCGTTTGTCCACGCGCCAAGTTTCGCGCCAACCTTCTTACCCATAGATAATCGATGGGTAATTTTCTTATATTCTCTACGCGCAAATAAGGTTTGTAAATCAACGGCAAATTCTTCATTGTCGTCATTTAGATTATATAAAGAACTTGGAGTCACCATATAAGTGTTAGTTTTTTGAAATACTCTTTTTATTTGTCCCCAATCTACTAAATCTCCTCTGCCCAATCTATCTAAATCAACACATACAACTGCATCGTAAATATTATCTTCAACGTCTCTTAATAATTGTTGCATAACTGGTCTTGCAAATAATGATTCTCCAGTTTCTACTTCTTCGTATACAACATAAACCCATCCTCTAGATTTACACAGTTCTTCTAAAATCGTTTTGTGTTTTATTAAGTCTTCTGTAGTTTCTCCTCTAGATTTTCTCAAATATTCTGCAACATATTTTATAATAATTGGATTGTATTCATTTCGCATTTCCAACGAATATCACCTTCTCTATTGATTTTATAAATATATGTTAACTCTGAATACTTTTGCTGTCAATTGTCTGCTTTAATTTTTGGGCATACTGCTTGATAGCCTCTAAAGAAGGTTCGTTGTTGTATGTAATAACCACCGTAGTGTTATTAGAATATTTTTTAATTATAGTTTTTGCCATTTGTCTCTCCTTGGTCGTTTTATATTATTGTGTATAAAAATAGCGATGATATTTTACTACCACCGCTATTTTATTTTTTTTATTTTTTATCTTTTTCTATATAGCCGAAGCATGTAGAATCTATTTTTTGATACGCCTTATAGCCCTTCCATTTAAAATGATAATCTGCTCGGAAAAATAATACATACTCAGGTATCGTGCATCCATTTTGAATAACTTCATCTACTGCTTCGTAATTAGTTTCATTTGGTGTGGTACAATACAGTAAGCTAGCGGGTGTAAACTGATCTTTAGCGTACACAACTTCTTCTAACGTATCTCCCCATCGACCATCTTGCCACTTGTTAATTACTACAGATACAATAGCTTCTTGACATTCAATACTTTCTGTATTAGCTTCTCTATAAACTAGTCGTGCAAGCATTTCACGCTCAACAGAAGTGATATTGTATACATGTTCTTGTTCTCTACCAATACCCGTAGATGCTTCAACAATTGGGTATTCCGGCATGTCAGCTTCACAACTACAAACACATATAAGTGTAATAATGAATATAATTGCTAATACTGTACATATACAAATCACCTTGGTTATATTTCTCATTTTATACTCCTGTTGAACCGTGTCCGCCACGATCTATGTTGTCTTCTAGCGTATTAGTAATAAATTCTATGCTTGGTTGATGCTCCATGATACGGAACTGGCAAATTCTATCGTTTTTACTGATTCTAGTGTCTCTCATAGCTAATGCTGGGAAAAACCATTGGTCATTGGGTCCACAATATGATTCATCAACAACTCCCATGTGATTTGTTTGGATAATACCAAAATTCTTAAAAGTTGAGCTTCTTGGAACTATATGTGCCTCATACCCTTTTGGGAGAGCCATAGCTACTCCAAGTGGAATCAGTTTAAACTCTCCCTTTTTCATTTCAACCGTTTCTGCCGCACGAAGGTCAATCCAATCCGACTTGCCATCAACATATCGAAGCTTATCGATGTCTTCTGTAAAGTATTTTATTTTAATATCCATACAGTCACCTCAATTAAAAGAACAGATGCCACAGATATGAAAATGGGTCTGATTCACTAGAATAACTATAGCAACCATAGTCATTTACATATGCCTTTTCGAGCTTTTCAAGTTCGTGCATCTTATCTTCAATCTCTTTTCTACGGGCTGCTTTCTCTGATGCGAGTGCAGCTTCTTTTTTCTTTACTTCTTCCGCCTCTTTCTTTTTAATAATTTCCTTCAGCGTGTTGTATTGGTTCTGTGTAGTTTCAAATTCCTTTTTGAGTTCTTCAAGTGTTTTTTCTCTCTTAAGTTCTTCCATAATTATGTCTCCTTTTCAATCACTTTGTTTTGTTTAGTCTTTTGTTATAGTTGCTATAAAACGTCCACAATGACATTCGTAAATACCTGGAACGTTTTTGTTGATTACTTCTCTAAAGCTTTCGCACATGCATTTGTCTTTTTGAATATCTCTTCTGATACTACAAGGACATATATAATTGTTTTCTTCAAGTTGCTTCAAAATTTCTACGAGAAGTTCCTTATCTTTTGTTTGTATAATTTGAACCATTTATGATATCCTCTCTGCCCATTGATTGTCCGAGGCAAGCATTACACCGAGTATAGGGTCGTAGTGTGGCTGTTGTCCTTGTTGATATCTGCCAAATTTAACTACTATCGGGGTATATAGCTTCAGCCACTCAATTTTATCTTGAATTTCGTTTTTATAGTAACCTGTGTAAATTACAATATCGTCATTGGACCAATATCTAAAATTCATAATAAAACATTGTAAATTTTCCCAACTGTCAAACGGTTCAAGTCCGGCACAAATAATTGCATGAGTTATTGGATTGCCGATATATCTTTCAATTAACTTATTTATATTTACCTCAATATCTGGTGATGTAGCCAAGGGACTGTTTTGACACAATCCCTTACCACATTTCCAATTACATCGAGGAAATCCAATGACCATAGACGGTTTTTTGTAGCTTGTAAAATCTTCGTCACGAATTTCTTTTACAATCATATTTAATCACCCATCAAAGAAGTTTCGCCATACATTGCTGCAGTATCATACCACTGTCTCGCAGAGAATTCTTTAAATCTCTCTTTGCTATAAGACTTTGACGGTGTAAGAAAACCAACCACGCGCTGATAAGTATCAGAAACCTGCTCACCACATTCAGGACAAATATTTATGTCTACGAAGCCATGATGATTTTTACATACATTAATCTTAGTGTTGTAGCAGAAATAAATCACTCCTTGGCTAGCAATATAATTTAACATATTCCATGCCATATCAGTGTTAGGAAAATTGTTGTCAATGTTTATATGTGCTATTGCTCCACCTGAACATTTATTATCAAGTACAGCACTAGTACGAATTTTTTCATTAATAGTACATCTTTCAGTAAGAGGAATCCACTGATTACTATAAATGAAATTGTCATGTACATCAAAAAGGATATTGTCTTTAGCACAAAGTTTTACTGCAGCCTGTTCTGCGGGGACACTTTCAATATTAAATGAATATTCACTAGTAAAATTGTCTTTGGTCTCATTAAGTACATCGAAAATTTTTCCTGCAAATTCCATTCCTTGCTCGGTATAATATTTGTTGCCAAATTCATCGGTTTCAATATATTTAAACTTTTCCATAGTTTCGTAAAGGCCTAGAATACCAACCGTGCAATATTGTTTATCCATCTCAATACCACCATCACAGTAATTAGGTAGCAAGCCTTTCTCGATGTTTCTTTGAATGATATGTCTTACTCTATCAAGAACCTTGCAACAAAGAGTGGTTCTTTTCTTCAGCAGGGTAAGATATCTCTTTTCTGATATCTCCTCGCCAAGTTCATAGAAAATGTGAACAAGATTAATTGTGTTAACTTTTACAGAACCAATACTCAGTGCCGTACCACCAATAGAATTGATGAATCCTTTAAGTTTAGATGTATCAGAGAGCAAGCGACAACAATTACTTAATGTAGTTACGTCGCCGCTAACAAAAAAGTTAGAATCGTTCCATTTGCAGTTGTGATCTGAGCACCATCTTGCAAAATCTTCGTCTACGAATTTACCATCTTTATAAAGCAGAGAGTATGTAAGCACAGGAAAGGTAAACATATTTTCCTGCCTTATTTTTGATACTACTTCCATAAATACTTTTTGATGTTCCATAAATTCGTCTACATAATCAATGGCAAATGTACCATCTGGGAATTCCAACCCACCAAAAAGGGCTTCATAGTATTCTTTATCAAAAATTGATACATTAACAAATGCACTCTGATCTATTCTCATAAATGGCTGATTAAGTCTATAAATCAATTTCTGAAATGATTGTCGTATATAATAATCAGGATTGTTGATAACAAATCCATTTTCACAATCTTTCTTCCAGAAATAGTATGTCCATACAAGAACATTTGGAATACCAACTGCGCCAGAAGATCTATTACTCATAAAACTTATAAATTCAATAACATCATCTATAAATGTTGTCAAATGCTTAGGTGGTTGAGAGTTATAATTCTTTAGAAAAAACAACCCTTCTGTTGCTAATCTACTAAGGTCATATGCATAACAATAAGGTACATATGTTGTAGAAGGAAAGTCATGTAAATAAAAACCACCAGTGTATTCAGTTTCAAGCCATTCCTTTGCAGTCTTAAGTCCATATTTCTTTTTAATCTCGTAAAAGATTTTATTGGCGGCAATAACTTTATCAATAGATTTTCCTTTTTCGGTTCTAAATGATGCAATGTCCTTATTAGAAGCATTGGCGTTTGCATCAATTGTCACGTCTGCTACATTTTTGTCAACAAATGCATCGATAAAATCAGAAAAATTCATCTGAGAATTATGAATACCATTCAAAATTTCGAAGTCTTCACCATACTTTTCTTTTAAAGCTTCAAGAGCTCTTTCAAAATCCTTATTAAATTTAAGCTCGATATCCATATTATTACTGCTCCTTAATCCACTCCGCTGCTTCTTTAAAATTCATCATTGTTCCGTCCACTTCAAGTGCCGGAGCCGTTTCAAGACCCTTCGAAAGCATAAGCTGTACGTCGTTACATTCTTCATATTTAACGCCTTTAGCTTGAAGCTTCTTTTCAAGAACCAGACAACGAGGGCACTTACTCGAATAAAATATTACTTTCTTGCTCATATAATTCTTGTTCCTTTCGTTCTATATTGTTAATAATATCTATAATATCCACCCAGTTATAAGCTCTGTGGAGATCATATACATAATCTTTAGTTTTATCGCGATTCCATGGGTAGTCTAATACAACCCTATTACACAAATTCTTAGTTAAATTATCTAATTTATCATCCACCATAATATCCGTATTAAGTAAACTTTTATCCTGAATACGTATAATATCATCTGAGGTTATACAAGGAAAATGCCTACAAACCCAATCTACTTTATTAGCAAAACTACGATATGGTGTAGCTGTTGCCAAAAACACTCGATGTCCTTGTTTCATTAATGTTTCAAGTCCCCACTGAGCATCTGGAATGGGGTTAAGGTAATTATAAATTGTTTGTCCCTCAAAGATATTTAGAATCATATCTGCATCTTGGGGGTCAAGACATTCGTGTAGATGAAAAGACGTAATATCATCAAGTGTGATATTCTTTCCCATTTTAGTATTATATAACTTAATACCTGTTGAAACTAAATCACACAGAATATCATCTATATCTAATGCAATTTTAATATATCATCACTCCTTTGCTCCATCTATATGATTCTTCCAAACCCCCTCAGCGTCACAAATCCATTTTAATACCGAATATGCGGTCGCAAAATCAACGTTTGGAATAACATAATCTACATCCATATTCTTTTTCATATCCCTAAATTGCTGTTTTTCCGATAGACAACGGCTTCTATATGTCATAAGATTATCACCTCGTGCCATAGCACGTTCTTTGCGTATATCTTCTGGAACATTGACGTACACAGAAACAATACGTAGATTTGGCAAGTCCAATGCTTTCAATGATGCTACGCCTAGTGGGTCTACCGTATAAAAATCTGAGTCGTAAAGCTGCTCAGTTGTTGACCAATAATGCTGATTATTAATGTAAGTATAGGCAGCAATTTCACCGTTTTCTCTCATTGTCTTATAAGTATCCACCCCTACAAAAATATGTGTTATACCTTCATTTTTTCTCTGTTCACGAGTAGTATATGATATTAGTTGACTCCAACCATTTCGCTTACAAAGCTCGTGAATCAAAGTGTCTTTACCTGCTGCCGACTCTGCCATTATACACATCAACACATGTTTATTCTGCATTAGTTTCACCACCTTGATAGGTTTGATTAAATCCACAGCAATTAAACTCGTCACATTTACCATTCTTCCAATAGCACATTGGTACTAAAAATTCAGTAAACTCTGGGTTGACTTTAATCACTGCTTCGCAAATAGCTTGAACCACTTGACGAGTTTCATATGCTGCTTGTCTACATAATCGCTTATTAGCGATAACCATAAGTTCTTCAGCATTGACAAACCAGCACATATTAACTGGAGTATCCTGTCTATCTGCTCCTCTATCATGACCATTATTTCTGTCAGATCGTTGTGTTTTAACGAATGGGGTAGCATGGACGTGCCGTACAAGATGCGTCGCGCACCAGCTTGGTATGCCATTTAATCTAAAACAAAATTCAAGCGTTCTTATAGGAGAATGTCTTGCTTTAAGTATTTTCTTTTTCCATTCTTCTGTAGGCGGTTTTGAGCTTTCTTTTCCTACCGTAACTAACGTACAAGTTTTACATAATTGCCAATCATCTTCGGTAGGGTGTTTCAAAATTTCAACCGTAAAATCCATTTAACTCTTTCTCCTTGAAAAAATAATATCGAGTAAATTCTTTAGCGTATAATATATCGCATATTTCATAATCAATCCTTATTTGACACCATACTATCTTCAGCTTTCTGTATACCATAAAATCTTAATGCACATTCAAGACAACAGAAATAATAACCATCTTCGCTGATGTAAATCTCGGTATTATCATCATAGATGTCTTCATCACATTCTTCACAAACGCCTATTTTTCGGATATCATCCATATCCTTGTCTAAGTTGTCATAATAATCTTCATTCATTTGTGCCACTCCCTTCATTCTCAAACTTTTCTTTTTCATATAAAATTGAATTTTTAGGTGCCCTATTAATCACGTCCATTGGCATCAGTCTTGCTCCAATAGGATTTTCTTTATATGCCTCGCTCATCGTAGAGTCCCACTGAGATTTTGATAACTTGCACACTACCTTATCAGAGTAAACGGGGATACAATAAGGCATCATCTCATGGTCAAAGTGGGTAAAATTATATTCTCTTTTACGAATACGTTCCACCAATGCCTTTTTACGTTCTAGTGTAAAATTAACCGTTGGATAAACATCATCATAAGGAGAAGTCCAGCCGACAACTACCAATGCCATAATTAACTATTCGTCCTTTCGTTTAAATATTTTTTAATCAACGCATTTGCTGGCTGCTTAAAATAATTATTTTGCATCCAATACAAATACCCTATTTCTTCTTTTGCAACTTCGGGAATTGTTTTATCCTTAAACTTACCAAAATTAAATTTCCACTCATTTATGTCTGGAAGAATTTCTGGCTCTGTACCAAGAACTGTCTCAAGATATTCTGATGGAAGCATATCAATGTCTGAACGACTACTTAAAATATCACATTCGTGTACTAGAATTTCCATTTCATTTTCTGGTTCGGGAAGAACTATATTGCTGTGCTTACTGGTCGTCCATTCTCCACTATGTCGTTCGCACATACGAGCAATTCGTTCCTTAATCTTTTCGTCAATATCGTGCTCGACGTGGGCTTCTCTTACCCATTTACCAGCTAGCATTGGATGTTCATGCACAGAATATTCAGACTTTTCCCAATTACATTTCAATGCATCGTGAAATATGGGGACACATCTCATAGCATCTCTTTGTACGGGAGATGGGAACTTTTCCTGATTGCATTTGAGTTCCAAGAGATAGTTCATAATTTTACCAAACATAACAATGTGATAAACTTGACCATGCGGTTTACATTGTGTGGCATTATGAAATCTAATACTTGTTGAACTAGGCATTGTAAAAATGTAATCTGGAATTTGTTCAATCATATCTTCACAATACAAACGCATATCTTCTGTCTCAAATTTATCAAGGAGTTCCTTAAATACTGCTTGTTTATTCATTTCTTATATCTCCTGTTGTTTCAGAGTCACTTTGTTCTGTAGATTGTGTAGCTTTTTCTTCCTCTGCTTTCTTCAGTGGAACAGATACGACTGTGACAATTTCAGTTATACATCTCTTATAGTCACGTAGGCTTATTTTAGCTGGCTGGTTAAGATGCTTGTCGATAATCTGTAATATAACACTACACATCATCCTTGCTCCGTAGGTCATAGCATCATTGCGAATTTTTTTCGCCATATGCTCGGCAGCTTCTTTAATTACTTTTGTCTGCTCGGATTCTTCGGCAATTTCTTCTTGAGGATTTTTGTTTTCGTCCATAAGTTTTGTCCTTTCTTAAGATGGTACACATATTATACATCAATCACTTTGTTTTGTCTATGGGCAAAATATACAAAAATTAATGAGATTTATCAGTAAAATCTGTTATATATTTAGTCCAAATTTCTGATTTATACCCATTATCAACTAGTAGGCTTGAAAAAAAGACTAACTAAAGTGTTGACTACGATACTATTACCTGCCTGTTTATACCTTGCACTCGCTGAAACATATTGTGCAGCCCTATTATAATCCTCATCAGTAAATCCCATAAGCCTCCAACATTCAACAGGCGTAAGCTTTCTAATTCTCCATCTAGTTATAGGTTGCTCTTTTTCAACAACGCCCTCGTAGCCCAACCCATTAATAATATTCTCTTCTATATTACGGACTCCTTGCTTGTAAATTGAAGCTCGTATAGCTGACGCTACCTGTTTACCACGAGTGCTACAAGGAAATTCTTCTGCTACTTCAAGACCTATACGTTCACTTCTTAGCGTCGGTGCAGTTTCTGAATATATTCTTGCTTCTCTACTCTTATAAAAATCTTCAATGATAACTGGTTCACAAATGTAATTGTCTTTAGCGACGCTTGTGAGACAGTTTGTTGTACCGCTAAAATTAGGTTCAAATCTTTGCTCAGTCGGTGCTCCAGTTGTTCTATCAGATGGATTCTCTGGATTTCGACCACGAGAGGCAACCACAAAAGGTTCTGTATTTGTGTTTTTAGATAAATTTAAAAGTTTCTCAATACGTTCATCGGGTAAATAATATTTATCATCAACATTGATTTCAAGAATATCTTTGAGACGAGTTGTGAGAGGAATGGGTTCGGGGAAAGTAAAGTCTTCCCAAATCTTTATGTTTGGATGTTTTCCTCTAATTTCTTTCATAGTGCTAAGAACTTGCTTATTAGAACTGTTGCATTCCCTGATAGTTGTGCTACGACTTTCTTCATTTTCAATTTTTCTACTTACGCAGAAAATTCTCAAACGGTTCTGTGGTACTCCATAATTTTTACTATTTAGTAGTTCAAATGCACTTTCATATCCCATCTCACTAAGTCTTTCAAGATATTTAATGAAGTTATGTCTATGTTTCCCACTCAACACAGCAGCCACGTTCTCCCAGACTATGAACCGGGGCATAGATGTGCCAATTAGCCTAAGAGATTCCCACATTAGTGAACTTGTGGTACCACTACCCTCGTCTCCACCTTCTCCCTTTCCAGCGCAACTGAAACTTTGACAAGGCGAACTGTGACAAATGATATCGACATAAGGTAAACTATCTACCTTCGATATATCTCCAAGGTTTCTACTAAGATAATCTGCTATATAGTATTGCTTCAACTTGTTAATTGGTGTTCTCTTTATGATGCTATGTTTTCCGTTTTGGAAATTATATCCTAGATTCTTCGCCTGAAGTTCTTCAATCATTTTGTCTTGTGAAGGGAACTCGAATGTCTCCATTTCTTTTTCTAAATCCCACCTCATTGCGGCATAGCTAAGAACTGCGTTGGGGTCACAGTCGCAAGTATGGGTTATTTCATAAGGCAATTTTAACTGACGAAGTGAACGTTCCTGGGCTCCGATTCCGGAAAATAATTCTATCATAGAAATTTGTTCTGTCATGACTCGGATGCCTCCCTTTCAATCACTTTGTCTTGTAGTCCTCGTTCACATAAAGAAACTATATAATCGCATAAAGCATCAGGAATTCTAGATCGATCCTTAGAGCCTTTAATCCCCTGTGTCCCAGTTTTACTACCTCTCGGTGCTCTTTCATGACAACTATCACCATTTTTGCAACATGGAAAGTAGGCATCTGGATAATTAGTAAACAAATCGGTAGGTTTCATGCGTTTGTCGCCCCATTGACAATATGTCGTAGTATATCGATTAAACTCCTGTATCCAATTCATTTTTCTAAGACAACCACGAGGATTTTCAATCCATATATATTTGGGATTTAACTGATGATAAAGTTCAATAACATGTTGGTCTACCTTATCACAAAATTTAGCATAATCGCTAACAGGATCTAAATTGCTTGTAATAGGATTTTTCTTACGATGATGGCTAACTGCCGCCACGCTGAATGTGGTACAATCAAAACTTGCCCATATGACATCGGGGACTCCATCGCACAGTTTAATAATGTCTTCAACGGTCAATTCTCCAATATCTGCCTTTAATGTTGGCTCAAATTGTTCGTCCCAATCAACTGTATAAGTTTCCCATCCCGCTCTTTCAAAGGCCTTAGCCATAGATTTTGTGCCACAAAATAAATCTAGCATCTTTTTCATATCTGCAACCTCCATTTAGCAATGTTAAAATATTCTTCACTCAATTCGATACCAATTGCATTCTGTTGTTTTTATATGCAACTAATAAATGACTGCCACTACCAGCACAAGGATCGAACACGATGTCTCCTTCGTTGGTATTGTCAAGAATGAGCTCTTGTAGCAAGTTGTGATTCTTCTCCGTTGGATGTAGTTTGCTACTGCCGTTAGGGTATCTAAAAACTGTATTTTTACAATGTGCATTAAATACTTTTGCTCCCCGCTTTTTAAACCAAACAGCAAACTCAACACCACTTAAATAAATATATTGTCCATTCATTGGACTGGGATTGCTTTTTTGCCATACGATAGGACGTGTAGTTCCTTGTTTATTGGCAAAATATTTATAAATGTCACTAAATTGTTCTTTTCCACAGAAAATACAAATACTGTTTTTAGTGACTCGATAAACTTCATCGAGAAAACTCTCTAAGTCAAAAGTCAAAACATCTGCATTGCCCTTATCTAATGTTCTAAGACCATTATCTTTCCTGTTAACCACATTGTATGGTATATCCGTTAATGTAAAATCAACACTGTCATTTAACATAGATTGCATTTTCACCATACAATCACCGTGTAGTAAATCTATCATTTTATTGCTCCTTAATCATTCTGTCTTGTGTGAACTTTCCGTTATAATTTGTTCCGGTAAAAAGTTCCAACAATAATAATTGCTGTTAAATGTTATTTTATTTTGCACCACACCGTTATTTAAAAATTTCATACGTTCTTCAAACATTAACAATTAAAGATCTTTGTCTTTAAATAATTGCTTTGGGGGTGAATTATTCAACCATGTATTTGCCATTATTAACGCAAATTTGTACTAATCACTTTGTTCTGTTATCTTTTTATGTCTTGCAACCACTGTGCATAAGGTTTTATCTTATCAACAATAACTTTATCGTCATCTTCTTTTTTGCACAGAACTGCAACCTGAGTGCCTTTGACTATTAAGTCCTGAAATTTCTTTAGTGCATCAGGCCAGCACGTAGCTTCTATCAAACCACCTGTACCAGTATAGATATTAATGAAACAGAATTGGTCTCCTTTTTTTGTTTTCTTTTTTTGTATCTTGGAGATAATACCAACAATCGTGCATTTATTACCAACTGGCACATCCTCAAAATCATCTAGAATTTCTAGAGCTTTTTCAAAAGGATTTGCGTCACTAATAAAAGTTTCAAGTGTTTGAAATTCCCAAAATTCTTCGTCCTGTAAATACTTCTCTTCACACTCATTGATATAAGCTTTGTATTTTTCCATTTGCTCTATATCATATTTCTCTTTACGTTTAGCATTATAAAGTGCTAATACCTTTTCTTTATCAATCTTTTTTCCAACTATAAAATCATCGGCATTAATACCCCATTCATCTAACAGTTTTGCTTTTGTACCGTATGACTGTACAGGAGTATATTCTTTGATTTCATAGTTATTTTTAAAATAATTAATTAAGAAATTTCTTTTATTTTTTGTAGGAATTGCACCAGATTTAACTAAACTAATTACTTGTGTTTTAGTAGGGCATATTCTTGCAGTAAAATCTTTAAAATTAAGAAATTTACCATTAGCATTGCGTTCTGAAATCAAGATTTCTGCCAATGTCTCGCCTATACCCGTAATAGCTGATAAGCCATATAAGATTTTACCCTCTGATACCGAGAAATTTATATCAGACTTATTGATATTGGGAGGCAAAACTTCCACTCCGCATTGTTTAGCATCAATGATGATTTTATTAACCTTACCTGCTTTGTCTTTGTTTAAGTTTAACATTGCCTTAAAGAAAGCAGTTTTATGATATGCCTTTAAATATGCAGTTTGCATACAAATCACAGCATAGGCTGCCGCATGGCTCCTGTTAAAACCATATCCTCCCTTGGTTGAGAGCTCCTTGCATATATACTCTGCAATATCTTCGGTATATCCGTTATTTAGTATTTCTTGATGAAGTAATGTAACTTCTTCTTTAACCTTTTCGGGCTGCTTTTTTGCAAGGCATTTACGCATTCGATCTGCTCCTGCATCACTTCTACCGCCAAAAACTTTTGTCAGTCTCATACTCTGTTCCTGATATAGGTTCTGACCAAAAGTTGAGTCAAAAATAGTAGCCATATTCGGATGAGGATAATGTATGTGTTCGGGGTGATTCTTACAATCCACATAAGCATCTATTGCTGGCATAGCATCTGGACGATACAAGGCGATCAGGGCTGTTAACTCATTTAACGATCTTGGTTGCAATCTTGCAATCAAATCTTTCATTCCTTGACTTTCTATCTGAAAAACTGAATCGGTGCGACCACTGCAAATTAAATCAAAAATACCCTCGTTATATTCAAATTTAGGGTTGTTGATATCAATTTCCCACAAATCAATATTGTCTTCTTGCATTGCTTCATTAATTGCAATAAGCGAAGCAACAGACAATATATCGAATTTAACAAGAGAAATTTTTTCATCCATAACCTTATCAACTGAAATTACATGTTCGCCATTCTGTCCTCGTCTTATACCAATATAATGGTCATATGAGTTACGACAAACAATACAACCTCCTGCATGAATACCATAACCTCTTGGACGGTTAGTAATATGTCCAGCGATTTCTAAAAGTTCTTTATACTTAGGATTGTTAGCAATTTCTTTATTGTTATTTAAGCATTCCTCCCAAGTATCTTGTATGAATCCTTTACTTATACGTTCCATTTCTTTGTAAGGAAAACCAAGTATTTTGCCTACATCTCTAATGCTTGTAATCGGAGATGTATACACTACGTTCATAACCTGAACTACCCTATCTTCACCATATTTATTCGTAAGATATTCGATAACTTTTGCCCTATCACTTACGTCAACATCAACATCAGGAAGGTCTTTTCTCTCAATAGTTAAAAAACGACCAAAATCCAAATCGTATTTGATGGAATCAAGTTGTGTAATACCAAGTAAATAACATATTAATGAACCACAAGCACTACCTCGTCCTGGACCAACAATAACACTATTTTGGCGACACCATCCAATGTAGTCTACAAGAATTAAAAAGTAGTCACAAAAATCTTTCTTTTCAATGACATTAAGCTCTTCTTCAATTCTCTTCTTGTAGATGTCTTGTTTTTCCTGTGACCATTTATCCATACCTCGACGAGTATACCCTTCCCACGCTAGCTTACGAAGATATTCAGCTGAATTAGCATATTTTATAGGAATTTCAATTTTTGGAAGCTCAGGTTCATGCCATGGCATATCAATATCATCACATAAGTCAGTGACTAAATCCGTATTTTTAAGACATTCACAAACGGCATCATAGCCAATTTGTTTATCAAGCACTTTATGAACTTCTTCATCTGACATTAAGTAACATCCATCATAAATTTCTGATGCAGTTTCCTTATCCTGTGCAATACGAAGAAAATAATTCTGATAATATAAGTCCTCTTTGGTAGCAGCATGGACGTCATTTGTTACTACCACTTTTGTGTTAGTATCTTTAGCAAGTCGCATAATTTTTTGGTTATACAACATCTGCTGTTCATTATCGTGTGCTTGTATCTCTAAGAAATAATATGGGAACAGCATTTTATATTCTTGCACGAACTTAAGACATTCATCATAGTTTTCTGTTCTAGATAATTTACTGGCAAGACATGCCGATAAAATAATAAGATTTTCTGCCCCTTCTTTTGCAATGTCAAAACGAGTTACACGTGGCTTATAATAAAACCCATGTAAGTGTCCGAGAGTTGAAATACGATTTATTGCACGACGTCCTTCTTCATTACGAGCAATAATAATCATATGATAATATTTATTATTCGGATCTTTTATTGCCCTATCGTCACATTCATATGCCTCAATACCAAACATCTGTTTTACATCTGGGTATTTACTTTGCAATTCGGCATAATATGGATGAGATGTAAGCTCACCATGCTCTGTAATAGCAAGACCCCTAAGACCCAATTCCGAGGCTCGTTTTAGATTTTCTTCTGGAGAACTATATGCATCCAAAATCGAAAAATATGAATGTGTATGTAAGCTACTAGACATTCCGTCACCCTCCTAAAAATTAATCACTTTGTGCTGTGCATATTATACTCTTTTATTTTCTATAAATCAATAGTCAAAAATGGAGTTAACAAATTTTTTACAATTTGCAACTCCATTTTTTTATAAAATGCTTTTATCAAATACGGGCGAATCCTTAGTTTCTATTTTAGTTAATGTGCCATCATCATTAACATTATATAAATGCCATTTCTTTTTCATTTCATCGCTAGTGACGACCTGTTTAATAGTACCATCAATAGCACATAGCGACTGCCAATGAATTTGACCTTTTGGAATTTTAATTTTCATATATCACCTAGTAGAGAGTTGTATTTATTATTGTAAAAAGCAATCAGTTGGTCGAGCGTTACTGGAATATAACCATGAATCATACAACCTACGTTAATGATATGTCCCCACGAATCAGAATTATTCATCTTAGTGCTTATTAGTTCTCTAGTCCAAGTCTCCACAAAACCTTGTTCTCTTGTTGTATGGGTATGCCCATGTAACATCCATGTTTTTGGATCATAAGAACCTTTATAACACAGGAGAGGGTAATGACACATAATGACGTGCCGACCGTTATCCGTAATTTCTTTGTACTCTTTAATATCTGCAAATTCATTTTTCAATGCTCTAGACATACTCCAGAGATCATGATTGCCTCGAATAAGTTGCTTCTTGCCTTTAAGCTGCCATAAATACTCCAACCATTTATCTTCTTTAAGCCAACAAAAGTCTCCAAGAATATATACCGTATCTTCGTTGGATACTATACTATTCCAGTTGTTAATTAGTGTTTCGTCCATTTCTTGAACATTTTTATAAGGACGGTAATCGAAGTCAATAATGTTAGAATGCCCGAAGTGTGTATCAGAAATATAATAATTACTCATTTAATCACCTATTTCTATTAAGTATTTTATTGTCATTTGATCTTCTTTGTATACTACAATTTCGTCATTACGAAGCATACCTTTATCTGCGTGCGCATGTAGACAATTAGCACCTGGCTGAAATTTTTGTAGTTTATCATAAGTTAAATCATAATATTTACTATTAAATTCATACACATTGTATGGTACTCCATAAGCGACATCGAATAGTGCCATATATGCAACATTACTTCCTCCCCTTGCCCAATATGAACCAGACAACGACGTATATCCAATACTTTTTGCACACTTAGGGGCATAGTAGCAACCAAATCCAAACATTTTTCCTGTAATCACAGCATTAGTTGGTCTAAGTACAAGCCCAGTTTTAATAATGGACCAAAAGTTTTCGCTACGGCTACCATGAAAAAGTAACTTCGTATTTGTAATATTATTGTCTTTAACGAATTTATCAAATCTTTCCTGAGTTTGTAAGTTAGTCACTTTCCAGGCATTCCTAAATTTACTAGCTGATTCGTTCATAAGAGTCTTAATTAAGGCAATATCATTTCTATCAGCTTCCTCAAAAACTAAACCAAACTCTTCGAGGATAGTTTTATCTTTTTTATCAACAGGATTATTAACTTCTATAGCGGGTTTTATATAAACCTGCCCTCTCATAACGTCAAGCAAGTCCTGTTCTTTAGAAACAATCTTTCCAAAATCATCTTCGGAAGATGCTAGATAATCAGCAACATTACCCATCCTTCGAGGGATAATCATAAAGAGTTTTAAAAGAGTATCATTAAACGCTTCTATTGATAAGCTACTATTTGCCAGCTCATTAATAGTCGCCTGTGCTGCATTAATCATATCAGATGTAACAGCAGAGGCTTTAACTGTGTAGTTTTTACTAATAGTTTCTTTAGCAAGAGACTGAAGCTTATCCACAATAGTCTTAATGGCCTTATTTTCAATCTCTTTATATGGACTATCAGGATTGGTAGAAGAAATATCTTCCACCAAGTCCTGTTTAAGATCGGTTACATCGACGTAGCCTTTCTTCAACTTATTTTTAATTTGCGATTCCCATTTGTTTATGGGATATCTAGTTATTGTTTTGGTAGCATCAATTCTTCCATACTCGACTCGAAATTCATTATTTTCAGGAAAAAGATTATAGTACTTATTATTGTTTGCTGCACTAACCATAACTAGGTATGTAGGTCTAATCTCTATCATCTTTGTTCTCCACAATTATTCCATATTGTTCGTATAAATGTTTTTGCGGCGCAAATTCTTTAAAATATTTTTGTTCAGCATATAATCTTGCCTTAATTGCATCGTCTTTGTTATCAAAATACCCTAAATGAATCACTTTTTTATTTATGTAAATTCTCGATTGCCATTTATTGAGAGTTTTATGCCATCCAACCCCAATAACACCAGACGTATTAATACTAGATTTTGAATGATTGCGATTATTTTCTTGTTGATTTGCTGGTCTAAGATTATGCCTTCTATTATTTAGTGGATTCCTGTCTTTATGGTCATAATATTTACAACCAATCATATCTGACATAGCAATAATTTTCTTATCTATTTTTGTTATTAATCGACGATATCCACTTGCGTAAATATGTTCGCTCCAACAATAATCTTTTATTTTGTCAAAATCATCTGCGTCAACAAAAAAATTTTGCATTTGTATTATTTGTATATCCAATATAATATTTTCCATATTGATCTTCACATACAGTGGAATATTTATTAGTTTTACGATTATTACGACATCTTTCCGCAGCCACTTCTTTGCGAAGACAACCGCAAGAAAGTGTTCTTTGTCCTCTTATGTTACTGCCTCTAAGTATAACTATATTATGATCTTCACAAGAACACTCACACATCCACTGATCATAATGCTTTCCATTTGAACCAATATAGTCATCTACCTGTTTGATAACAATTAATCTTCCAACTTTTCTTCCAACTAAGTCTTCCTTGGTTTTAACCATTAAATATCATCACCTTATAGTTCACATATCAAAATATCCACGTCAGTATCCTTAAAAACATCACAAATGATATCATAAACCTTGTCCCACTGTAGACGATCAAGTCCACAACCTATCTTTGGCATTGCCAACTTAGTAATGTCCAAGTATTCCATTTGTGTTCTCATAGCTTCAAGTGCTTCTCTTAAAGTATCATATGTTGGTTTATTATAACACTGAGGCTTAGTTACCAAGTTAAATACATTATCAATCAATAATGCTTCTCCACCATCGAACTCAAAATTATCATAATTATCATCATAATTCTTGAATAGCTTGAATTTCATGTTATATACTTCATCAAACTTCTTGGCAATTCCTGCTCCAAGCGCAAAGTCTGCCGAGATGCAATGAGCAAGATAGTATCCCTGTGGTACTGTAAAAAGGTCTCTCTGTTCTTCATGAATAGTCATAATTTTATCCTCCAATTAAATTTAAAAATTCTTCTTCTGTTATGATTTTGGTGCCAAACTTTCTAGCGTTATTATTTTTTGAGCTATTGCTATTGGGGTCGTTATTTATCAAAAAATCAGTTTTAGATGTCACGCCAGAAGCTACTTTTGCTCCAAGTTCTACAATCTTTTCATTTATAGAATCACGAGTAAAGTGTTCTAATTTTCCAGTGCAACAAATGGATTTTCCTATAAATGGGTTATCTTTTATTTTTTTCTTTTCTTCGATGGTAAAATGCATTTCATCTGATAGTCTATTAATATCATTAATATGTTCATCAAAAAATTTAACTAGGCTATCTGCGGTAATTTCTCCAATATCATCAAGTTGTGTGAAATCGTATTCATGATTCCACATATCCCACAAAATATCCCAGCTTCCATTACAAGCCTCAGAAATAGTCTTAGCGGCTGACAAACCAATTCCCGGAATCGAAAGTGCTGTGATAAAGTGAGCCAAATCAACATTACGACTTTTTTCAATGGCATCAAGGATTTTCTCTACGGACTTTTTACCAAAGCCATCGCATTTTTGCCATTCTGACTTATACTCTATAAGATGATATAAGTCTTTAAAAGTATGTATCCATCCTTTGTTGATTAAGAATTCAATTGTGGCTTCTGATAAACCATCGATATTGAGAGCCTTTTTACTTACGAAGTGTTCAAAAAGAGCAAGCTTTCTTGACGGGCACCTTTCGTTAGGGCAGTAAAGCACATCTGCTGTGCCCGTATTTTTTAGTTCAAGCTCTGTGCCACACGATGGACAATGAGTTGGTAAAGTAAGCGTATTACTCCTCGTGTTATTTTCTATAATTTTTGGTATTACCATATTAGAACGAATCAGTACAATTTCGTCTCCAATACCAAGTTCCAACTGTCTAATAATTGAAACGTTATGAAGCGTTGCTCTAGTTGTTAACGCCCCTGACAAATCAACTTCGTCAAATATGGCCACGGGAGCAACGATACCAGATTTTGTTGTAGACCATTCAACCCTGCGAAGAGTGGTACTATATTCATCATCTGACCACTTCAATGCCATGCGACAGCCTTCGTGATGAGTCGTTGCTGAAAGAGATTTAGAATAACTATCACTATTTAACTCAAATATAAGTCCGTCCACTGGGAATTCGTATAACTCTGGCGACATTTCTCTCACACAATCATCAACATTACCAATACATCTTTTGACTGTTGTAAATCCAAGATGGTCTAAATAGGCAAGCTGTTCCCATTTAGAATCCCAATCTTTATCACTGGTTTCTTCATCATATAAGCCAGAAACGCATTCAAAGACTATATAGGAAAGTTTTCTCCGTCTAGTAATATTAGTATCAAGATTTCTTAACGAGCCTGCGGCAAGATTTCTAGGATGAGAATAAGGTTCTGTGAGACTTTCGTTAATTTTATTAAAATTACCCCAAGATACAACACACTCACCGCGAAGTTCTATATAATCATCATAAGGAATAGTCATAGGAAGATTTTCAATCATTTTGGCTTGTTCTGTAACGTCTTCACCTATAAGCCCCGTACCTCTCGTGATTGCCTGAACAAATTTGCCATTCTGATATCGAGTACAAAGTGTTAAGCCGTCGAGTTTATAGCTACAGTAAAAACCATTATCACCAATAAACTTTTTAATTTCATTGACATCTTTTGTTTTAGCCGCAGAAAGCATAGGCTTAGAATGAGTTACCTTTTGGAAACTTTCAAGTACCTGCCCTGGCACTTTTCTCGTAGGACTATTAGCAAGCCAAAAATTAGCTTCATCTTCGAGATGTTTCAGCTCGTCAAATTTTTTGTCATACTCGGCATCGCTAATTTCAGGGGCATCTAAATCATAATAAAGATGACAATGATATAGCAATTCTTCAGTAAGCTCTTTAATTTTTTGAATCTTGCCCATTAAATATACTCTCCCTTCACGTGTCCACTTAATATGCCAAACGTCTGAAGCCATTCCATCTCTTTTTCGACCTTCTCGGCAATATCAAAAGCAAACTGAGGTGGATTTTCTTTTGTCTCAAGTATCATCTGATAATCATAAGGCTGAAGAAAATTTTCATCCAACACATCAATTGAGATGTCACTCCCACCAAGAGGAATAAATACATTGAATGTAATATCATTACCAAGAGACTTACAATAATACCAACCCTCATTTCTGTTATTACTAAATCTAGCTTCCCGCATTTGTTCATCAGATAAAATGTGTGCTTTGATTGCGGCATTAACGCCGTTCTTGTTGAGCTTGACCAACCCTACAACCCTCCTTAATCACTTTGTTTTGCATTGGTATTTTAACACAAAAGCACTTGTGTGTCAAGTGCCTTGTTAAATTATTTACATTTTATTCATAAATTACATTACAATCACAACCTGTTCAACGGCTCTAGTACAGGCTGTGTATAACCATTTTGCAAAATACTCTCTATCCCCCAACCTTTCGGCATACACAAGCACTTTATTTGCTTGGCTACCTTGAAACTTATGTACAGTAACAACATATCCATATGCAAATTCTTTAGGTTTCTGAACCTTGTAAAAATCCATATAATTTTCCTTAGTCACCGTAGGAATGCCTGTACGTAACAATTTGTAGTCTATACATACTTTACGGAACACCCCACTAGTATCACTCCAAAATTGCGCAGTCATTTTTGGTTTAAGCAATTTAGTATTTTGGGTACGAATATTACGAATTTCACCAAGCTCACCATTTATTAATGCTTCACCAGTATCACTAGAAAACCACCAATCGTTTTTGAGGGCAATAATCCTGTCACCTTCAATAGGAGCATCTTGATAATTATTACCCCATTTTAGCTTTCTAATATGTGAATTTAATGTCATTCTCGTATCGTTACGTCCACACAATACAATGTCTGCACCAAGTAATAATTTATTAGATACTTTTTCTTTTGGTATTATTCTTGCTTCTTTGGGACCACCATAAGACAATGTTTTTCCTTCTCTGATATCCATACTAAGCCGAATAATAGGATTATCTAGAGCCTGTCTCATAATTTCTGTAAGCACCACATGAGGATGCTCTAAAACTGTTGCATTGCCTGAAATTGGTGGTAACTGAAACATATCTCCCAATGCAATAATATATATCTGATGGGACAATAATAGCTCCCACATTTTTTGAGGCACCATAGAAACTTCATCTACAACAACTATTTTATAATCGTACTCAAGGGTAGCTCGCTCCTCAAATTCAACATCTCCGTTAGATAATGTCTTTGGAATATATAAAAGTCGATGTAATGTCATTGCGTTATGGCATCCTTTGTTGCGCAGAACTAGACTTGCCTTGCCTGTAAATGTCGCAAAAACGACATCACTCATGTCTACGTTCAATGCATCCACAATATACCTGACTGTGGTCGTCTTGCCGGACCCGGCTGCCCCCGCAATAACAGTATATTTTTCATTATCTTTATACCTTTGTACCGCTACTTTTATAGCTTCTTCTTGTCCTTTAGTTAATGTAATATTCTCCATAATATAATATTTCCTTAATCACTTTGTTCTGTTATTTGTACATCTTTAATAATACATTGTGGCTGTAGCACTCCCTGATAATCATTTAACGCACAGGTAGCTACCACATCAAAAGTAATCTTATCCTCAGGGTCTCCCCAACTGTTAACATATTGAAGTAGTGGTGCATCTTCAGGCATTTTAAATTGAACATATTTTATCCCATTACACTCAAAAGCTACACTGTTATTATCTTTGCCCTGAACGTAAATATCTTTACGGTGCAGGGTGATGTTAGTGATGGCAAATAACGGTTCTTCAACTTCTTTAGCCCAAACTGATTTATATTTATCTACCTCATTACATACATATGCATCAATCTTGCTGCTATCCACTTCAAAATCCACTCTATAAATTTTTGCAAAATCAACGTCGGACAACTTGTCATTAAACCAAAGAGTTGCATTATTCACATCCTTAGTAGGTATTTCTACACCGAATGCTGCTGGATGTCCTTGAGCTAAAGTAACATATGGGCAACTTTCCACTAGCCCCCTAAAATCTTCAATAGGACAATAGTCAAATGCCCTACCAGAGCCACCATACAAATCAGGGTGTTCTGCTTGTTGTCTTAATAACAGAGTGGGGCGATTATACTTCTCGGCAATCTTAATAGCTACCAAGCCTGTCATTGATTGTTCTAAGTCTTTAGTGCAATCACACATAATGATTTTATTATCTGTACCCTGAGCATCTATGATTTTTGTAATAGCATTAAAGCCTTTTTCTTTTAATCGATCCTGCTTACCTTTATATGACTTCATAAGACGAACGCAGTGTTCATAAATATTTTCTGTAATAGGTTCTGTCGTTCCTCTTTTGGTATATTCAAATGTCTTTGACTCATCTTCGCAGAAGGCTTTTAATAGCAGCTCACGTTCATCTTTCGTTGCCATACGTAGAAAACTGTTAATCAAAGGTGCAATATAGAAACTGACCGTAAAGGGATTGATGATACCTTTTGTACTAAACTCTTGTGCTTCGAAAATTTTAAGTAGCATTTTATTTTTTAAATTACATAATCCCCAATTAACAGAAGCTCGTGTTTCTATTGATTTAAGTGACATTACATCAGCTATGTTGGCTATCGCAACCAAGTCTATATATTTGTCAGCATAGTCTGTCCAGTTTTCATCATCGAAAGCTCTACAAAACTGCCATGTAATTGCCGCACCACATTCATCTTTATTATAATTTGGACTACATTGGTTGTTAACAACTATAGCGTCGGGAATTACCTCAACTGACTGCTCATGGTGATCTAAACAAACAACATCAATACCTTGGTCTTTAAGCTGTCTGTGAGCAATAATATCATTCGTGGCCGAATCTGGGCATATTAATAAGGCTGTATTAGTCGGTATGTCAAAATCGCCACAAAGACCATGAGACTTATTTTGAGTATGCACGAGAAGTTGTGCATCAACATCTGGTTTTATATCTTGCAAATACTTATATATAATTGTCGCGCTGCAAGTGCCGTCAACGTCTGGATCAACCAAGATGCAGATTTTATTGTTGTGATTCAAATGTTTTTTTACACATTCGACCGCCATGTGTATATTCTCTAAGTTTTGCCAGTCTGAGATATCTTGTTGTGATGATTGAATATATTTTTTTACATCAGCAATGCCTCTATTTTTTAATGTCGTTCCAATAATATCAGTGATATTATTTTCAGAATTTTTGATTAATTTATATTTCAAATTTTCACTCCTCCAATAAAAAAAATGGAGCGTAGTTCCCCACGCCCCACCATTTACTCTTCTAAAATATCGTGTTTTGTATAACAGTTTTCGCAAAAACATTCTCCTGTTTCTATCTTAATAAAGTCACCTTCGATATATTCACCACAACAATCACACTGGATAGCTTTGACAAACTCATCTGAATGACAATAAGGACACACACTAACCATTGGACCATCTGGGTAAGGGTCTGTGACTAGCATATCCTTATGGTACTTGGGAGAATCGAAAACATGGTGGCAATTCAAGCAGTACCACATAATATTTATTCCTGTTTAGGTAGACACTGTAGCGTGTAGCCACAATGATTTTTAAGGTAATCTGCCGCGCTACAAGCTACAAGTCCAGCAAAACCACCACGTACAATGATGATTTTATCCTTTACTTCATAACTTCCTGACAGGGCTGCGAGTGCTGTCTGAGGTGTCCAAATGTGTTTCATTGATTTAACTCTCCTTTGTCAATAAAATAACAAAACTCCCCCTGACGGTAATGCTCCGTCTTCTCTTGGGTCAAAGCCAAGTGTGTCCACTTGTCCACTAAGGGGGTATATGTGGCATTGTTATGTTACTCTTCGCCACTGGTAACACCACATTTAGATGGGTATGTGATAACCGTGAATTACAACCTCACTCCCTTGATGATGTACACTCTCTTGAGAGAAAACTAAAAAACTTTCGTGGCCAACGCCCTAGTTGATTTTTTGCAAAAGCCTATAGTTGCTGTGACTTTTTTAAGCGACATATCAGGCTCGAACTGACGCTTTTAGCTTGGGAAGCTAACGTGCTAACCACTAACACTAATATCGCATAATCAAATAGCGTATTTCGGATTCGAACCGAAACTACCGTGTGTTTGAGACACGCCTCTCTGCCTGTTGGAGTAATACGCCATATTAGATTGAGCTGTGTAACTCAATCCCTTTGTTGTGTATGTATTATACCATAACTTGCTTATTTTGTCAATATATGTTTTATGTTATTCATAATTTATTTACGATTATCAACAAGGCACTTTGGTATTATAGACTAACAGCCTATTCCAGTAAAATTGCTGTACGTGCCTTTATTAGCCCTATATTATATCTTCAACGCTTCTTCGATAGGCTTATACCTATCATCCTGTAATGCCTTTACCAAGCACTCGTAGGGGTCTGTTTCCCCAGACATAACCATTTTAACGAGATTCTGGCTGTATCCAGAAATCAGCACTACGCCAAGCTCATTCTGTTGAATTGGAACTACATTGCTATAATACTCATTGACATTCCAGAATATCAATCTCGGAAGCTGATATCCATACGTTGAATACTCCTGAGCAATCGCCTCAAACAATGGCTGAGTGAAATTAAACGCCTGCCCATCAAACTGCAAATCGCTAATAACCACAACATTCTTAGGCATATCTTCCTGGGACATCTTGCTGTTTATCGCAGTTCTAAGAATTAAATCAAACACAGCTTTAATATTAGTATTACTACAATCAGTCTCCTGATAAGTCTTTACAAGCTTTTCTCTCAAGGTATCCATGCCATCAAGACTAATCAGCTTCGGCTTTGCACCAAAAGTAATAAACTGATTATGGAACTCACCAGTGCTTCTTTCAGCCATATAAATTGCCATAGCAGTACTTACGTCCATTGGCTTACCATACATCGAACCAGAGCCATCACGAACAACTAAGGTATTTTCGCTAGTGAGTATCGGTAGTGCTTTCCACAGCCCCTCAAGGGTTTCGTCGTACTTTTTAACATGAGTGCCCCAACCCTCAGCATACCTATGAACTATATCATCAGGGAACAAAACAGATGCATTAATTTTAGCTTCTCCCTTAGAAAGGGCACCAAGATACGCTCTTCTACGTTCTTCATCATTTCTGAGGAACGCATCGTTATAAATCAGATTTGCACGAGAAGGCACAGCTTCATAGTTAATTTCATTCCACTGTTTGGCAGACATTTTGCGTTCTACCACATCAAGATATTTTCTCATTCTAGAAAGCGTCTGACGGTACTGTTTCGAAGCCATTCCCAGATACTTACGAATGATTACTGAATATCTTGTTGTTTCTATCGAAGATGCATTGGAACTTGGCAGCCATTTAGCCAATAAGGAAATGGACTGACCATCATTCATATGTGCAATGTCTATAGATAACTGTGTAGCAATTAATGCCTTAACTTCATCCTTAACAGGAGTATCAAGCAAACACAACAAGTCATCCCATCGTCCATAGTCACTAATCAGATGTAAAACACTACGTACCATGTCGGGTTTAAGAGTTGCGAGGTATGTCATGACTACCCTAAATAGTCTGCGCTCACCGATTCCATATCTACAATCCCTACAGTAAAATAACCAACGCATAGCCACAACAGGATCTTCGTAATAAGCATCCATAAACTTATTAATGATTTCTCGCTCCGGTTGCTTTCTCAGTGAAGTTACTGAAAAGTTTAAATCGAGCAGCTTTTTGCCAGAAGTTACGTATCCAACAGCACCATTGGTCGTTAAACATTTCTCGTCATTTAACTCGTTCTTAAGAGCATTTATAAAAGCCATTTTCCTTTTTCTCCTTTAAAATTGATTTTATTTTTTTATAAAATCCAAGACACCTTTGGTTATATGAATTACAAGTTCATTCCAATAAAGTTGCTGTAAGTGTCTTAGGAGTTTGCAAGAGACCGTATTGATTATTTGATGTTTTTTAAATATAGAATTATAAATATAAAATTTGCTGTTGGTCTCTTTGAATTTAGCAAGACGCATTTTTTTCCACTATGCAAGAAAAAATTTGCTGTTAGCGTCTTAGAGGAAGATAGATAGGACTCGAACCTACGATTACAGCTTGCCTTTTAACATTGCTGTATAAGATTTTAACAAACCTTATTATTTTGCTGTTGTCTTACCACTTGACTACTATCTCCAAATTGTGGACAGGAGCAAGACTCGAACTTGCGACCACGGCTTTACCAGAGCATTATAACATTGCAGTTTAGGCTTATAACTAAGCCCGATTATTACGTGCTCTAACCAACTGAGCTATCCTGTCCATAAACGCAGAGCACAGCAATCGAAGCTGATACTTTTTACAGTACGCACCGCTTAGCAGGCGGGCTCCGAACCTCTCGGATTTACTCTACATATTTACTGCGAAGAAGGGGACTCGAACCCCCAATCCCTTACAGGCAATGATTTTTAAGACCATTTTGTATTCCAATTCCAACACCTTCGCATATACAGTGGTTTTTAAAGTGAACCACCAAACACATAATCACTTTGTATTATAATTAGCCTACATTATCAAGGATTTCTTTAATTCCTATCAGTCCAGCGTAAGCATCTCCGTCACCTGATGTAATAATCGTTTTAACCGAACCATTAATCGCCTTTACGGCCTCGGACTGTACATCAAGTTCTTTGTCTCTAAAATACTCATCAGTATAAGCTTTCTGTTTTTCCAGCTCCGCTTCTTTAGTAAGTTTAGCAATCTGAAGTTCCTGTTCTGCAATCTTTATATTCGCTTCAGAAACCGACAGTTCTGCTTCAGCAGCTTTCTGTTTTTCGTAAGCCGCAGCATCAGCTTCATTCTGACGCTTAATCAACTCCACTTTCGAATTAGCTTCCTGCTCATCAACTATTTTCTGATTTATTTCATTCTGCTTATCTCTATCAAGTTTTGCAAGCTCCACCTCATTCTGAGCCTGTGTTTTCTGGTCAATCTTTTCCTGAATATCTGCCGGAAGAATCAACGTACCAATTTCAAATCTAACAAGTTCCACACCATAAATCTCATTCAAAGTTTGTGAAAGAATTTCAAATACCTGATTCTGTATTTCAGATCGAGACGATTGAATGTCATATACCGAATAAGCCTGTGATACTGTCGAGAGTTTACCTTTAGTAAGACCATAAATGTCATTGTCTACAATACTGTCAAACGACTTCGTTCCAAAAGACTTAATAATTCTTTCGATATCCACTGGACGAATACTTATATAAATATCAGCATCAATATTTTTGCCTTCCTGCGAAGCAATCTGCATTGACATGTCCTTACTGTTGTCGCCTTCAGCAAGACTCGTCCAGTTTTTCGAAATGATTGTGGTCGGGTAGGTTAGTACATCCTGGGTAATAGGATTTATACGAATACGACCTGTGCGTTCAACATTAATTACCGAAGTGCCTTCAATGACATTATCATCAGTAGGAGATGCTGTCCTGTCATAAACATAACCTACATAACCTGCATCAATTGTTTCATGAGTTACCCCGTACCCAATCAGCCCACCAATAACAATTACAATTGCTAATATTAATGATATTATAACTTTATTCATCTTCGTCCTCATCTTTTTCATTTGTAAAAAATTTTTTAATTTCAATATAAATTTCGTTGTGGAATAACAACGCCACAACAACAGCGATTAATAATAGAAGAATAATTCCCTTAATAGGCATATTACTTCTCCTTGCCCTCACATAATATATTAATTTCTGTCCATGCTCTCACATATGCCTCTTTCTGAGCCTCAATACTTTTTTCACGCTTTGCAGCTTCACGACGCGCTTTCTTTTCTTCATTCTTCTTTTTGCGTTCCTTGCGCTCTTCCTCTATCTTTATCTTTTCGGTTCTCTTGGCATCATTCTTAAGAAAAACTCTGATAGCTCTATCAATCAGCTTATTATAAATTGAGCTACCACCAACAAGCTTCTTAGTGATACAAATTGAAATGCCCTGTTCTACAGAGAATTCATCGCACTGATGAACTACTGCTTTTTCGGTTGTACCATCCATAAACTCTACAACAATTGCACAATTATTATAAATTCTTACATCTTTGATATCAGGAATCAGTTTCTTAGTGGATTGTAGGAATCCATCTTTATAAAATTTAGCGACTAGCTTACCGTCATGATCATCCCTCGTAAGCATTGTTTTTACTTCGGGGTTAACATCTGGTTTAACGTTTGCTTTCACCAAAATATCATCAAAGTTATCTTTTGTGCTATAATCAATGGTAGTACTTATACTAGTAATAGTGTTACTAATTGGAACTGTAGTCGCATTTACAGTTGTAGTTTCGCCATTATCAAAATAAATTGTTCTACCCGTCGCATAAAAACTATTAATATTCTTATCGTTGTTAGTGCCCATAATTAATTCTCCCACCTATTTTTTTATTAAACATAGCAACTGTTATCATCGTCGCCACCAGAGTTAAAGAATTTTAAAATTATCCACATTATTAGTAGCAAAAGCCCTAGTGATTCTAGTGCCGCTAATATACTCCATACGACCTCTCCCATATTGTTTGCCCCCAACCTCTTTGTTTTGTGTATATATTATATCATACTATCTTTTATTTGTCAATACGGTATTTCCGTAATTCACAATTTATTTACAATTTACCTAATTCGTTGCAAATCATGATTCAATAGATTAAACCACTTGTCTGGCTCGTCACTGGGACTTTCTTTTTCATCCAGAATGTCATCAGCATCGATAATCGCCCAAACAGGAACACCTTCTAAAAACTGATTAGCAATGTCTTGAATAGTTTCTCTATTAATATCTTTATCATACGCAAAAATAATTTGCACACCCAGTCTAATTAACATTTGGATTTGATGCTTAGAAATCTTACTACCACCCGTAGATACACCATAAAACCCCATCTCGTATAGCTGCATTACTGCTTTTTCTGACTCGACTACGAACACTCTACCTTGTTGAATAATATTATTAAGTAGCTTATCAAGCCCATATAGTAAACGTGACTTTGAACAAGGTTCAAGGTAAATGTACTTCATATCAGACGAATCTAATTTCTCTTTAAAAATACGTCCTTTAACACCTACTAAATCCCCTATCTCTGATCTAATAGGAATAGTAATGTAATTGGTCTGAGGATCATACCCAACTTCAAAGAAACGCTGAGTGCTCAAAGAAATATTGTCTTTCTCAAAAAGATGATTCCCTATTGGTAGATAATAGTTCAATATCTTCTCGCTAATCGGTTTAACTAGGATGTCATCTGAACTGTTAATACAGTCACCTGATTGCATATCCTTTAATAGTTTTAAAATTTGCAAGCTCTCAGGAATTGGCTCTTCTTTTTCATAATAATCAATAGCACAAATATTACAAAGATGCCTGAGGGCATCAATGAAATTTAAATCTTTAGCCCACATTACAAGGTCAAGAATATCTGCTGTGCGATTCTGCTCCTGAGGTAATATATCACGAGAGTAATCAATTACAGTCAAATTGTCATTTAAATATACTGTAATAGCGCTCTTGTTATCACCATCAGGATTCGAGCATGTAATATACCCATTACTATGACGTCGAATAAAGCGACAACCAATGTCTTCGAGAATTTCTTCAATCTTATTTTCTTCTAAGATTTTTTCTTTTAAAATCTCGACCCTCATCGATTATCCATCCTCTCTTTTAGTGTGACATTATTATATCACAATCACTTTGTACTGTCTATGGACAATGCCGCTAAATTATTCGACAATGAATTCTTTTAATTTGTTATATATATCTATATCAGAAACACACCAAAGTTCATTCCACTCCAGAGAACATAATGCTCCAAGTATTGACTTTGCACTGACAGTGTAATTATTACCATCAGTAAGATAAATATTCTCTCTTTCAGCAGAGCATATATTAACAAACTTATTAATGTCTTCCATCTTATCCAATCTAATCTTCACTCTCATATTCTTATTGCCACCTTTCTTCAGCAAATCCATTTTCTATCGTATAAAATACTTTTTTGATGCCAAGCGAACGAATAACTCTTTCGCAACCCTCACAGGGTCTAGCTATCGCAGGTTCTCCATTCTTATGTTGGCGAAAAATATAAATAGACGCATTGCTTAAATCTATTTTATTTTTAATCAACGGAAGTAATGCGTCTATTTCTGCATGACATTTACCAGGACATTCTATGCCATATCTTTCCGTATCAAGCTTCGCCTGTAGTGGATTGCATTTAACATTGCTATTACACCCACTAGAAATAATTCTGTGTTTAAGTACCACAACTGCCCCAAGGGGTTGCTTGTGGTCTGAGAGTTTTGATACCGCCTTGGCAGCAGCAAAATAGGCTTTCTGTGTCCTAGTCATATCTAATTATCCTTTTTACTTTTTCTTTGTGTACTTGAGCGAAATCCATCCAGCACCAGATTTTAATTTTCCCCAACCATTCTTCTCTTCAACAATAGTATATACTTCGTTCTTTTTGATAGAAGTTGTTACTTTATACCTTGTCCCCGGACCAGACCGAACATTAAGTACATTCGCTGTTACTCGCACTGTATAAGGCATAAATGTCTTTACTGCAATTTCCTGTAGGTCAGTTGCGTCCACCCAACCATATGCTGTAGAGCCACCACCAGAAACGGCTATAACCATATATGGATGTCTACTTTTTCCTACTCGATAAACATTATTAACCTTTACTTTGCCTGGTTTACAAATATAACCTTGAATTGCGTCGGAGGACTTGTAATGCTTAGTACCATTGAACTGTACAACCTGCCCTACTTTAAAAACTGGTACTATAGTATTAGTTGTATTAGAAGACGAAGAAGAATTAGTTACTCCGTAATATTTCTGTACTGCCTGAAGAAAATTATTCCAAAGCCCCTTGTCTCTAATTGTTTGAGGACAGTTCTTTCCATCAGGAGCAAAGTCATGATGTTGTTTAACAGCACCAATAGTTAGGTTATGTTCTTTAAGAAGCTTTGCAGTAAGCCATGCAGCATTATCTCTAGCTTTGTCAAAGTTTCCATCAGAGTTGACGCAGATTTCTATGCCTATTGATGCCATATTACCACCACCCTCTACTCTACCATCAGAAGCATGATACGCAATTTCGTTGTCTGGAATATGGTGATAAATTGCATGATCGTCAACGGTGTAGTGCCAAGAGACATAAGTTGTATTTGCCTTGGCAAGATTCTTTAAATAAGTAGAATGGTTCTTTGCGTCGGCACCTTTAGATGAATTGCCTGTTTCGTGAATTACAATCCACTTCTTTTGTCGCACATCTCCTGGTCTAACTTTTCCACCTTTCTGTGGAATTATATCTTCAATAATATTCACTTTACCCACTCCTTTATTATTATTCATTTCTATTGGATTTTTGGTTGGCGTGGTGCTCGAAGATGTTTTGAGATAAATTACCAACATATTATCAACTGCCCTATTTTCCAATCCATTCGTAATGGTCTTGCCATCATAAATCATACGACTCGAACCACCACCATCAGCATTTAACATAAAACTCAAACCAAGAGATAATCCAAGATTTTGAAGTTCGTCATAAGTCATACCTGGAGAGTCAACGCAAATTACATAAATATAATTCGCATCATATCCTATACAAGTACGTCTTGTTTTGTATGCCAGTTCTGTCGCATATGTAATGATAGTCTTCTTACCCTCCTTAATAAGCATCGGGTACGCACTACAAAAATCTTTCCAATCTCGTTCTTTATGCCGCCCATATAAAAGCTCATTGGAATCAGTGATTCCAAAGCCTTCGGTTCGTAACCCGTCATATGCATACTGTTGATGATTGCTCACTAACGAAAAACATGGTAAACCAGCACTATTCATGCCGAAGAGCCCAAGATTCGTAACTAAATTGGGTTTTTTAGCCTGCCTATCGTAGAAAGACTGTAATGTCTCGCGAGGCTGTTGCCCTATTTCAATGCCAATTTTGTCAATTTCCTTTTTAGAAATTTTAACAATATGAACGTATTTTTTGTTTGTAGGTTCATATAATTCCATAAATACTACTCCTTTATAATCTCACAGACAACCACTTTGTTCTGTTTGCTGTATTCTATCATAATTATTTTGCCCTGTCAATATGCACAACATACAAATATTTTAATGAGCTGCTAAATCACATTCGTGCAATTCATCAATCATCTTTCTGAGATAGGGTGACAACCTGTTATAATACCTTGTATCTAAAAACGGATCCATATGTGTCGATACAAGCCATGCTATCTCTATCGCAGATTCACCAAGACCATATATCATATAAGCCGAAACACATTGATGCTGATAATAATGTGCTGAATCAGACAATTTTCCTTTTGTATTTCGAAATGATTTTACATAAGGTTTTCCTATGTCATGATAGAGCGCAGCACTGTACACGTCCCAATCAAATGCTTTTGTTACCCCATAAGAATATGCCTTCATACAATGATCATATATACTCAACGTATGATGTGGGTTATCATGTGGAATTTTTGCGCTATTCAAAACTTGCCTGATGTACATTGTTTCATTAAAATCGTCAGGACGAACAACTTTAATTTTAGAAATTCCTTCGTCGTAATAAGGTGCCTGAAAACGCTTAAGCATTCTATCAATCACCTCTTTGCCAACAGTACGCTCCCTCGCCGCATCACGAGTAATACAAACTTCAATCGGAGCCCATATGATATGACATTCAATTTTGGCAAACTTCGGGCATACATTAATAATGCAAGACCGATCTTTGCGAGTCATATTCGTGGCGTCATACCAGACAGTTCGTCCGTCATTTAATGCTTCCACAGCCCTCTTTTGCATAGTAGCAAATACTTCTACTGGGTTTTTCTGAATTGATTCATCTCCATAAAATTCTTTACGAATAGAGTCAGAGCTTAAGATAATATCATCTTCAAATGCGTTTGTTTTAGCATATGTAGTCTTGCCACTTCCTGGAATTCCACATAGCAAGATTAATCTAGGTCTATTCATTTTTATTCCTTTCTCTTGAGTAAATACTCGCGGCTTACGTTCTTAAATGACCTCTGACCATCAAGACTTCTATAAACCCAACCTTCTCTTAGTCCTTCTCCAACTAAACAAGAACCATCAGCGTCTTTTTTTAATTCTTCCATCGTATCAGGAAGAATATAATGTTCGTCGGCAATCGGCACCCACGGAATACCATTTCTGTTGCAAATCTTCGCAGCATCAATAGAATTTATTCTACCAATATCAGAACGAATAAGGTTGTATCCAAAGAAACAAATTTCTTTAAGCTTGTGAGGATTACCCTGAATGTTTGGTCCCGCAGTTTCTCCCTGTATACACACATAACTAAGATGATTTCTTTCTAGATATTTTTTCAAGAAATCAAATATGTGATATTTCTCCGCCATCATCCAATATACATTACCATCAATATCTTTATGATAATTTGCCTGCGATGGAGTCAGCTGTCTTACATTTCTAGAGCATACATATTGTTCGTATTTTTTGCCCTTTTTCTCAAGAATGTAGGTACTACTTGTTCCGTCCACCTTCTGCGTTTTAATCCACGGTTCTTTATTTTCGAGAATATACGGAAGATTTTCGCATCTTTCCTCGTCGGTGACTTTAATAAAAGGAAAATGTTTTGGAAAACCTTTGGGTGCATCTTTCTTCTTTCCGAGAAAAACAAAAATAAGTTTTCTAAACCATTCATACTTCATCAATTTCTTAACAAACTTGTTACTAAAAAACTTGGGATGACGTGCCTTCATAAACTTATACTTAGCATTAGGATCTCCATTACTTTTTCTAATATTATCTTCTTCAACTGAATATTTAATACCCAAAATATCAGTAACATCAGTTCCCTCTCTGAGCCCATCCAATTCTTTGAACACAGACTGTGGCAGTGCAAGTCCCTGTGAAATACAATTAAACTTACCAAGCTTCATAGTCTTAACCTTAAATCCCTTGGTACGCAAAAATTCAAACTCTTCTCTTTCAGGTACTTTTGAATCAATCTCAATATATACGCAAGGATCTCCCTCTTTGAATTCACCCTTCTTACATATCAGATTCCAACCAAGAACATAACATTGTTCGATATTATCTGCTCCTTCAATAGGCCTGATATTGGTGACTTTTTCAATATGAGCCAATGCTCTCTTTCCGTTTACAATCATATTTATCTCCTTAGTTCATTACATTTTTAAACTCTTTCGTAACTAACTTCAATCCGAGTTATTTCTTTTTCAATCTTCTTCACCTTATACGGTTGATTCCAATACTCATCCTCCTGACACTCTGTCAACCCCCTCTTCCAATCGATCCTCCACAGCTCACCATCAATTTCAATAATAGTACCAATGTGCTGCGTCCACCTACCACTATCACCTTCGATTTCGTCAACCCTAACACCATTCCACACAAGGGTGTCAATTTCCCTCTCGTTTAACTTTTCACCCTTCTTAAGCTTGGCTACAGTTTCATCATAATCTGCCCAAAATCCCATAATTAATTCCTTTCTATTTTATTATGTTCATCACACCACTTTTGACATTCTTCCATAGACTCAAAGCACATATCTTCTCTGTGCCGTGGTCTAAAATCATTTTTCACCTGATAAGTTACATTCATAGTGTTTTTCTCAATTTCAATAAAAATTTTTGCTATCTCAAATGGTCGCTTGGGTGAAGTCCATTCATCCCAATATATTGGAATGTAAACCTTGCTCCCAATATGATACTTAACTTCCATCTTTGTATCCTCTCAATCTTGTTGATTTCTCTTGTGCTTATTGACAGCTCTGAGCGTTCCTGGTACCTGCTGCCAAACATTCCTATCTAAATCCGCTTCTAACGCAAACATATCCTTACCACCATTTCTATTTTTTATCAAATTGCATAATACATATTTCTTCTTTTTGTCTAATGGTGTACTAGCAACCTCATCAGTCCAACCTACAAGTGGTTTATCAGTATTAACTATTTCGTAATCATCATATTGATTAGACTTCAAATGAAGCATCATGACCATATTCGAAAATAAATGGAATATATGCTTTGCAGTAGCAACAGAAGTACTATTTACATCTTCAATCTTTAAAGCATTCGCTGCATCTGCCATCTGAAAGCTCATAATGGCAGCAACATTCAAAGAAACATTTAATTCCGTCAGAAGCGTTGTAGTTTTTACAAAATCAGACCATGATGACATATCTGAATTAGACGAATGCTTTAGAGTGTCATAAAACCAACACTGTGTTTTATTTACACGCACAGTTTGCCTTACTAAACGTGTGATATTCTCATCAGAGTAATTCGCCGCAACATTCTTGAATAAAATCATATCTTTACGCTCTTCAAGCCATTTCATAGCATCTTTTACATTGCGATATTCTTCTGATTCATTCTGTAGCCGCTTGATGAACTGTTCTACTGTTTCTTTTTCGGGATTGCGATAGATTATTTCTTTATTGCTATTTAAATACAATCCATGTTTAAATCTCTCTTCTGTGATAGAAATTTCGTGCCCAAAAAGCTTCTGAATCGCCGGAGAATTTAACACAGACACGTGAATGCATCGTAACATCTTATCTGTCTGCATTTCGTTAGCAAAAAATGCGCACTTAACGTTCTCTACTAAAGCCAAATGTGTGCATAGATAAATCAATGATCTACCTTTACCTGAGTTGCTTAAAGCTCCAATTCCGTATGTATCGCCCGGTAATATGCCACTACAATATTTAGTAATAAAATCCCATGCACAATTATAACCTTGAGCAGGTGTTTTGAAATACTCATCCATAATAGAGCTTGCATTTGCAACTGCATCTATTGGCTCATCAAGACCAGTAATTACTCTAGAGCATATAGTATCAAGTCCTCCACGAACAATATTGGCACAATCATCTGCCGTTAATTGCTCGAACTTAGGATGAGATAGTACTTTTGTTACATCATAGGTCTTGTTGAGTGAACGTAATAAACTATATTTTTTAAGCTTATCTACGAATTTGCCTAGCTCATACTGCTCAACGGCTACGCTCATAACTCCTTCGATGAACTTAAAACCACCAAATTTTTTATACCCCTGTAACCGTACCTCTGATGATGCCGCAAACATATTGGCTTTTGCAGCAGTGAATGTATCAGAACAATTTAAAATATAATCTTGAAAGAACTGATAGAAAAAAGCGCAACCTTTATCGAAAAAGTCATCATTTTTAATGACGCTAGTATAAGAAAAAGATACTAAAGAATCTTTAAAAAATGTTCCAAGCACAATCATTTCTGTTTGCGTAGAACATAATTGTAGTTCAAGTTCTTCATTCATAAACACACCGCCATCTTATATAAAATCGTCAAGAATATTACTCAAATTTACATTATTATCCTGTGTATGGGTTCCTTTGAGACCTTGCACCTTACTGTAGTCAATATGCTCTTTTGTTGCTTCTTCTCTTACCCTTTCTTGTTCCGCTATCTCTCGTTTACGCATGTCTTCTCTATATCTTGCATTCCAGTCTACTAATATACTCAAATCATACAAGATTGCGTTAATACCACCTTTTATATTTCGCCGATAATGGATTGCTTTTAAATCATCTATATAATATTTCCATTCTTTAAGCAGTTCTTTGGGAGAAATTTCATAGATTTGCCCTTTGGCTTTCCCCTTGTAAACCTGATCGAGTTTTTCAAATACTCTATCGTTTACTTTAGAAATATTATATTCCTTGCTAATCCAGACAAAAATATTATCTTTGTCTATCAGCGCATTTATCTTTGATTTAAACTCTGCAACAAACAATGGAATGCCACTTAAAGCCTGTTTCCAGATAGCTATTCTTGCCCTTGGACTACTAATTTTTATTTCGCACATTTTCTTAAAGCAGTCTATATGATAGTACTGATTTTTATAAAACAATATATCATCGGGGATATTATCTTTATCTATAGCAATATTTTTTTTACACTCATTACATATTCTATTAATCATTAAACCCCTCCAAATCTAAAAAAATATGAGAGTGGGAGTAATCACTCCACGCTCCCATTTAGTGTTTAATTTATGCCTTGAGAACTGTAAGAATTTCCTGAAGAGTTGCTACGTCAGATTTCTTCATTGCTGCTGGGGTTGAGGGGAGGTTTGCTGAGGCGAGAGCGGACTTTTTCTCGGATTGTTGTTCTTTTGTCAGCCCCTTCATAATATTAGAAATTTCGCCGAATAGCTTATCTTCCTTTGCAATATTAGATGTAGCTTCAAAAGCTTCTACAGAAGAAAGCTCATCTTTATGTTCGTGATAATACGTTTCTTTTTCATTCTGTTCCTGTTTCATTTTTTCAGCCATATACTGATCGTCTGCTTTTGTGGATGTGATTGATTTTTTGATAGCTTCCGTAACAACTCTAATATAGTTATCTACAGAAAAGTCAACTTTTTGTTCAATATCGGGGAATCTACCCCCTGCGTCCACAAACCCGTCTCCGCGGAACCACATATATCTTTGCGTATCAACAACCTTGTTATCTTCAATTTCCTTTTCAGCATTAATCATCATAACTATATCGGCCTTATTTGCAAAAATACCGTCATAGTCCGTATTAAGGTTACTAGTTAACAACTGATAAGCATCACCGTTTTTCTCAGTAATTTCCTTATATTTAGTGTGACCAATCCAGATTAAACCATATCCGCTTCTTGACAACCTAGTCATTATATCATCAATAAGCGTTGTTAGTTTTTCTCTAGGCGCCCCAAAACCACCAAAACAGGCATTGAATCCACTAGGAATTTCCCCCTTTTCTCTTCTATGGAGCCTGATAACTTCCTTTTGCCCAATTTTAATTAATTCATCCACGGTATCGAAGCAAACAAATTTAAAATGATTGTCTTCTTTATTCTCGCACAGGTCATCTACAATTTCATTTAAAGTTCCCCAGTCCGGAACAGTATCATATACGACCCCATCTAGTGCTTTCTGTCCTTCCTCATTACCTATTTCAAGCAATAATCCATAACTTAAGTCTCCATAAAGCTTTTGAATAAAATCTTTAAATAAAGTAGTTTTTCCTATTTTTTTAATACCTCGCCAATAGTGTCTATAGTTCGCAAGATCTACTTTTACTTCATTTGTTTTATATTGTCTCGCCATCGTCTACCTCATCTCCTCTTAAAGTATTCAAATAATTATTTAGCTGTTCCTATGTTACATATCCCTATTCTATTGCGTTTTCAGCAAATGACCAATGAAGCTTTTCTTAAATCACTTTGTGCCGTATGGAGTAGATACTAAAACCTACCCAAACAACACGATTCTTACTCCACTGATTACCAATCTACCTCATCTTCGTTACTACTTACATCATCGCTCCAAGGTAGTTCATTGCTACTTGCTGATGTTGATGCTGTTCCCCATGTATCTGCATCCTTTTTAGGAGCTTCACCAAACTGCTTATCAGCTTTCTTATTCTCCTCAATAGCTTTTCTCGCCGCAGCAATTGAGTCTTCTGCATAAGTCTCCTTATCAATTGTGCTAGGCTTTGCATTCTTAACAACAAGCTCGGAAATTCTTCTACCAGTAGGTCTATCAAATGTGGTTTTCTCAGTGCCCCAAGAATCTTCCACTTCTACAGTCTCAGTAGGCACAAAGCTAGATATTGAACCAGCAATCTCAATAGAATTAAAAGGCTTAAGTCCTTTTTTTATATTCGTTGCCAGTGAACCATCTGTAGCAACGAATGTCGTCGGAACGATATCAGCATAAGCAACATGCAGTGCGTCAATTACAAATCTACCAGTTGCCTTATCTTTATCATCTTTCTCTTTATCAATGCCCTGGTAAATAATTGTAGCCCTAAAATCTGCCGTGGGCTGAAAATCATCTGCGTCAAAATCTATAGGCTTAGATAAGAGAGAAATCTGCGTTGGTACAAACTTAGTGCTTCTTTTAGGATTACCATCTTTATCAACGTAAAGACTAAAATCAATTGTGCCACGAATATATACAGACATATCGTCCTTAAGATGATTTCTAACATATTCGCAAGCATCGTATTCCGTCATGTTACGATTGATATTCTTGCCAGACTCAACATCTTTTTCAAGACCAATCTTAATACCAATTAACTGTCCATTATGAGACTTATTTCTATCTGCCCAAGCTACAGTTTCTGTTTTCTTTGACTTCGAATCATAGAAATATACATTCTGTCTTGGCATACCATTTAAAGATATATACTCAGTCTGTCCTGGAGCAAATTCTACTCCGAAATTAATTGCTCTAAATCTAGAGCCATTTTTGGCATCCTTTTCAGTATAAAACCCATTTTTTTCAGTGCCACTTATTATGCCTGAAAGCACAAATTCTGTTTTTGTAACAGGTAAATCAAAAATTCTTTTGCTAGCCATATTTATCTCCTTATTAAATATAAAATTTTAATCACTTTGTTCTGTATTATACGTATAATAACGGTCATCCGATACTACATCGTATAATTCATATCTTTCTAATATGTCATTGCCTACATAAAGATGAGATGTAACTGCCCTACATTTCGAGCAGTATACATCAATATATAATTCATCTTTAATTTGATTGTAATTTATATTAGAACAATGTATGTGTCCACATATACATTGGAAATAACTCTTATTATGTTTCAAATCTGACATTTCTCATTGCTGTCCCCCTTAGCCTCTTTGTCTTATGTACTGCAATGATTATACTACACTTTCACGTTTTTGTCAAGAGTCATTTTATAATATTCACAATTTATTTACAAATACCTTAATTAGCTGCTTGTCTGACTTAATTAAAAAAACATTTTTGTCATATGCAAACTCGATGACATCATTCATTGGGATATATAAATCTTGATCCTTAAACCTCACTCCTATCTTGTCTTCATTGCAAATAATATGAATACAATCAGTTTTATATCTTTTGCCGCCAAATAGCTTATGATAAATATGAATAAGTCCTGGTGAATTATTGATTGAATTAAATAATGTTAAAAAATCTTGCATTTTCTGCCCTCCTCATTTGTCAATTCAAATAATATTTTGTATTCAGATTATACATTTTTTAAAAGACCATTGTCAATAAATATACATATGGTAAATTTTGGCTAAAATAATATAATCACTTTGTGTTGTATGTAATGCTAAAACTTGCTAAGGACAATAACGTCCTTAGCAAACTATACATATTGCTCAAATTTTGCTTTTAAAATCTGTGGATATAAGTCAGAATAAATATCATATCTCCTAGCTATTTTCTTACAATTTTGAGTTGTAATAAAATTATTGAATGTCATATTTTCTTTTTGCATTTCAAGTTTAATGCAATGCAATAAACCACTTTCTTGAATACTTGTTGGTGTCATATTAATATCTAAATACTTTCGAATTGTCATAAAGCGTTTCTGGCACCATCTATAACGATGCTCGGCATCAGAGGGATTATTTGAATCTGAATATGTGTCTTTTACATTCGCATTCATTTTGTAGATACCTAAATTTTTTACTTTTCGCACAATTACCGGATCAGTAGAATTATATGATACTAATTCCATTTCACGAAGGGATTTTTCTAAAATAACATATGCACGTTCATCTAAAGGAACAACTTTTCCTGTTTTAAAGTAAATACACATATTATTTAAACTAATTTGTGTTCTTTCTAAGTAACATAATTCCTTAAGCCATTGTCCTCCTACCCCCAAAAATAATAATTCTAATATAGCTTTATCTGTCCAATTAAGCAATTCATTTTGAATATCTATTAGCTGCTCCCTTGACAGTATCATACTACGTTTTTTATCCTTATTTACACAAGGAATCAAATCCGCTTTAGTAATTTCATCATATACATTTAATATCTCTGACCCTTTTTTATTCTTTGCCCATCGTGCAAAATATTTGGCAATCATATTAAAATTTTGCAAATACTTTACTGAAATTGTGTTTGTCTCTCGATAAATATTTAATACTTCTTCTCTAGAAAAATCATAAAAATATTTTTGATATTGATCCTCATATGATACAAGTTTATATATTTTTGCCTTAACAGATTCTTCAATATCAAATCTACTACGCATATATTCCTCTAAAAAATCTTTTAATTCCACCTCTGTTGTATAATTCATTTCGCTTCCACACTCCTTGTGGGTATTTTTAATTTATTATTCTATCATCACTATACAATATTATCAATCATTTTGTACTATATCAGAACAAATTATCCAAAACTTTAATTGTCTTTTCTTTCTCTTCTTTTAATACATCAACATATCTTTGTGTAATTGCTATATTGCTATGTCCTAATTGTTTAGCTATTGCTTGAATACTTACACCTGCTGCTGCCAAATTAGTTGCACTTGAACTACGTAATTTGTGAGCAGTAATATGTTTTGCTATACCAGCTTCTTTAGTATATTTTTGAATCATATTATTAATTGCGTCAGGAGATATTCGATTGTGCTTTTGGGAGATAAATAACGCATTAGTATCAACATCCTTAAAAGCCCTACCTCTGACAGCAATCCAGTCACGTAGCAGTTCCGCTGTTTGTTCTCCAATTTCAATATTACGAACCTTGTTGCGTTTTTCAATAACATGGATAACATTGTTATCGAAATCTATATCCTCTATATTTAAGCCAATAATTGCTCCTGCTCTTAAACCAGTAGCTAATCCAAGCCCAATAATTGTTTTATCTCGTGCGGCAGTAATCTTATATGGATTTTTATCAACAACATCCATAATTTTTTTAATTTCTTGTCTAGTTAGATAGGTGACATTATGCTCGTTATTAGTGGTGCTAGGTCTCGATGTCTTATCAATGGGATTAGAAACATAATAACCACGTTTTACTAAAAAATCATAAAAGTTTTTTAGACCACTCCATCTAGCGGCCTGAATATCTGTATTAATACGTTTAATTGTTCCATCTACTTTTCTTGACGTTTCCATAGAAATCAAATACTTTTCAATGCTTTCAATATTAACTTTATAAAAATTTTCATCATAAGAATTATGAGTAACAAATTTCATAAAACTTATCACATAATTTAAATAAACATCAATAGAAGAAAATGCTTTCTTATTTGCACGAAGATAGGTGTAATAAGTGCGTAAAATTTCTGGTTGCCCTTTAAGTTTTTCCTCTATTCTATTTTGAAGTTTTTGTTCTTTCTCTAGTCTACCATTCATAGTAATACACCTCCACTTTTTTATTGATGTCTAGTTCTAAATTTTACATACACAATTGTTGCCACAATCCAAATTATATATCTATCCTTAAAAATACAGCCACCAACCATAGTGGCAATATAGAACAATAATGCCGTACCATTTGCCATAGTCCCAGGACGATCCATATATTTATAATTCCAATGGTTGTTATATACGTCTTGCTGCTGTAACTGGCATTCTTCATTACTAGTATCCTGATTTTCTAATACTTTTCTTTTTTGCTTGCCTATATACTCCCGGCTCTTTATCGCATCTTTAAGAGCATCCACTATACATCCTCCCTAAATATTTTATTAGCTTTTTTTGTTGCCTTTTTCTGTTCTCTTTGCCTCCAATAATCATTTTCTTCGTGCTTTTTAAGTGCATGACAATTCTTTTTAAGACATTCATGTCTTTTAAGTGTCGCTACAGTTAAATGAGCGTGATGTTTACGACAATAACCAACCGCTTTCGTTCGAGATATATAACTACCGTATAATCCAACTAAAGGCTGTGAATTTATCATTTCCATTTGTATTCCTCCATATCACATCTGTGCATCCGAAATGTAATCTATTGCTTCGTTTATTGAGTCCATTGCAGAATCTAAATTATCAATTGCTTCCTCCATTGCTGAACCTCGCATTGTTGCTTGAAGACCTTCTGATAAATTGTCAAAAGAAAGCTGCTCGTCATCCATAACGTTCTCAAGTTCATTTTTTGATTTTATCAAGTCTTCGATAATTTTCTGCAATTTTTGACGTCTTATCTTATTCATCTTCATCATCCTCATCCTTAGTCCAATAATTGCCAATTATTCTATCTGAACAATCACCGAGATCCCATACATATCCAGCAAGTAAAAGTGTTACATGCTCCTTGCCCGCATTCGCAACGGCAATTCCTTTGAAGTTATCGAGAAATTCTGATATCTTTATCTTAGTACCATCTTCATGAACAGGTTGCTTATGTTTTACCCATCCGTTATCTTCGAGGTATCTACCATATATATTTGCCACAAACATAATCTCTCCATATTTTACTGAATATTCGGTTAAGTCTCTTAGCACCTTTTCCCAAGGTGTATCCATTGCAATACATAATGCTCTGATAACACAATCATCGGTAAATTTATGTTTTGGATTAGCATTTACAAACTTCCAATATTTACTTTTACTTTTATTTTCCATATTGATGCATACCTCCGATATTTTTATTGTATTATATCATATTTTTTTGCGTTTGTCAATCACTTTGTCTGGTGTTTACATTTTATTTACAATGACCTTTGTCAGTTAATAAACGGTTTTATAGCTCTAAACAATGGTGCCGATTTTGTACCACCAACTCGCTCTATATTATTATGAAACAAAGCCTTAAGTATATTACACATCTCATTCGCAGACATATCTAGCTTTCTCGGTGTCTCTGGATAGTTCGCAATAAATTCTCCACCCGGCTCAAGACTATCGTAAATCTGCTTAATAGTTTCAACAAACATCCCCAAACTAGACTGGACATTCAGAACATTACTTGCGAAAATCACTTTATATTGTTTAGAAAGTGCGTTTTTATTATGAATTCCATTAATACAATTGTCACCAAAGTCGTAAGCTGTACAATCAAAACCCCCGATCTTGTAGCCACTGTGTATGAATTGCTTCCTTTCCTGCCCCATAGTCTAGAATTGCACTCTGCTTATCAATATGTTCTGCGATATAACGTGGAACTATCGCCCTGATGCTACCATCTTTGTTTATTGCCGAAGCTCCACGAGAACGACTTGTTGCATTAGCTATACGAACTTCTTCTGTTGTAAACATTTGTTTTCCTCCTTATTAAAAGACCCATGATTACTCACAGGTCTCTTTTTCAAAACTATCCAGTACACCAAATTTTTCTATCAAGCTATAATACGCTTCCATAAATGGACATTTAAGACAATCCATATCCAATTTCTGCATTTCTTCAAAAGCACAACCAGAGCGACACGGATTTGTATCAAACATAATTACTTCGAGCGCACGTTGTTCATTTTTTGTAAGTGTGATATTAATTTTTTTCATATTTACTTCCTTAATTCTGTTTCATATACTTTCCATTCGTAATAAATACTAGAATCTGCTACATAAATACCATACCCATCGAAACAAGGTGTATATCTTTGTTCCTCAAGTACCTTTGAAATACCACCTGTTCCACAAGCTGGTTCTAAAATATCTTTACTGAAAGTCTCTAATTCACAAAGCATCTCTGTTGCAATTTTTGGTGTTTCATAAAAATCATTTTCCTCTCTCTCTGTATCGGAATGATTCGAAGCCCCGTGGCAACTATAAATTGCTTTACTATTACCAGTCCAATCTTTTTTGCTCTTCATGATATCGTTCATTGACCATATACCTCTCTTTCTAGTTAAATACCTAAGTTAATTCTTAATTCTTTCATAAATTCTGCTTTAGCTTCTGCATCTAACAACTCTCCCTGTGGACTAAACGGATCGTGATTGGTGCCCTCTAAATCTTTGATTACCATTTGCCATACATTTTCATCATCATCGGTATCCAATTCATTTGCCCAAAATTCATAGCACGTCCACGCAAATTCTTTTAATAATGATTTTGTTTCTTTTGCATCTAACATTAATTACACAACCTCCCTATTTTTTAAACCACTTTGTACTGTAGGAATAAAGCTAAAACACCATTTAATTACAGGCAAGCACCAACCATCTCCGAGAACTCCACTTGCTTCATTTCTATTTAAGCAAGACGTATATCCATCAGAAACACCCTGGCATCTTTCAAGTTCAATTTGATTTAAATATCTAACTCCATCAAAAATATGTCCTTCGTACCCATCAAGGTCTTTCGCAGTAACTTTTCTTCTACCACCACTAATTCTATGATACTCATTAACACAAGCCCTATAGTGTTCTTCATCTTTAAATATCAAAGTCGTAAATCCTGAGCTCAAATATCTATGAACCATCTTCACAGGAGTTGTCAAAGGTCTTGAATCGCTAACTAGAAGCGCACGTGCTCTATCCCTATCAGTATATCCATTCATTAATATGTTCTGAAGTTTCGTACCGTGGTCTTCAGGTAAGTCAATTTTCCAATTTGCCCAATACAATCTATCTCTCAGGGCTGCTGTAAAATACGAACCATTAATTCGTACAGGTTGTACGCCAAGCATATTAGATATTGCATCCTGATCTTCTTTTTTCATAATTACATTTTCCATAAAATAAAAATCCGGGTTACATTCCTGAAGAATTCTAAGACATTCATAGAACAGACTTGATTTGCTGCCTTCGAGCCCCATTCTGTCTTCTGTATGCATGGCACGACTGAAATTTTGGCAAGGGCTTCCAAATATTACCATATCTATATGGTCTAATTGATAATCACCAAGCTCCGAATGTAGCACACCATCATTATACGAAACCTTAGTTACATCTCCCAAATTATGACTATCAGAAAATTGTGTTATAGCAACCCTATTTGCTGTTTCCTTAATTTCGGCACGGTAATAATCTACTTCATATCCTAGCTGTTCTAAGGCATATCTTCCAATTGAAATGCCATCGCATAAACTAACTACCACAATTTTTTTCATTCTTTCGTCCTCCGCAAATCACTTTGTTTTATCTTTAGTGTAAAATTATATCCCAACCACTTTGTTCTGTATAGTACTTATTTTATCTCTTCATTAATAACCTTTACTCGTCCACCTTTCTTGTAGCAAGCCAAACATTCTATGCACTTTCTGCCACCACAATTAATCTCAACATTCTTTGCGGCTTCTTTGTCCCAAACCGTAAAAGTCTTAACCTTTAACCCAATTGCCTCAAACGGTGCCGGATTAATAGGTTTATTAACCATTAAACTTGAGATAATTATATTCATATTCTTAGGCTGTTTATGTGTCTTAAAATAATCCAGAACAATCTTATATTGCTTGGTCCACAACGCAAACTGACAATGAGGATTCTTCTTTGCAATATTCACAAAGTTCTCAAGATGAATTGCATTATGTAAATCTCCATGGCTTTCAAATCTACAATATTGACTATTAATAAAGGGTAGCTGCTCTTTCGGAATAATATTACCACTCAAAATCTCTCCGTTTGCTTCATAACACCTTCTTACGTTCGGACGATAACTAAGTGCCGATTTTGAATAACAATGCTGACAAATAGTTCCGTTACACTTAGATAGTTTCTGACAATTTGCGTTATTTGTCATTGAACTACTTATTACAGTCATGTCTTCCATTTTACCTGTCAACTTTGTGCTAACTTTTAATAACTGTGCCATTTGCATAACCTCCTATATCATAATCACTTTGTTTTATTACTCTTATGTGAAAGAGCCATATCATTAATTACTGTTGTTTTATCTGTATATGTCTTTTTCTCAAATTTTGTTAAATCCTGATCGAGTAATTTGGTTACATTTTTACCCTGAAAGGAATCATATATGCTTCGTAGTTTATCACACTCTATTTTACATACTCTACGTTGCTGTTGAATATTTTTAAGTTGAACTGCTATTCTCACAAGATCTACTGCATCACAAGGTTCGATTTCCATATAATGAAGCAAATCCTGTATTTGTAAATCATAATGAGATATTTGGGCTGACAATTTTTCTCTATGGTTTACTATACTTTCGAGGGTTTGTTTTAATTGTGTCTGTAATTCTTTGGCTGTCATATTAAACTCCTTTTTATTTGTGTTTTATCATTCGTAAATAAAATTATCTCTTCCTATATACTCACCGTCAACGTAATCTTCATCGGTTACTCCTGAGTACCAAACTAAATTTCCATGCTGCTTTTGTTTTTCAATTCCCTCCATCTAAAATAATTCTTTTAATCTACTTTTAGCCAATATTTTTTAAGTTCATTTATTGATACTTCTACATCAGTTCCATTTTCTGTTGAGTGCATATATCCATTTTTATATTCGTAGACCTTACCACAAAGAAAATCTACTCCATATTCTTCAATTTCATCATTGTAAGTTTTCATGCACATGTATTTTCCATCCATTTTATGTCTTAATGCTGCCATTTCTTTGCCCCTCTTTCAATCCAATATTTTATGTTCGTTAGCTTGTATCCAATTGAACGATAGTAATTAACTATATGCCATTTTTTATAGTAGTCAAAATCAACGCCATATCCAAAATAAACTTTATATTTGTCTCCTTTATAATTCCATCGACAAACATAATAACCATTACGTTTAGTTACTATGATATCGCCGTATCTAGTAAGATGTTTCCACTTTGACCATATATAATCTGAGGAATTTAAAATTTCTATTTCGTGCCAAAATTCATCGTTAATCCTCCGTACCATCACTATTGTGCATTTATAGAATGCCACGGTGTATTCTTGGTCGCCAATGTACGCAAAGTAGTTTCCTTTAAGACGCAGGGGTCTATCTTCCTTTGTATCGAAGTCGTAGTATGTATCATGTTCGTCATCTTCCCATCCTACCATATCTTGCATTGGCGTAAACATATCAGTTGAGATGAGCTTTCCATTTTTAAAAGCTATTGCTCCATAATCTATCATTGCCATAAACTACCACCTCTTTTATTTAAAATATTCGTTAATAGGTTTATCGTTATCGTCTATCGGCTCTCCCTGAGCATTCACCACTGCAAGTAACCACAATACGCACTCACCATAGCTATCAAATTCTTCCATCCAGACATCTCCCTCAGAATTGTCCATAGCTATATATTTTCTATCATCCATTGAGTAGTAATAAAATAATCCGTATGGTTCTTTGTATTTACCATTACATTCAGTTTCTAGGATATTATCTATAAACTTTTTTGTAACATGTTGAATTGTTGTTATACCTAAAATTCCATTCATTTTATCTCTCCTCTATAATAAGTTCAATTTCTTCTTCTTTAATAAGTGCTTGAATCCAATCATCAAAATCTTCATCATACTCACCATATATCCACTCTTGTTCCAGTTCTCTTTCGGTCAATATTCTATCAAATTGTTTATCTTTGTACTTTAACATTATTCAATCACCTCATTCTCTAATAATCAATGCTGTATTTCCAACTCTCACTACCCATTCGTCTCCGTATTCTTCGCGGAGTTCGCTCATCCTTTCTTCGTCTCCGCTGAATGGTTCGACTTTAAAGATATCAAATATACCTTCTATCCATTCACACAGTCGTTTTTCAGGTAGATTCTTAAGCTCATCTACATACTGATCAGCTAATCCTGGTGCATCATCTCCCTCATCTTCAGCGTAGAAGAAATAATCAATAAACTCCCCGTCAGAATCGAGCAGGTCAAGTCTATCGTTATTCCATACAATTGAAATTAAATCATTTTTAAATAACACTTTATAGTTAGCATTCATTTCTGATTCTCCTTTGTAAATTCCCGTTCAAGAGATTTTTGAATATCCCATCGAAACTCTTCTGTTGCTACCCAATATTTGTCTTTATCAATTGCAATAATATAAGATGGTTTTATTTTGATAATATCATCAATAATTTTAATATAATGATAACAATTTGGAATACTATCTGAGCCAAATCCTCCGAAATCAAACTTATTATCTGATTCTAAACAGGCTGCATAATTTGCAGCAATAGCAATGCCAATTAAACGAACTTCTTGAATATCCATACTTTATTCCTCCTCAAAATCATGCTCATTAATTCTAAATTTATGTGTGTAATCTTCATTGTCCTCATCTGTCCACACAAGAACTTCGGTGCCAACGTTGACATCATCCACAATACCTATCCCCTTTTCTTTTGCTCTTACTAACACAATATCCTGTAGTGCAACACCTTCTTCATCTTGAATACATACCACAATTTCAGGTGGAATTTCGTGACCATAATCGCACAGCTCTGCGACAATCTTGTGTCCATTTGCTAATTTAATTTCCAATTTGTTCATCGCTCATACCTTCCTTTCTTCAATGACTTCTTCACAACAATATGCAAGCTGGTAAAACCAATCTTCTGATTCATATTTTCGGCGATATAGTTCTACGACCTTTTTCTTTTCATTTTCGGTTAAATCATATTCATTTACCTCACAAACATTTTCAAGATCTTCCATATCATACTCTCGTTGTTTTTCACAATAAGCGTCATACACTTCTTCTCTTGTTAATTCAATTTCTTGTCCATTGCGAATGATTTTCATTATTCATTCCTCCTCATCTTCTAAAATTAAGTAGCCATATCCTAACTGAACAAGCTCGTCATTACTAAAATCAGCATCCTTAAGTGCATTATACGTCATAGTAATTTCATCCTCGCCGTTATGCTCTATGATACAGTCTATCAAATTCGTCAATAGTTTAATTGCTTTCTGATAATCAAGCCCACCTTCGAGCGACCAATACATTTCCTTTTGAATATATATCAGCAAGTCATACGTTGGAATTTCAGCCAACTCCTTGGCACAATTTAGAAATGCCATATCTAAGCTTCTTGTTGTGAATGTAATTTTGCTATTTGCTTCACGTTCATCATGATAATCATTAATCTGTTTTATTTTCTCAGCAAATGTTTCTTCATTTTGAAATTCTTTCTGCCCATCCTCTAAAAGATACTGGAACGCAACTTTCATAATAAGATTGCCAGCACAGCTATATTTTGCTGCTATTTTATCAAGTGCTTTTTTGCTTTCTGTGTAGTTTTGCATATTTATATCTCCTTTTTTATAAAGTTATTGTCGCTTGCACCATATTTATTAAATATTTCATAGTGCAAGGTTCGTAAACATTTCCACAATTAATAATATTTTCATCATGATATACAGTCCATGTATTATGACCGAGAGAATAATGATAGTCTCCCCAAATTTCATTTGTTTTTGGATCATAATTTACTTGTATATATTTTCCACTATAATATCCTGAGAGATTTTTTGTTTCTGATGAGAGCTTCTTAAGTCCTTTTAATTTCAATTCCATAGCATATCCTCCAATCACTTTGTTTCCTTTCTGCCGGAGAATAACCGCTCCAGCTCGGTTAATATAAAATAGTAGTTTTATGTAGTTGCAATTTTATTTAATTGATTATTCGTCAACTTCTTATATACTCCAAGAATTTCTACATTATCATCTTTTATCATTTGTCGATAATTCAATTCAAAAGCGCACCCCGAAGTCCAAGTATTTATAGTGTTATATCTTTTATCTTTATAAATAATCAAGTATTCAAATCGTGTATCTAAATCTAAACTTCCAAGGTCCATTTTCCACCTCTTAAAATGTAATTTTTATTTGCTTCCGGCAAATCTTTCAACTTCCGTGATTATTTAATTTCCGTTATTCGCTCGTTCTCAACGTTGTCAAAGTCGAGTGTTGCAGTGTTTTTAAAACCACCACATTCGACTTTTCCGCGCTTGATATCTTTCAAAAACTGGTCGAGCTGATTTCCCGTGATGATGTATTCACGGCGGGGTATTAGTATGATGTGCTCGGCGTATTTTACAAGATATTTCGCGGATTCTCCTTGCTTGATATCCAGCTTTGATTTGAGGATATCGCGCTCTTCTGTGATTTTCGCGTGCTCCTTGATGAGATGATATGTTGTTGAGGTTTGCTCCGATCCGTCTTTGGCTATTGCTGTTCGTGTGATTTCATATATTGTGAGTTGTTTCTTTTCCACTGTGAAAACAGCATCCTCACCAAAATAATCAATGTTTTCAATTGTTTGTACTTTCATATAAATATCCTCCCTTATTAATCAATAAATTTAATTTCCATAGGTAACTCGTCTAATATGCCATTGCTTTCAAGTTCATCCCCATAAAATCCACTACAACCGTCAATCACCTCCCAATCATCATCATCATGTATTTCAATTACTTCACCACAATGAGGACATTTTGTTTCATTATGAACGTGAACCTTTTCTTCCAAAGTGTAGCAAAAAACTTCTCCTCTGAGATAATCATCAAGTGTTTTAACTTCGCTATCTATAATATCCATTGCCCGACGTTTCCAATCCTTATAAGCACCACAATTAGTCTCAAACGTTTTTTTGTCTATGAAAGCAAATCCTATAACGCCTGAATCCCATCTGTCATTATAAGGATAAGTAGTTATTGCTGTAGATATTGTAATTCCTGAATGTTCATAACATGAAATATACTTAATTACAATATCTTTCGCTTGCTGAAGTTCTCTTATCATATCATTTTTGGAAGCTGCATCAATATCATCGGCTTCCATATCAGTATATTCCTTGCACATATCTGCAAGTACGTCCCATGCTGTTTTCCCTTTGGGCTTGTCATCTCCGATTGCATAATGCTTATGCCAGCAATAGATAGTTGAGATGTTATCATACATATCACGAGGACTCTCTGTGTAGTCATCTTGTTCAACTGTCAGAAGATATTCTTTTCCATCTTTATCAATCATATTAAAGGATCCTGGTGCATAGTGTTTCATAATTATTTACTCCTTTTTTATTTTAATTGTAAGTTACTGTTTTGCCGTATTTCTTTCATCAACGTCAAGCAAGAACAATGCTCTTTCGTTGATGTCCATATTATTCCATGCTGTATTAACAATCTGACAAAAGATTCGTTTTAAAGATATTTTGCCCATTCCTCGAATTGGCTGCTTGTTGGATATAGCGTTAATAAATTCTCCATACGTTGTTATTCTATTTCGTAGCAATCCATTCTTAAGTTTTCCATCCAAGTTAGCATCTACTATAGACATATTACAAATCTTGTCATTCAAACGAAATCTAATTTTTGAAGTAGAGTAAGTCTGAAGAATTGCTGAACTGATGGTTGAGCCGCTTGCTACGAAATTCATTACCTTTTCAATAGAATTTGTCATAATTTTAATTCCTTTCTTGTTTCTCAATGAAATACATTGTTCCATGCCGCTTCTGCTATTGCACCAAGACTATTTCCTGTAACACATATATACCTACCACCTGCGTCTGTTTCATTAGGATACAGTGCAATAAATGCTTCCGAACTATGCCCACACCGAATAACATGATATTTGCAATGATCCCAACCGCATTTTGCGTAATGAATAGATGGTGATAAATATTGTTCTACATATGCACTTGCTTCAAGCTGTGTATCAGAATAATCACGCCATTTTAATTCCTCTTTATATCCTTTAGCCTCAAGCTCCCATTTCCAATAATACTTACTCATTTCCATCATCCTTTCGTGTATATTCTTGTAGCATTTCTTCATCACATGTTTGTCCACGCCAGACTTCATACTGAGTTATCTTTACATAACTTACACCGTCTTTAATACAGTCATAGTACCAATCCCACGCAAATCCTTCATCTCTAAACAGATTAGATTCTCCATACTCGTTATAGTAATCACTTTTCTCCGGAAACTCCCAATAAACTACCCAATACATTGTTCTTTATCGTCCTCCTGTTTATCGTTGTACCATTCTCTTAAATAATTTTCATCAAAACAATCAACTTCCCAAGAACCATCTAAAAAATCTCCATTATCTGGAAGAGGAATAACTCCGTCTTCGTCTTGTGCAATATTGATTGCTTCCTTGAGGGTATTTGCTTCTACTGTTATCATACCCATCATAGTCCATACTACAGGAATTTTCCAAGTTTTCACTTTATTCATTATCTCCTTCCTTTATATTAATGCATATAATTCACAAAATCCGGTTTCTTCGCACAAGTCACATCTTGATTCGTCTTCATCTATCTCGTCAACATCGTGTTTAAATGTTGCCTGACGTCCTTCGTGTGATTCAATACCACACAAACAATGTTCACAAACCCACAGATGTTCTCGCAATATTCTTCCGTCTTTTGCAATTGTCATTATAGATAACGTTTCGTACTCTTTCAAATAAAATTCTGCAAGTGCTTCATAATTTTCATTCGGAAAAATAGATTTATCGTCATTCCATACTTCGCCACCTTCATAATATGGACTATTAATCCAGTCAAAGTCAGTTCTGAGATCATCACTAGTCCATACCTTAATTCCTGCAGTAATACAAAACGTAGGATTTTCTTTTGAATGAATGCCCCATGCGTCGTTCGGGTCATATCCATCACTCCATCCAACGCACACAGCAAGTTTATCATCGAGCTTAATTGTTGAACAACCACAATCTCCTTCGATGAGCCATTTTACAGCATATTGAATTTCTTTTGCAAGCACATCTTTTGTCATGGTTAAACCTCCTTGTTATACGCTATATAGTATTTCATTTTTAATTCTATCCTCTTACTGACCATTCGCTCGGATGCAACAGTTCTGGAAAGTCACTACACGTGATATATTTTTTTGCCGCTTCTTCTGTAGCGAATACACTTTCTATTTCCCATGGGTCTGGACTATATAAACTTCCACGTTCAACAATCCATACTGTTTTTGTATCTTCTGTTGTTTCATGTGTTATTGTAAAATCATCGCCAAATGCAGCTCTGAAATAATGTTGCGCAAGGTCAAGAGCGAGAAATTTGCTCTCGCTCTCAACTTCTACAGTCAAATTGCCCTTTGAGGTGTGTGCCGTTATTTTATAAGTCATTTTTAATTCCTCTTTAATAATTCAAATATACAATTCTACCGTCTCTGAGTTGACAATAATACGAACCATCTCTTACTAAATCTTCTCCAAATTGTTCAAAATCAAAATACCTTGAAATCAAATCATTCTTATTGTCAATGTAGCCCAACGAATATGCTTCTTCATATCCACACTCGTAAGCATCTTTAAATACACAACCTATAATTCCTCTATCTCTGTAGTCGAGATAATACTCATTGAAAATATCTTCAATGTCATATTTATCAAATCCATATTCATATTCCATCCAATCAATTTCTTCTTCAATGACTTTCTGAAAAAGTTTTTGATTTTCTTCACTTTCAAGTTTATTGATTATTTCAGCTAAATCTTGTCCTTCAGGATTACACAATCTATGGTATTCATCTTCAGTAAGAATTGTTGTTTCTATATCTTCGTAAGGTATACCATATTTTCCATTGTCCATAAGTGACATTGAATAGCAAGCACCATGCTTATTGAAATGACCATCGCAACATAAATGATTTTCTTTCAAATTCTTCAAATCTATATATGCTACGCAACAACTATCGTCAGTATTGTCTTTGTATAAAAAGGTATACATTCTCATTCCTCCTCACTGTATCTCTTGCATTGCCTCAATTTGCTCTTCTGTGAAGCAGCGGCAAACATCATTGTATTCTTTCACTACAGCGTTGTAGATATTCTGAATTCTTTTTACGTCGGCCCATTCATTAACTTCGTATCCAAATTCACTCATAAAGTCATCAATGGTTCCGACATCGTATTTTTGCAAGCATGAAAGAATATCATATACTGTGGGATAAATTCGTGCCCTATTAGGATATGAGTTTTTAATTGTGTTACTGATACTATCCCAGAATTTAACTTGCATGTTTCCTTTGGGAGTTACAATGTTTATTATATAAATATCCCGTTCTTTATTATCATCCCAATCTGCATTTGCTTCTTTTCCGAGATACATAAATTTCATTGTTGCATTACAATCTTGCATAAATTTCCTTGCTTGTTCTGTATATACTGACATATGATTTAACCTCCTATAACAGTTGATTCTTTTTCAACTTTTTCTCTGTGACATTTCATTCTTGAAGCAAATCTACCACAAGAATTATCTCTATATTCCCTAAGTCTTTGTCGAGCCTCGCTGTAAGTGTATTCAGAACGTTCTACTTCCCATCCATAGCCCCAGTTGGTTTCTATGTCGTAGCGATCACGAGTTTTACGTTTATACATTATTATTTCTTTCCTCCTGTTAATATAGCCCGTATAGCCGATAGCACAGCTTTTATTTATCTTACCAACTTGAACGGTAGCTGATTACTTGCTTGTCAAAATCTGTTTCTGATATTATTTTCGGAAGCAATTCAAATGTGTATTTGACATATTTTATATAATATTCATTATAATTTGTGCTTCCAAAGAAGAATCCGCTCTGTGTCGGCAAGAGTTTTGCGGCTAATTCTGGATTAGTGATAATATATCCATCTACATAGATATTTTCCCATTCTCCAGTTTCGTTATTAAAACGCTGCCCGTTTATTACTTTGTCTGGTGCAAGAGTTGATTCTGTGACGATGGTCTTACAAATCAAATAGAGCTTCATTAGCTGCTCTTTGCTTACTTCGTGTGGTTCGCAATCATCTTCGCCGTCTTGCACATTATCCACAAACCATGCATGAATTGCATTTGCTTTTCTCCAATAACCAACATCCTCAAAGATTGTGTCGAATCCATATTCATGATTTGCATCCCATACTCCATATCGTTTTGTGAAATATGACTCAAGCTGTGTGATTGCTTTTTTATTCACCTCCTTGTAAGGAATGCCACACCATTCTTTAAGAGTGCATTTTTCTCCCCGAGTTTTTGCATCTTTCCACCTAAAATATCTCTCTACCACTTTGATGTCCTGTAGTGTGCAATTTTCAATTTTTGGTGCTCTTTGTAAGTACATATCAAGCCCCATTTTGAATCCTCCTTATTCAATCACTTTGTTTTATTATAACTTCACATTGTTTCTAAAATTACTGCATTTTATGACTGTGATGTAAATTTCTCATCCCACCAATCCATATTGGCGAATGGGATATCATACCATAATTCGTGGTCAATGTTATCTTTGAAAGTCGTAACATTTCCTTTGAATTCATACTGTTCAATTAGTACCTTTGATGTAGGTGTGACTTTGAGATACAAGTCACTTCCTAATTCGTGCTGACTGTCTATTTCCTCTGGTGTCATTAGCTCTTTTGCCTTGTTGAACAATTCTCGTGCATTCATTCACTTAATCCTCCTTGAAAGCATTGAAGCACTGTTTGAAAAGATTCATTTTTGCTTCATATTCCTGATTTTTCTTTTCAAGCAATGCAATCTTTTTTATTGCTTCGTCGTTCATTTCTTTTGCCTTATGTGCTTTTTCCATAGCGTTAGAGATATCTATTATGTGAGATGACATATCCGAAACCAAGCAAAGCTGTTTGCCTTTTACTGTTTTGCACTTACCCGAACAACAATTGCTAATTGTACTATTGTCAACCCCAAATGCTTTTGCCGTTTCTTTCTGAGAAGGGAATATTTCTCCTGTTGTAATGCAAAATACGGGCTTGCTGTTTCTTGTGTTGTACCCATCAATAACGAGTTCTTTTGTGATAATCATATGCTTCATAAAGCTAATCCTCTTTTCTGCCATATGTTGGCTTATTTTATCTTTTGTTAATTGATTTACTTGTTTATGCAAATTAATATATCCACAAATTTGAGTGGTCTATAGGAATATATTTGTCATTCACATTAGGCCATTCAATTTCCTTGTCGGTAACGAATGTGCCACAAAAGTTAACTACTACGAGCGGTTCAATTGTCACAGGTTCACACCAATCTCCATTATCATCGTGACGACAATGATACATATATTTCCCTTCGGGAATAGTTGCTTTGTCTATGCGTAGGTCAATGAAGTCTCCTTTGTATTCAGTTCCGTCCTCGGCTGTGAGGATAATGGACTGTAAGTACCTTTGTACTTCTTTGCTGTTGTAATCATATTTCATTTAATTTTCCTCCTTTTTGCTGTTTCTGAGAGTTAGCCATTCGTGGTCAGAAGTACTATAATATACTTCATTAAGAGTAACTTGCACCTTTGCTGGATAATATTCATCTGGCTCAAAGTCAATTTTTACTGAATAAATTACTCTGTATGTTGAATCTAATTCCTGTGGAATTTTAGTTGCAATATATGCGTTATTATCAACTCCGTATCTTCTAAATCCTATGTATAATGTTTCTGATTTTTGCGCTTCAAGGTGATGTTCAATGCTCTGGATATCATAAAGCAAATCACTTGCAAAACGGTCACAATAGCGACCTGCTTCTTGTATGAGCTTTGAATAAATGCTGCTCATATTGATTTCTGTTTTACCCTCGTAAACATATCCTGTCGCTGTGATTTCTGGTTGAGATGTATTTTTAAAGCATTCAAAGTAAATCATTTATATTTCCTCCCATTCAGTTTCTTCTTCACCATCTTCTGTTATTGCGTGCATAAGCACAGCCGTTGGTGCGCTAAATGACTCTATAACAAAGTTGCCGCAATCATATTCCTGTGTAGCAATTTTAATTGCTTCCTCTAAAGTTTCAGCCTCAACTTCAAAAGCCTGAGAAATATGTTCTTCTATTGTTACAATGATTTTTTTCTTTTCCATTTTAATAAATTCTCCTTCCTATTCTTATTACTGTATCAACGAGCTTGCCATTGTTCATTTCGCACATTTCCTGTGTGAAGTTTGATACAACCCATACTTCATCAACGCATTTGCTCATTGTTGTTGTTTCTGTTTTCCATCCTCTAATGGTTTTATTATGGAGCTTCTGAAGTCCATTGTTGCCACAAGGCACACGCATTCCACCATTTCCGAAATTTACAATTCCTACAGCATACATTTTTTAATTCCTCCGTTCCATAATCACTTTGTGCTGTATATTGCTTAGAAAAAAGGGCTGCTTTGTGCAACCCTTATGTTATGCTTTGTAATTTAATTTGTCGTTGATAAGTGAAAACTCTAAGTCATATTTCTTTGCGTCGCTTTGCATTAGTCTTACAGAGTTAGTAAGTCTGTCAACTTTTGTTTCCAATGTATCAAGTCTTGTTTCCATTTTGTCAAGTCGGTTTTCAATTCCGTCAAGTCGCTTGCCCAAAGTTGTCATTTGCTCTGTTACATTCATAAGCTGTTCCATAATTGCATCGAATTGTTTATCTTGCATTAAATCACCTCTTTTATGTTATTATATTATTTGCTCAGAGAATAATCAACTTCCTTATGTGCTTCATATCCCCTGACAAAAGCATCAGTGTATAATTCTAATTCCTTCATAGTCATATAGCCATTTATTTCCGACAGAATGCCATGATAGATGATATATAATTCCTTTGAGTTGAGATAGAAATATGTGCTTCGTAAATAACTCCAAACGGTTTTTGAATCCTTCGTTTGGAAGTCGGCAATATCATTCCATATCCAACAGCCATTTCCTATGGGATAAAGATGGAGCGTTTTGCCATTAATAGTGAAATCCTTGCCTTTGAATTCCTCCGTTTCGGCTTCGTCATAGCCATAGAAAATGAATGTATCTTCTGTTTCATTATAGATTGCTCGTGCCTTATCGTCAGGCATAAGTACATTGTAATCGTCGGCAATTTCTAAAGCTGTTGCCTTTGTGAACCAAGGGCAAGCCCATCCATTCCAATGAGTGCCATCGGTATATCCGTCATAGATTGCTATGTTATCATCAATTTCAAATGCCGATTCAAGCATTTTTGAATTCCTCCTTTTTTGCTGAGTCGTTATCGCAAGCTGAAGTTATGTTTCCTATGATTGCTATAGTTATAAGGGCAAGAGCTATTTTTCCTAATATGTTATTGTTGTTTTTCACGATTCTATCTCCTTTATATCAATTCGTCATACTCAAAATTGAGTATGAGAATAGGATTATTTGCTAAATTTCGCTCTATTTTGACCGTGATAGACTTCACGGCATCCAACTCATCCTGAATAATGGCTATACGAGCATTACGAGAATGCTCATTTTGACGAATTGCCTGTAGAGCAAGTGCTTTTTCGAGTATTGCCTTTTGGGCTTCAAGCTGTTGTATGCGAGATTGTAATGTTGTCTCTGTATTCATGGCTATATTCTCCTTCTTTATTTTAATACATTGCCTTATAATATTCTTCTTCTTCCCATGTTGTACACCCTTTTTCTTCTAATTTTTCAAAATCTTTCTTAGATTCAAAATACCTTTCTCTAAAGTCGTATTCTTCTTCCGTGTACCATTTCCACGCTAATTCCCAACTGGTAAATCTCACTTGATAAATAGGAGTTCCGTTTTTTTCGCTTACTCCATATATCTCACCATACTTTTTAAAATTACTTTTTGCATACTTTAATCTCATTTTTCTTTCTCTCTTTCTGTAGCTATCAGTTTATGATAGCTGACATATTCAATTTTACGGGCTTAACGGTCGGCTTATTTCGCGGGGTACTCCTTATAATTAACACTGAGAATGATATCGTCTGTAATATCAATAATAGTGCCGTTGTTGTCAAAACATACTATAACAGCAACGGCATCTCCACGAATGGTAGCTGTGTCATAGCTCCATTCATTACCATCTTCCGTGATGACTATACCATCAGGAAAATATGTCCCATTTGTGGTGTACTGTCTGTGCTTTGAAGTACACCCTACGGAAGATGATAATACAAGAATAAGGGCAACGGAAAGAGTCATTAAGCGTTTCATAATGTTATCTCCTTTTAAAGTTGTACTCCAACTACAAATTTTCCTATACATAGGCTTCCCGTATAGTGGTCTGATTCAATTTCAACAAGTACGTGACCGAAAAGACGCTGATAGAAGTCAAGTACATTGTTAATATCTTTTGCTTTAACGTCGTGGAATGAAGCCACTAAGGGTAATACTTCTTCAAGCATACCTGAAGCTATTGTGCTGTCGGCTTCACGAATGTCATCCCAAGTAAGATGACGTGGCAAGTTAAGATATAGTGTGTATGTCATATGAGCTTCCTCCTTTCAAAGTTATAAATATTTTGTATTTGACGCTTGAGTGTTGCAAGACGTTGTGATATAATGTCATCATCGTTACAGATAGATATCACGTAGTCAATATCGTGCAAGATTTTATTATTCTGTTTCGCTAAAGCTCATCAGCTACGGACTTTCACCGTAGGACAGAAGAGTAGTTTTGTGACGTGCTCAGGTCAAGCATAGTTGTTATGCGTTGAGATAATCTACAGAGAAGCCAAAGGGCTTAATAGTGCCTGCTTTTGCCATCATATCAGCAAGAACGCTATAGAAAAGGTCTATGTAAGGCTTTTTTGCATAGACAGCTGTAAAGTTCTTGCCCTCTGACTTGATAAGCTGAGTACCCGAAGCCTTTTTCTTGCCTATATCGGCAATAATAGTGTTGATGGTTTCAACGTGAGCTTTTACATTATGGGCAATAAACCATTCGGCAATAGCACGGACATACTCTTTTTTGTCAAGGGTACCCTCTTTGTATTCTTTATAGGCATAGTACATATTAGCGTCAACGTCACCTATGGTCATTTTGGTCTTATTAATTTTAGCTATCTTGTCGGAAGCAAGGCTATGAATAGCGTCAATTTCGTCATTAAGAGCTTTAATTTCGGCGTCAAGGGCTGTCTGATTGACATAGGTTTCTTTAGAAGCTCTTGCAAGCTTTTCGTCAATAAGAGTGCGACGGGCTGAAGTGGAAGTCTTGACAGTCTTGTTAATGCAAGCAATCTTACAAGTTGCGTTCGCATAGTTGTCTACAGCTGTAGTGAAGTCTTTAGAAGTCGTGAAGAAGTTGAGCTTACCCTTTTCAAGAGTGATTTCAGTGTTAGTTTTTACATAAGTTTTTGACATAATTTTACCCTCTCTTTCGCCTATTTAGGCGTATTAAATATTTTTTTTTGAAGTGAAAAGACTTTGTTTATCGGTACAAAGTCTAAAACCGTTGTCAAGCAATTATTCTTAACGTGCCTGAGCTTCACAAACAATTAAAGCCAATTCGGCTATAAAAGTCTTGCAAAGTGTTTTGTATGAACTATTGTTTTTAGTGTCAAGCATAGTGTTAGCACTTGCAAAGAAATTGCATTCAATGTTAAAGCGTAGCTCTTCACAAAATTCAATACCCCATTTGCCACGCATAAAGGAAATGACAGTAAATAATGTATCACGTACTGTTTGTTCATCTTCCCATAATTCGCCTATGGATAGATTGTCTTTTTTGCGTGGTTTATAGGTTATTTTGATACTCATAATGTTTTCACCTCCCGTTTATGGTATCTATATACCGACAAATTATAGACTTATCAGCATATAGATACCATAACCATAAGGTTATAGTATCTTTTTCTATAGTCAATCGGAGAGTTTCCTCCCTATGTAATCTTCCAATTTTTGCATACGGTTAATGCAAGGTTAGACTGATACATTTATCCTTCACTATGTGCCAAAATGTGGGACAAGTCAACCACCATAGCTAA